CCACCCCGCTGGCCAGCAGTCTTTGATAATCTTCGTAGGTGTCGAGATCGAGCTTGAGCTCAGGATGGTGTAGGCATGGGTCTGGTGGGTTGAATGTACTCATGCGGTACATGCCTAGGTTGTTTTAGATGTGGTTGAAAGCATGCTCAATCTGCTCCGATCCCTTCGCGCGCTGGTGCAGCAATTCAAGCGTCTCAAAGGATACTATCTCAGCCCCCAGTCCATCAGGATAGAGATTGCTGCGTGGGATATGGTTGTACATATAGTCCACTTCAATCTCCATGAAACGTTCCACGAGATCATCCACTACGCTAGGCGATACAAATGGGCAGTCGCCGCACACCCGAACTACATAATCTGCCTGTTTGACCTCGGCCGCTACCAGAATCCGATTGAGTACATTGTTCTCGTTGATTGTCCCCGTCGCTTCTACCCCACGCCTCGCCACGTACTCACCTAGCACGCTATTCTCACGACTGATGCCAGCGTGCGGGATAGCAACTATGATGTCATCCAGTCTTTCGCATCGCCTGAGTCGCCGAATGACCCACTCAATCACCGGATAGCCGTTGAGCCACAGCATAGCCTTGTTAGGAAGGCGCGTGCTGCCCATGCGAGCTTGAACGACGGCGACGACTTTATCAGACATTGAACCATGCCCCTATCAAATGAACTGTCAGAAGCGTTAGCGTAAAGCCGATGAGGCCAGCCCACCATGGCCAGCCATGATGAAGCCTTATCAGAAGCCATATCCCACTGAGAATCGCTGCTTCTCCCAGACTCATTCGCACACCTCCAATCACCAGCTATATTCTACCCTAATGATGTCTATGGTGTCTGGTATGTCTGCGACCCGGATATCGTAACACCACTCATTGATCTCTGTCGCAATTGATGGCTTGTCACGAATGAAGTCTACTTGACTCGATATTTCTTCAGCCAGCTCCATTGCCCAATCATGTGCCTGGGGTGAAGTATCGGGGCGCTCTTGGTAGTCATTCAAGAGCTTTACTAACTCACGGTTCACTTCCCGCATTCCGTATATACTCAAGCTACCGCTCATTACATGCCTCCAGTATCCTCCTCGCCACTCTCTCCTTGTTCCCACTCAGATCGAACCGCTGCATGGCTTCCCAGCACTCGCGTCTGACATCAGCAGCTTCAGCAGCCCACTCCCCGAACCTTCGCATTTCGTACATCAACCCTTCCCGATAGACACCCATGTTGGCGAACCCATTCTCCCTAGTGGCAAAATCGTGCGTGTTTTCCCGTTCATGATGAGCTATCACAAAGGCCGGCACGTGCATGTGCGCCAGCTCATACACCGTCCGCCCGTTGGAGCAGAACGCCAGCTGGCACCGGCTCATGATCTGCGCCATCACCCCCGTCTCCCGCACGAAGAACACCCGCTCCACGCCCCAGTCCCACAGCAGTTTCAACACCGCGGCCTCGCGCTCCACCGTATAGCCTGGTCCCACGACGATGTACATGGTGATCTTGTGCTCCCGACAGTAGGGCGCGATGGCATTCACCGTCTTCCAGGTGAGATCCGTAGGATCCGTGCCACCGTAGGACACCAGTACGTTGTCCACCTGGTTGTTCCAGGGCGACGGTTGTGCTTGAACGAACTCATCACGCAGAAAGAAGTAGTCTATCCCCCACAGATAGTGGTCACCTTCGCGTTGAGGCGTCTGGAAGAGAGCATTGATGACGAGGTCGGCGTGGTCCGCACCTGGGCCAAGGTCTTCGAAGTTGATGACTTTGCGCCCCGCATCCTTGAGGGCTTCTACATACTCTTCGCTAGTGTCCAAGATGTCATTGATAACGAGTGTGGGCCATGCAAAGAGTGCGTAGTCGGAAGAGTGACCAGCATCCACCCCATACCGTACCCCAACTATCTGCTCTACCAGACCTAGAGCGTCATTGCCGCAAGCGAACCGCACCTCATGCCCCAGCCGCTCAAACTCCTCCGCCAGCGTCATCGCCCGATAGACGTGGCCCAGTCCATGTTCTTGGGAAGCTATGACTCGGATGATGATTCGCATGCGCGTGTGTTCCATTTACACCTTGCTTCATATTCGCTTCGGCTGGATTCTTGGCGTTTGCCGCATGTATCACAGTGAATACTGCCGTCATAGAATGACAGCATTACCCTGCCCCCACAGAAAGGGCAGGACCGCAGACCTTCATCTGTCCAACCTGCTACTGGTAACTGCAAAATCTCCTCTCTTCCCCGGTCATATTCAGCACTACTACCCGATGACTCGGATGACTATTCGCACTCAGCATCCCCCAAGGGCACCAATTCATGATGGGCCTTCTCAACCTTGTCCCTAACCCATCTGAACTCAAGATGACATCCTTCAGCTGCCAGCAGATCCACTTTTTGTTCCAACTTCTCTATCTTCTCTACAAGATCTACCAGGCGAATAGCATGACTTCTCTTGCGAATGAGTACGCTGCCAGAGTCCATTGTTTCCCAAGGCCATGCAGACCAGTCCCAGGGCTCAGTTAGAATCCTTGCTTCTACTAGCCTCTTCTCCATATCCTGCTGCTTGTCCTCCAGAACCTGAACACGTTCTTTCAGCCTCATCACTCCTCCTTGAATACCACCACCCTGTGCTTCAGCTTCCCCACCGTCACGTCGCTGAACCCTGATTCCACCATCCTATCCCACCCCGCTTTCCGTGCCTGGCTCTTGGAACTGAACACCCCCAGATGCGCCAACAAGTCCGCCCACAAGAGTTCGCCTGCCGGCAGTTCCAGCCACACGTCATCGTCCTGGAAAGGCTCAAAGAATAGGAACTTGTCGCGCTCCGACACGTCGCCGATGAGGACATTGACGTCTATGCGTTCGGTGGAGTGTTGGGGCGCGGAGGCTAAATGAAGCCTACTCTCGATAGTCGTCATAAATCTCTATGCTTGGCAATCCATCGCTCTTCTTGCCGTACACGATGGTCTCCGACTCCCATTTGTCAATGTGAGCAAGCAGATCCTCAAGTGATTCAATCTCAACCACCCACCGCTCCCACGGAATCATCCGCGTTGCTATCCCATTCTTGACCTGGTGATCAGAACCATGCTGCTGCCAGTTTTTGTGCTGCCTCGGATGCTCTTCTAGCCACGCAACTAGCCGATGCTGCATCATCTGGTAGTGTTCTTTGACAGCTTCCCCACATGGAGGATCCCCACCAGACGTTCGGCTGATAGAAAACTTCATCCCAGTACCTCCTTCACACATTCCACCTCGTACTCCAGCTCCCCATCCGTCAGCGAATGCTGGAACGGGAAGCTCACCATGTGATCGTACCACTGATCCGTCACCGGACAGTCCGCTTCACCCAGCCCTAGCTTCTGGTAGAAGGGATAGCGGTACAGGGGCATGTACTGGACGACACATTGAACCCCATGATCTCGCGCGAGACTCCGTATGAGAGAATTACGATCTTCTGTAGTTCCTTCATAGCGTGCAACCAACAAGTGGTAGTTGTGTCGTTCAGAATCAACTCGGTGAAATGAAAGCTGTTCATATCCTGAGAGCTCATCAATGAACCACAGTGCCCTTCGTCGCTTCTCGGCATTGATACTATCTATCCTCTCCAACAGCTTCGTCCCCAAAGCACACTCCACCTCGCCCAGACAGAAGTTGTGCGGCATCAGTGGCTTGCCGTTCAGCTCTGGCAGGTCCACGTCGCCCATGGCCGGCACCCAGTAGTCCTCACGCTCGGGATAGGGCTTGTGGCCGTTGTGTCGGAGCATGGGGACCAGGTCCTCGTCCATCCAGTCATTTACAAACAGAACACCACCCTCGCCCAGCGTTGTGATGTTCTTGTGAGAGTGTAAAGAGAACACACCCATGTGTCCATAGGCGCCAGGATGCCACTCATAGTGATACTGCCCACTACCAGCCTCAAAGCGTGTTCCAAGTGCTTGCGCAGCATCCTCTATCACGAATCCATGCTTGAGATACAGGGCCTCTGAAACCGTACCCGTATCAGCTACATAGCCATAGAGATGCACAACAACCACCGCTCGTGTCCGCTCTGTCACACAACGCTGGACTGTGTGGCGCGTCACCACATGCGTCTCTGGATCAATATCAGCCCACACCACCTTGGCGCCGTGCTTGATAAACGGGTAGGCCGTGGACGTGAATGTGTGCGCCGGGATGATGACCTCGTCGCCCTCCTCAAACTGGCAGAGCTGCGCCGCCAGCTCCAGAGCACACGTAGCGTTGCTCACCGCGAAGCACCCCCCACTCACGCCCAGGTAGTCTGCGAAGGCCGCCTCGAACTCGTCTCGGTAGCCGCCCTGGGTAAGTGGGTTGGCGCCCATCATGGCTTTCAGGACTACCACCATCTCGTCAAGGGTGTACTCGTGCTGGCGACCGGAGAAGGGGATCTTCCAATCCATCACTCCCTCCTGTCCAGCACCACCGCGTCGAACCTGCTCAAGAGATACCCGTCCGGCCGCACCACCCGCCGGAACAGCGCCCGCGCCTCGTCCTTGGTCAGCAGCCCCATCAGCACCACCTTGCGCATGAAGGTGACGACGGTCTCCGACCGCTCCATGTCGGGCGTGATGATGCCCTCGATGAGCAGGGCGCGGTCCTGGCGCTCCTTTAGCTCGTCCCTGTCTCTCTCGAGCCTAGTCAGTCGCCCCTTGAGCGAAGTGATCTGACCCTTGAGCTCCTTCAGTTCATCTGATTCTGCCATCACATCCTCCCGAAGATCTCTAGCACCTTCTCCCGTGTCAGCACGTCCCGCCACCCATCCCCCAGCGCATTCCGCAAGGGCTTCTCGTGGACGATGGTGGATTGATAGAGTTGTTCCATCTGGTCATCGGTCAGGTCGGCGCAGAGGCCAGTGGGAAGCTCGATGTGGCTATCTTCCAAGTAGTCCATGAACCAGTGATACATCGGCGCTAGATCCTGCAACCCCCGTACCGCCACGCAATTCGCCAACCCGTGCCTCAGCCCCAGTACCATGCTCAGGCCCGCCGAGAATGGATGAACTAGCCCTGTGCATCCAGCAGCAGCACCGCCTAGATAGGATGCTACCATCAGCATTTCTCTTGCATCGTCGTCCGCTGGCGGGTCCAACCAGTATGGTACAAAAACTTCTGATACTAGCCCTGCCGCTGATTCTGCTAACTCACTTGTCAGTCGGTTGTGCTCATGTCCATACAGGTACTCATTGCAGTGAAACCACGTGTCCATCGCCGTGTAGAACCGCTGCTCGTGCGGCACCGTCTTCGTCAGGTCCGGGTCCAGCACCACCTGATCGAATCGTGAGTACGGCGAATTGATCCCCAGCTTCAGCCCCTTGGCGTGGTTGGTAAGGACAGCCGTAGAGGATGACTCGCTGCCGGTCCCCGAGATGGTAGGAACGCCGATCTTGTAGACCGCGGGTTCCTTCACCAGATCCCAGCCTTGATAATCCGCTGCCTTGCCGGGATTGGTGAGGAGCACGGAGACTGCCTTGGCGGTGTCCATGGTGGAACCGCCGCCAATGGCGACGATGGCAGTAGGCGCATCACCTATGTCTCGCACGACCTCAGCTATACGATCCACGGATTCCACCGTCGGCTCAAAGGTGGTATCCACACAGAACCGCTGGTCTGAGATATTCGAACCATGCAGGCAGATTTCTCTCAGCCCGCGAAAGTAGTGATCTACCAGCCACAGCACCCACCCAGGCCGCCGCTTCGCTAGCAACCTAGGCAGCGACTGGATGGCACCAGAGCCGAAGACGTAGGGGGGCATAGAACCGGCGATCATTCGATTTCCTCCTCAGCAACACGCTCTTCCAGCTTTGCCAGCAAGCCTACCTCCTGTTTCACGGCCTCCGCCAGCTCATCCAGTAACCGCTCCAACCTATCCACTTGCCAGAACAGCGTCGCCAGCATCTGCACGGGGTTCATGCCGTGGGTAACGGTCAGATGTCCGATGATGGTCTGGCCAACTTCCTTCTCACAGATGGGACACTTCATGCCTTCAGCCCCAATACCAGCGCCCAGGCCAAGGTTACTGCCACATACAACCCCACGTGTTTGATCGGCGACGTAATGTCCATCGGCGTCCAGGGCAGATGCGTCACCCACAACGCTACTTCACAAACCCAATCCGGCATCCTTCCTCCTTGGCGTGAGTTGGCCCCTGGGGTTCCCCACGCCCCGGCCCAGTGCTACGAACCAGAGCCTACCTCCTGCCACCCAGCAGTCCCTACCGTGGCCCCTCCATCCCTCAGTGGTAGGTTGTGCAGGGGCTGAGCATGAATGATAATATGCCTCACCTTAATTATAGCCCCACCCCCTTGCCAGATTAGATTCGTAACAACCGTTAACCTAACTCAAGCAGGAGGCGATGTTGCCCAGTATGCGCGTCAGGTGAACGGAGATGGTGCAGCCCGTCACGCCCCACTCCTCGCCCACTTCCCTGCGCGTCTTGCCCTCCCAATAGCTGTCGATGAACAGCGTGCGGTCCACATCTGGCAGCGCCTGCACTACAGCGTGCATCGGATCGGATGCGTCGTACTTCGGATAGACTGCGTAGTCCCTTACCGTATCAGCCGTCCACCTCTGCCCCATCCTCACCTCCTCTGCTCGTGTTGGTTCATCAGACAAGCCACCTCCTCGCAGATATCGTTGAGTCGAGTAGTTACCTGGCCGGCAGTCAATGTCCTCTTCTTGTCCCAACGCTGGCAATACACCCCGATCTGCTCCCTGGGCCAGCCCTGCCAGTACGCCATCTTGAACAGTTCACAGGAAGAACCCGATAAGCAGTCCAACGCATCATGCATCGGATCGGTCCAATCCCATCGGGTGTAGGGGGCGTATTCGCGGACGGTCTTGCGGTTCCAGCGTGTCAGCTAGACTGCCTCACTTCCCTTGGAACCCACACAAACAGACTGCATGGGCGTAGGCTTCTTCTCGGGAGGGGTAGTCGGCCCAGTTCACAAGCGCCCATATCGGCTTGCTCGTTGGCTCGTCAGGGTATATCTCAAAGGCCACCTGATGCTGTTCGTCTCGGAATAGGTATGCAAACAAGCATCGCGTATGCTCTGTGAATCTCCATCGCCAGTCACTATCCACCTCCATCACCTGGAAGAAGGCGTGGGTGGTGGAGGGCGTCCATTCATCAGCCCATTTCCAGTGTGCTCCATTGCGCACCCAGAGTTTTCTAGCATAGTAGAGTTCCTCACGCAGCTTTTCAGTGATAGCAGCCTTACAGTCTTCTTCAGTGAGATACCAACCCCCTATCAGTGTAGTACCCCCTATCTTACAGCGTACCCAAACCGAACGGCATCCCATTACTTTCGTCGCCATGTATTCATCCAGCTCCCTCCCAGGTTCGGGTAAGCCGTTACTATTCAGCCGCAAGTTCATCGCTTTCCTCCTCTGTCAGCCAGTCCACGTTGCGGTATCTTCCAGGCACACAGAAGGTTGCCCATGAATAGTTGTCACGAGACTCTATGCGGACACAGTATGTGCCTGCCAGCGGTATGTCATCGAACCATATCTTGGACTGGTGTGGTCTCTTGGGATCAATCCTTACTCTCCACCTACGCTTATGCGTCATAGCCCCCTCCCAGGCAGAGGGAGTTCGCTAGGGTTGGGTTTCATCTTCTTCCACCTCCTCCCCAAAGCACCGCTTACACCTTGGCCCACTCAACGTCTCAACATCTCTCATGCCCATGTAGCACCAATCTGAGATAGCTCCACAAGCAACCCTGACATCGCAATTCCATGTTGGATCAAACTTGCCTGATACCACTCGATGAAGCACCCCTTTGTTGGATATTGCTACGATTGCTGTCATAGCTCCCTCCCAGGCAGAGGGAGTCCTTCGGTCTTCATGCAATCCTCCTCCATACCCAGTTGCACACATCCCCAATGCAGCGGTACTCGTGCCGAACAAACTCATGTCTGTCCCAAGGAGGATACGGCTCAACAAAGACCATCGTTTCTGCTCTTTCATCTTCCCAGGGCAACAGGACTAATCCACCTACATTTACAGCCATGCAATCGACAGGGGGCAATGCCCAAGGCAACAAGACAGGCAGAGGGAGTCCTTGGTTATTGAATTGCATTGATCCTCCCCAGTACCCTAACCGCCTTGCTCACGCTAGACACGGATCGTGGATCACGCCATACCCGAAAACAGAATGGGCCTAGCCACGTCTCCCAGAGGAAGGGCTTGTACTTGCCTACGGCCCTGTTGACATGCCAGTGCCAAAGGTGGCGATCCAGGAAAATCAGTAGTTCCCATCTGCGCCCAGGCAGAGGGAGTCCTTTGGCGTCATTGAGGTTCATCGTTAGCTCCAAGGAATGCATGGACAAGTCGTTGCATCAACTGATCTTGAAACGTAGTCAATACCAGACGTACTTCACAGACCAATTGCCCATAATGCTCCCAATCCCCCGAAGACCATTCCCCTCCATCCGAAAGCTCCCAGTGGATATAGCTGTCCAGTATCGGCTTCAGTTCTTTACGCAGGGTCTCCATCCGCAGGTAATCCCACTCCACGTCAGGATGGATATGCTGCCACCCATCCTTGCTGCACCAGCTTCTATCAGCCATCATTCCTTCATTCTCTAGCATTGATCTCCCTCTCTTTCTGCTCTAGTAGCGGCTCCACAATCTTGCGGAATCTCTCAGCTACTTCATCAGGATCATAGCCCACTCGTCTCAACTCTGCGTCTACTTCGTCTGGTGTCAACTCCATCTCGTCAAACATCTGGCAAAGCACATCCAAGACTGCCGATGTTTCTGGCCCAGGCCGTGGTTCAAATCTGAATAATTCATGCTCATCACAAGATGGACACTTCTTGACGTTTCGATAGCGTATGCCAGTGAATCCACATGCTTCACACTTGAACTTGTAATAGCTAGGCATCGTCCCTCCCAGGCAGAGGAAGTCCATTGGTGTCAAGGTTCATTGTTGTACTCCAGTGCTGCGTATAAGTATGTTCCAAAGAAAGTCTGGTCTTCGATAAGCGATCTGCGCACCAAGCCTTTCTTATACAGCCACAAGAGATAGCGGTTCACTGTAGAACGTGGTATGCCAGTGTCGTCACATATCTCCCTTGCAATAGCATACTCCCTTCTCTTGATGGCTTGAAGAACCATGTTAGCTCTTCCAGGCACGGGGAGTCCTGCATCATTAGCTTTCATGCGTTTTGCTCCCCTCCACAGAATGGACAGTGCATGTCATCACCAGCCTGTCCCGACCACGCCTTCGGCTCGCCATGTTCATCCTCGAACACAGCTAGAATCGTGAACAGTCGATCGCACCAACAACATCGGTAGACCCACATTCGATGCCAGAAAAGCAGTTCATACTCGATAGCTACTTTCCTGGGGAGTCCTTCACTCATCGTCGGCCTCCTCATACCCGAACATCTCGGTGGGCATCCCATCCTTACGCTTTGCTCCATCTCGTTCTTTGATCTGCGCCACTGTCAGTAGTTGTCCGTACTCGCTGATGAGAAGATCCTCGTCAGATAGGTTTGGATCGTTGATGGTAACAACTGCTCCCCTGCCTGACCCTCCCCAGTGTGTTCTCATGGGCGGCTCGTTCCACTCCGCCAGTATCTGTAGGAACGATTGGGTTTCCCTGTTGGCAAGGGTAAGCTGTCCTACAAGAGCGTGATTCACCCAGATGGAAAGATAGTCGTGCCTCGGGCCCTTTTTTAGCCTCAAGCAAGTTACTGGCGATTTCAGCCTGTAATAGCTAGTGCTCATCGTCGGCCTCCTTCAACAGTGTTACCACGTCCTTCTTCAGCCTATCGTAGCTGTCACAATCAGGGCAAATGTACTGCCATACCAGCCCATCGGGCAGGTCCTTGCTGTCCATCTCTGCTATCACAATCCCCTTGCCCTGGCATCGTGGACAGATAGTCTCACTCATCGTCGGCCTCCCTCCACCCCAGTATTGCAATAGCCTCCTCTAGCCTGTTGACAAGCCCCTGCGCCTCCACCTTGGTCAACCGAACCCATGCCCTGTCCACAGCATCGATATTGAGAGCTATCACTTGCTCATCAATATGTGCCTCTACGCCTATCTCGCCACCGTCAACGGCGAGATTCCTAAGGGCTATACTCTCATTCGCCACCATCGCCCCCTCCCCCTACCACTCTCGATGTGCCGCCTCAATGGCATCGCACACTCGGTCCTGGTGCTCGTAGATCCACCAGTACGCCGCACACGATGCCGCCACGCCAAGGACAAAGCCGAGGGCTATGTAGCCGATCACCTTAGCATCGCCTCTAGTACCGCATCAGCGGTGCCTACACCTACGACAAACAGTATCCACGCCCACATCGGCCAGCCCTTTGCGGCCCAAAGCTCATAACTTACCCATCCTAGAACTATCCATACAATCGGAGTCCCCGTAGTACTTCTCAGCCAGTTTAGAAACATCACGCCTCCTTTCGCATGCGCCAATCATCTTCACCACACGAAACACACCCACCACAGCAGGTTTCGTGTCACAGACTATCACCTCCTCCTTTCCATCCACGTCACTACCCCTATCATCACGAAGCAGCCTACCAAACACACCAACGCCGCTACCCGTTCAAGCATCCGTAACCCCCTCTACAAAAAAACTGGCCATTCCACTCAAGGGCCGAAAGCGTAGGGATCGTCAAAGCCCCCCGTTCCCATAGGGGTATAGATGGGTTGGGAGTAGGGAAAATTGTGGGAGAGGCTGGCGCAGGGCCGATCCGCCATTTCTGGAAATTCTGGTGATTCTGACACTTTTCGCGTGAACTTGGACGCTGAAATCCACCGTGCGCAGCCGCGTTGAGGTCCCCGAACTCATCATTTTGTGCGTCAGCTCTTCTCCAGATCGCTTTCGGTAACCCTACCAGGGTTCCGGAACCCCCTCCCCCCGGCCAATTTCTCACGCACCCTTGTTCTCTCATGGAGTACCGCCCTGGGTACTTCTGAGTGAATGTTCCCACTTTGCACGCCCCATCTATACAGAAACTACGCCAATTGGGAAGAACTAGGTTGGTATAAGGTACATTATACCAACCCATCCGCGAATCCCGAGGGGGCACCCCGCCGCTTGATTTGAACCACGCCAACGGCACGATGATCGGAGCCGCTGTCGCCCCGCAGTTTTGTGGGCGCGTCGGCGCGTGCCCGTCGGTTGGCGTTTCCGCAAGTCCCACTGACCCGTTCCGCATTTCCCGCCCCCTGCGTCGTTCATTTCGCCTACCAATTCCGCCGATTTCGGTTCCAGACTGCCCACCCCCCTGCCGCTTTTACGAGCAGTTGTTCATCTTTTCTGCCTCGGCTTGGTCGTTTCGGTTCTTCTGGTGGCTCATCGCCGCCCTTTTCCTGCACGTAGAGCAGCCGTTCCATCAGTTCCTCGTCTTCTACCGCCCACTGTTTGACTCGTTCGTGGTAGAAGTGATGGTGTACGGTTGTCCGGATGAGGGTCAGCGCGGTGAATTCTTCTTGCCTACCCGTCCAGTTGACGAGAGACACCCGGTGGTTCTTTGCGACGTGAACTACTGGCAGTTCTTCGGGCCACTTGCCTGGATCGTAGCCACCCACTTCGAGTAGGAGCGGTGGGCCCTGCTTGAAGGTGAAGAGTAGGTCCGGGTAGTTTGAACCACGTGAACCTAGCCCTTGCCCTAGCGTCCCGAGCATGAATGCCATGAGCCAGTCGTCTCCGATCACGCCCAGGATCAGCCCTTCGTCAAGCAGGACGCTGCCGACTGCGTAGCGGATGAGGCTGACTATTTCTTCGTGCGCACGGCCGCCGTGGTTTGCGATGGGAGTACCCCCCTCCTATCTCCACTTACTCCATGAAGTCTTGCGTGCTCCCCAGCGTGAGCCCATGTACGACTGGTTGAGATCCGGTTGGCTTCGGGCGTAGAGGGTGAGGGCATTGAAGGCGCCTGAGCTGGCGTCCATAATGTCCTTCTTAGGAGTCTGGGGTTGGTTGTGCATGTGGGTGAGCCATGATTCGTTCCAGCGGCCCCGGCGTAGTTTGACGTTACCTACGGACGCTTGAGCTGAGAGACCGTGGGCGCGGATGAGTTTGTCTTCACGGGATGCGACGGGGCGAGCGTCGTAGCCGGCCAGCATGGCGGCGAGGCGTTGGCCTTCACGTTTGCCGGAGGCGCCCGGTTCTTGCTCCCAGCGGATGGTGTAGCGTGCGCCAACGTCCTGGCAGTCCTGGGCGTCTTGTTGAGCCAGGTTGCACATCATCTTGTCTGCGGCCACTTGTCCTATGCGGTCGGCGGTACAGTCCAGGATGTAGAAGATGCCGTCCAGGTAGCGCATGCGAACGGAGGCCGTGAAGTCTGGGTCATGGCCCCCCACCTCTTTTTCCGTAGCGGCGAAGTCCCAGTAGCGGCAGTCCACTCCCCCCGCTGGGATGGTGTCTACGATGCCGAACCAGGCGCGGTTGAACAAGGTTCCTGCTGTTGGGCGGATCTTCCAGTTGCCGCCACGCTTGACATCTCCTAACAGACGTTCTCTCTCCACTGGCGGAAGGGACATCAGGTTGGCCAGATAGCTGGGGTTCGCCTGCAGGAGCGCCGGGTTGTCGAAGATAGTGGCCGGGATAAAAGTAACTGACTTCGGTTCGTAGTCTGGAGGTGGGTACTTGGAGATGAGCTCGGCACGGGAGTCGCCCCAGGCGATGTCATCTCCCACCCGCACGAACCACCGGATCTTCCCCTCACGACTCAGATCGGCGTAGCCGTCATCAGCGATCCACCAGGAGATGAAGTCGGCCAGGAATGAATCAGGATCGGGGTTGCACGTGGCTCGAATGTACGGCTTCACCCCGCATACTGAACGGTTACGGGATAGCAGGTAGAAGAACTGGCCTTCGCTCATCTCTTCCAACTGATCCCAGCACTCCAGGCAGATCTGGGCCCCTTGGTACTTGTACTTGTCGTCTTCGTGCTCCATGTGACGGAAGGTGATGGACGCTCCCGAAGGGAAGCGCCAATCCAGCTCCCCCTTGCGTGGCCGTCCACCCAGGGCGTTGTAGATCTTCATCGACTCGTCCCACAGGCCACCCGGCATGGTGATCTGAGGGTACGTCCGCCTAAAGAATACCGCCGAGAAGCCAGGGACTTTGTAGTGGTAGGTAGGCTCTAGAAGTAAGGCGTGCGTTTTGCCGCCGCCGGCGGAGCCACCATAGATGGCGATGTCCACCGGGCAGCTCAAGAAGCGTTGCTGCCGACCGGGTTGCGCTTTGAGATTCAACTCAGGCTCCGCCGAAGGCATTTAGTCACCTCCTTTCCGTGTAGTACTGCCGAGTAGTTTGGGCGACCCGGCTGTCCCCTCAATCTCACCTGTAACACCGTCTATCACCTCCCACCCACTACCCTTCTCCGGCAGCTCCAGTCTCACCGTCACCACGTTGACCGTGTCCGGGGCATCTTTGCCGTCCTCCACCCCCCGTGCTTGTCGCTCCAACGCTACACCGGTGTCGATGAACTTCCGAGCCTCCGCCGCGTTCAATGCCGCGCCCGGGTTGTCTGACTGGAGGATCTGGCGTAGCTTCTCCGCTCCCACCCGCTGCATGGCCAACGCTTCCTGGACGTGACGTTCACGCATCTTGTCCAACTCTTCCTCGTAAGCGTCCGCATCCTTCTGCAGTTGGTAGGCATCCCACGCCTCAGCCCGTTCCTGCCAGTTCCAGAGCTTCATCGCTCGCCGCCAGGACTGCGATACCCGATTCGTGACCTTTCGGCCCTTCTCCTTTTGCCATGCCTGGTAGGCTGCCGTTAGACTACGCTCCGGTCCCAAGAGACGATAGGTCTCGAATCGGCCGTACCACAGCGGCCGTTCCTGGACCCCCTCTTCATCGAACTGGCGGTCCCAGGGCTTCAGCTTTGGATCGTCCTTCATCGGAACCTGACGCGGCTCCCACTTCTCACTAGGCATACTCCATCCTCACCATCATTCCTTGCCTCGATGTACTAGCTTCATGCCATAGTTGTCAACATCTTTAGGAACCTCTAGCCCCGGTTTCTTTTTCAGACGATTGGCCTTGAATGGGCGATAGTCTACTTGGTGATGCCAGCGATTCCACTTCCAAACAACTTTCACCAGATCTGGGTGTGCTCTCTGCAGCTCCTCTGCGAATTCCCTACGTCTATTCGTTTGCTGATAGTAATCTGTCATGCCACCCTTGACTTGCATCGTAGCAATTTTGTCTGCAAGAAATGCACAGAACTCCACTGTGCACCACCCTGCCTTGAGCACTCGCAGGCAGAGATCGGTATCATCATTGTAGAAAGTCACGTTGCGGAATGGAATGTCCGTACGAATCAGCATATTGGAATATACACGAGTATTCAGTATGAATGGCGGCTGTTTCTTCTTTCTCGGAGTCATCAACTCGTATGCCATACCACAGATGGCTAGGTTTTCATACCTCTGTGCGAAGTCCTCCATTACCTTCAGGAATGTTCCAGATGTGACTCGTGCCTTGATGTTCCGGTTCAGCCGATAGAAGTCTCTGATATTGTCATCCATTGTCCAGAAGTACGGCATGCCCAGCTCCTGCTCAACATAGTCCCAGATCCAGTTCCGCGTTACTGTCAGGCCCTTGTTACTATGTGGTAGGATTAACATCTGGTCAGCAGTAACAATGCGCTCATAGTGCTCCTGCTCCTGAGCCTCCACTACAACCGTGAACGGCACACCGATACGCTGCAGTGCCCGAATCGTATACGGTGTCCTGTATCGTCCCTTCGATGGAATGAAGATCGGAAACTCAGGATTCATCATCAATCACTCTGTAAGACTTGAGATCCATCCTTTCTTGCTTCGGGAACCAGATGTACTTGGACTGCATTGTCACATCTTGTCCCACCAACTCACTGAATCGCTGCACATCATTCTCTGATGCAAAATGCACCTTCAGACTTAACACTGCACCGAAGACATCCTCATTCTCAAACTCCGGCATCCCCTTCCATTCATCCATCGGGTCAAAGTCCGGCACTTCTACGTCTAGCCCGATCTGAGCCTGCTCATAGGGTGAAAAGTACTCATCAAGATCAATATCTAGCCCTGCTAGCACTTGCGGGTCCCATTCAAGACCCACTTCATTTGCTCGGTTGTCTGCCAAGGCCAACCGCTTCGCTCTATCTGTGCCAGACTCCACGTCATCTCTTACTACTACTACCGCCCTCATCCCGTCCGTGTGGACTGCGATCACTTCCTCCACACCACGGTTCACCAATGCCTGCTGGGTCTTGTTCCCTGCCAAGAGTACCCCGTCCGCACTGGCAAGTAATGATCGGCCTGCCCCGTTCTCTGCCACTGACTCCTCAATCATCCCTAGACCCCGCGCCGTTCCTACGTTGGCGTTCTCAGGGTCCGGCACTAAGTCAGTTACCTTTAGTACTTCTACCCTCACTGTCATATCCCACTCCTCCTCGCCACCTCATTCACCCAGTCCTGCATCCGCCCCAGATCCTCACACGCCCTCAGCGTGGACAGATAGCCCAATATCAAACCACCTACGAAACACACCACCCCTGCCGGAATCAGCACCCACCACGCGATCATGATTCCCACACCTCCCCCAGATCCCGCACTATCAGCATCAGCTCATACAGAACCACCACCAGAATCCACTCTATCATCAGAACCTCCTTGGCTTCACCTTCCAGGGAAGCCCGTAGTACCATCGTTCCATCGCCTCGACTCCGTAGCGTTCACACATATAGTCCCATGACCACTGCCTAGTCGGCGGTTGTGGTCTGTGACAGGTAGGACATAGAACTAGCGTGTTTACTTCTGTGAAGATCCATGCCTTCCGTGGCAACCTCCACCCCCTCACATCTGCCTTCGAAGCTATAGCTTCGTGGGTTTCAACTGCGTTTGGCAATCCCCTGAAGGCATGCAGGGACAAAAGCCTACCACACTTGTCGCAGCACCCACCCCGAACTTGGTAGAGATGTTTGCGAAGCGTGTGCTGCCACTCACCTACCTGCTTCTTACTGTTCAGCTTCACGTCCATCTCTTGGGGATCCAGGATCATCACAAGTCCATCTCCGCTTGTCGTGGCTTGTCTAGCCAGTGACGCAACCGCGCTTCAGCAATCTCTACCGTGTCGGCGCCCATCTCAATACCTAGGATAAACTCCCAACCTACCAGGCCAGCACCTATCGCTTCACTGCCACTTCCAAGAAAAGGAATGAGAATCCGTCGGGGAGCGTATTCGACTGGCGGTAGAAGTAGCGTAGCCAGCCATTTGGCTAGAGAGATGGGTTTGACAGTAGGATGAGGGTTGCGCATAGGGTTCTTGGACCTACGCTCAGGCCGCCGCTTAGCGTTCTTGCGTTCAATTCCAGCCGTCAATGTTTCTGGTCCTGGCATCTTGGCTTCCCATTCATCCAACCCCGCATCTCTCTCCTTCCTTCCCGCCTTCGCACAGTACCTCACCGGATCCGTCATCGCTAGACGTTCAGCGATCTCATAGCTCCAGTCGGATTGATGAAAGAAACGGGCGGCAGTACCGGTATCACGATAGAGTTTGCCATAGCTGTCAGTCCTTCCACTGAACCAGCTCGTATCCCGAGTACTTTCACTTTCCTTCCCCCACGGCCCAGCCCTCTCCCCACTTTGGAGTCCAAGACGATACACTGGACACTCAGGAACACACCGCCAGTCGGAGATGGTTTCGAGGCCGTCGGAGTCGGCGTAACCGATCTCTGGTGGATTCTCATACCCCTTATAGTCACCGTAGGCTTGTCCACCCTTACGCCTACCCCCAGCCGTCGCCCTGCTCTTGCTCTCAATCTTCTTCTCCCCAACCCGCTCGCACTCTGGGGAATGAATGAGGCAGAAATTGGGTGGCCAGCGGCCCTGAGAATGACTCTCTGCTGGTTTTGTAGCTCGACCTTGATAATGAAATTGGCTAGACTTGCAGCCTCCTGGACCGTTCGGATAAGACCAATTCTCATCAGTCGCTATCCGCCCCCCGTCTATATTCAAAGCCCCCGCTCCAGTCTCCACGATGCTCTCCCACGTCTTCTTGCCTTTGGGGTAGGGTTTTTGGAAGACGATGATGGGCTCAAGGGCGGGTTTCATCGCCTGCAATCCGTAACGGTGAGACTGCCAGACTCTTGCCATTGGTTCCTTATACTCATGTGGGGGAAGATTCTCCCCATTGGGTTCAAATGTGCCATCGGGATGATAACGAGATGCTACCGCTATCCGATGTCCCCTTGGTGGATGTCCAGCACTCTTGTCAATCCAACCCGATATGTTGGTCGCTTTGGGGAATCCGCTCCCATAACTCCATCCGAGCATGAAAATGGATGGGTGTATCCTAAGCCCCGCGTCCTCTATCGCCACCGCAAGCCTATGCCAGCCCCGACTGCTGGCGAACGCCATCCCAAACGCCCCTGGATACAAGTGCTCTGCTAGAGCCGCCCAGGTGTCAGGGTTGAAGGCTATCCCGCTCCGATCCCAATCCTTGCCCATGAAACCAAGCTCATAAGGTGGATCACACAAGAGGGCGTGGAACTTCTTTCCATCGTACCGCTCCGCCCAGTCCAATACGTCCGCACACTCCACCTTCCAACTCACAGTATCCGCTCTACCCAATACATCACCCCGCTAATCATCAGCGCCCACATCAGCACTGCTACCGTACAATGCGCTAGGAACCAGCCCCAACCGATGCGTCGTATCATACCCCCCTACTCACCTTCCCTCTTGGAAATCCCTTGGCATACCGTCAACCCAACCAACTACCCACGGCTTATGTCAACTGCCGGATCACTTCTTCGGCATTCCCGATCCAGTCCCAGCCCAGACGATGGTTGTCATCAGATCGCCACTCAGCAAGGCCAGCACGGAGTAGCACATCTCGGAACTCTTCGTACCTGGCCCTGCCAAGGCTACTCTCGAACCGCTCGCGGGACGTGTCACCCGTCGCTTGAATGGCCCGAAGGAACGTCATGAAGTCCGCTCGCTTGCGCTGGATGGGCGAAGTACCCTGAATGATAATCGGTTCACCGACCTGCTTGTCACCATCCAGATCCACACCGAGTACCCTCTCGACCACCCAAAGCGTCTCTTCAGCCGCGTTGGATCGACGCATGAAGGCGATCCCGAAGAACAGCCCCGCCACGACCGCCCAGGCAGGCCACCACCCCTTTACCACTTCCGCTTCTATCAGCAGCCACGTCGCCGGCACCGATGAAGACACCGACAGGATGATTGCCTGCAGAAAGGGAACGAGGACGTTTGCACTCACGCTGGGCTGGGCGATGGGCCGTTCCGTCTCGATGCTGCTAGGCACTAGATCCCCCTGCTATCGGCACGACCCATCCATCTCTGATAGATTCATGTCGGCAGTATGCCCGATATACCTCGTCTTTAGTCAACTCGCCCCCATCCGGGCCAGCTCGGTTGCCTCGGAAGAGTCGGGACGCGGTCATCTTTGGATCCCACGAACTTGTGCCATACGCCTTGGTCCGCGTTAATCGGGTATCTAGCCCTCGAAGACCAGCTCTTCCGTATTCTGCCTTATAGTACTCACGAAACTCCTTCTCCATCATGCCAAAGGTCACGGGACTGTCCGTGATAGTGGACCACTCCAGATAAAACTCTCCCAACTTGACGATATACCTGCCCATGACCTATGCTCCTTCCGGCTCCCACCCATCCGCTACCAACTGACGGGCGATGTCAGCCCTAGCCTTGTCCCACGCCCGCGCCTTGCCTTCATCCGCGTTATACACATCAGGATGCTGGCACTTTGAAAATCCACGCCCTGTATACACCTTCATCTTCCCGTCCAACGCCCCGATATATTCCGTCACCACACACGTGTAAGGTTGTCGCTGGACCACCTGCTGCCACGACATCTTCCCCGTTACGTGTTCTACTGCCGCTTCCAACTTCCCGTTCGTTTCCATCGCTCCCTCCCCTTGCCCTAGAACGGAATCTCGGATTCATCCGCTTCCTGTGCGCTGTCCCGTCCCCCCAGGAACTTCACCGTCATGGCCGTGACCTCGTAGGATGCTCTTGGTTCGCCGTCGTTGCCCGTCCAGATCCGCGGACCGCCGGTATCAGGATCAGGGTTCATGCGCCCCTCCACCAGTACCTGCCGGCCCTTGGATAGATACTGGCCGCAGATCTCTGCCAACCGGCGCCAGCACGTTACCCGGAACCAGGTGGTGCGTTCCTGCTGCTCCCCGTCCGAAGTCCAACTCTCGTTGGTGGCTACGGAGAAGTTGCAGACCGGCGTACCTTGTGGGGTGTACCTTAGATCGACTTCGCCTCCGAGATTCCCCGCTATGATCACCTTCTGGTACATCTCATTCGCTCCTTTCTTGTCTTGTTCACTCACCAAATTGCGCCTTTGCCAGTAGTTCCTTATACCACTCGGGCAGTCCCCGTGTCACAGATCGGGATATGTCCTTCCACGCCCACTTGAACAGCGCATCCCGAATCTGGTCCCCGCACTCTTCGATCACGTCTCTAGACACCTCCTTCATCAGCGGCCCAATGTCCTTGGGTGAATCCGTCAGTTCGCCGTTTTCACGCAAGTGCTGGATGGCCTTGTGCCACCTCGCTTCGCTATGGAGCTTCGCACCCAACAACTGCTTGATGTCCTTGCCTCCAGGGTTGCGTACCTTCCAGTCCTTGCCATGCACCTCCTTGAACTTCTCACTTACGAACTTCCCCATCAGACACTTTCCGTCTCGCCCGAACCGATGATAGTTCTTGATAACCACGCCTTCGACCTTGGAACCACCCAAGACACTCAGCGTATCCATCAGGGCTTCGAACTGATCAAAGGACTCTAGCTTGCCCTCCAGCAGCCGTGGTACAACATCCAAGCCTAACCGTTCGGCCTCTGAGACCTTCTGTTCCCACTCAATGTAGCTCTGGTCGCCAGTATCCACGTCGAACAGTATGAAATTTCCGTCAGGCACACGATCATAGGCCAGCGTGTTGTGCTTCGGCTTACTCAGGAACTCCGCACGATAGGTCCAATCGGGAGCCAGCAGATTCACCCTGGACATGGCCTGTTCAACCGCCACCTCAAACATCTTGTCCGTTTCACCTGGATTCTGCGACTTGCCCTTGCTCCGACACTGGAATTCACCATCAAAGAGGCCAAAGGAGAACTGGCTACCATCCACCTTCTCTTCGACCAGCACATCATCCAGGAGTAGGTCTGCTATCGCAGCGTGGCCCAGATTGTAGACTTTGGGGTAGCTGTGAATCATCATACTCTCCCCACCACCTGTTCCGCCCCACACCGTGGACACCGTGCCCACACCCTGCCCCCAAACACCCCGTCCAACTGCCAACCATGACTGCGAACCCCACAGTACTCGCACTCATAGGCCCCCAGCCGGACCATTCGACGCGCCTCCTTTCGCTGCATCCGAGTCTCCTTTCGCATAGCTTCCCGCTCCTACTACCCCGCACCACCGGCCCCAGTTGCGCTCTATCGCGTCTCGGACACTTCCCTGTCCTTCAGCCCACCAGTCATCCAATGGAGAATGATAATCTATCCGTACTTCTTCTGGCTTCGGTTCCACCGCTTCCCAGACCAACACTTGTCGCCGCCTACCGCTGACGACCCGTTCTTCCATCCGCTTCCTGACTCGCCCTTGAATATGCAACCGTATCAGACTCATCCGGACGGACGACTTGCCCTTCCCCATAGACTTGGCTATCTCATTCGTTGTCATCTCCCGATCGGAAGCGTATAGCGTCTGATAGACCGATTCCCTTACTGAAGTCCACTGCGGGGCCCCGGGCAGCTTCCAGATGTCCTTACCGTTCTCATACACATACATCCACTGCCACTTGTTGCCCCCGACAACCTCATCCTTGTGCCTGACGATCTTCCCCCGACTGGCCAGCTTCGTAAGGTGCGCCTGGGCGGTCCCGCGCGTGGCCCCTACTAAATCGGCTATCTCAGCTGAATCCACCCATCGCCCGGCATTCACCACCGCTTCATACACTCGTTCGTTCGCCAGCATGCCTATCTCCCGTCCAGGAATCTGTCATACATATCAGGCTGGAACCCCACCACTAGCCTTCCCGAATCTGAATCGTACAGTGTCGGTGCTGTTGGCCTCTTCCCTCCTGTGCGCACCCGTAACATGCTTTCTGCGCTCCGTATATCCACCTCCGCAAACTGATAATTGCGTCCTCTCAGATAGTCCATCGCCTCGTGACAGGCATGGCACATATTCGTCGTAAACACCGTGAGTCTCACTTCTTCCTCCGAGTCTTGTCTCTGCGTTTGCGTATGGCGTTGGCTACCATCTCACCGAACGCCTTGCCATGTTTGATAATCCGGCTTCGTCGCCGGCGTAGCTTCTTGTCACGTCGCTGCCATCTCATAGCATCCTCGGCTGCACCGCCGCTATGCGGTTCTCTGCCATCGCTACATACTCTGGATTCAGTTCAATACCCAGGAACTGACGACGATTCTCCAGGGCGACCATCGCTGTCGTACCGCTGCCCATGAAGGGGTCCAAGACGATAGCCGGCACGGTATCTTCGTGGCCGCATGAACAGGTGGGTTGCCAGCCAGTAGTAGTCCGCTGTTCGATGTACCCTGTGTTGAATACGCTGCTATTGCCGTGTTTACCCTGGGCAGTGTCTATCTTTTCTTGTGTACCAGGAGCCCAGTGTTGTTGCACCATATTGCCTGTCCCCTTCACCACCCTCTCCCACGGACTCCCACACTTAGGACAAACCCCACGGGCTGAAGTGCCAGCAAGGATCATGGGGGTGATGAGTTCGGGGGGATAGGTTGCGAAATGACTTGACTCCTTGGTAACTTTGTGATAGAATCCACAAGTACAGGAAGGAGGCAAGTATGAAGACTTGTCAACAATGTGGTAAGGGATTCGATCCAGTAAACGAGCGCCCATCTCATCCGGCCAAGTATTGCAGTCGGGCATGTTCTCATGAAGCACAGCGCAAACGAGTAACTCTTGTTTGTCGCCAATGCGGCAAGAGCTTTGAGCGCAAAGCCTACATGAAGGACTGGTCAACCGAGCGCGGTCCGTTCTGTGGTTTTGATTGCTATGGCCAATGGCAGCATGAGAACACTGGTGGACCTGCGAACCCGAACTACAACCCGGCTTCGGCAGCAAGGGACGTGTGGAACTATAAGCAAGCAAGGACTCAGGCTCTGGGTCGGGACAACCATCAGTGCGTGATATGTGGCTCTGACCATCTTCTCCACGTCCATCATCTGGACGACCCAAACAACCATGAACTGGACAACTTGGAGACGTTATGTGCATCATGCCATCGGAAACGCCATCCAGTCCCACACGGACCAGACGGACGGTTTGTATCCAGTCATTGAAAGGATGGGGGTTGATGGTCCAAACCGATCTCAAGTTGCGGCCAGAAGGATTGTATGTCTCCGCTATTGTCTTGTTCCCCCCATGTAGCTGCCCCAGCGAACTCTGTGTCTTGGTGCCATAGTTGACCTGCTGTGCCCATGACTCCCGCGACCAGTCGCGGGAGTGCGGTTCCCTTACCGCTTCCTGGTCATAGAAATACCGTTTGTCCTTCGCCAGCAAGAAGACGTATTCGTAGCTCTGAGTGGGGCGATCTTTCACCGACTCAGGCATACATGATCCGCTGTACTGTGTCTCGAACTTGTGGTTGCAGTGAGGACACTCGGCTTGATGGGTAGCGAAAGATGATCCTTTGCAGTTATGAGTCCAGATGCCATTGCCAAGGAAGTAGAGATGATTGTAGGGAACCTTCCTCGCATCCGAAGTCTCACCACTAGATGGCACCCACTGATTCGCTCTTTCGCCACCGTACAACGGCTCTAGTTCTAGGTCGTAAACAGATCTACTTCCTGCTGGATCAATGCTGCGGATTCTCCTAGTAACCGTATCTTCTACAACGATCTTGCCCTTACCTCGGTAGTTGGCTGCGAGATTGATGATGTTGAATCTGACCGCCTTATGTACCTTGCCAAACGCCCCCACATCCTTGATCCTCTCACGCCGAAACTCTAGTCCCAGGATTCGGCAAATGGCCTCGAATTGATTCACTAGGGTCTTGTTCTTAGCGGTCATCCCGACGCGCCACCGACGCCCCGCTTCATCCCAAGTTCCATCCCCGTCCAGAAAGCCATACAACAGTCCTTCTAAGAATAAGAGACTGCGGTTGAAGACGTCCTGCTTAAGCTTCTTGGTAGCAGCACTTCGGCCTGTTATATGAGATAGGATAACATCCCTCCACGCCGCCCCGCCATGTCTTATGCGCAGGTTGATAGTTAGTCGCTCCCCCTCTCTCTCAATTACAGTCAAGGGGATCCCCCAGGATATCAGCCGATTGATAATCTCTCGGTCCTGTGTTCCGCAGGCCAACCTGAGAGTTTCATAATTCGTACTTACTCGATATCCTTCTGCTAAGTAGAAGCCAACCCAGTATCCATTCTTGTAGTCCTGTACTGTTCCTTCTGGGAGACCAGACTCAATTTGTGTGTTCTGGTACAGGTACATTCCAGGACTCAGATCGCTAACTGGTACTGAGACAGGCGCATTCATCCACTTCAATGTCCTCCCCGCCAGAGTGCTCTTTCTGACCGGAAACTTGTGGTCGCCGGTAGCCAGCACCTCTGCACCGTTGGTGAGAGTTATGCGCTTCACCTCACGCACTCCAGTCTGCACCACAGAACGAACCTTGACCCAGTGCCTGGAGTAGCCCTTGCCCATCGTGGGCATTTCAACTGTCTGCCACTCTGCCCATCGGCGCTGCAACTCCTCAATGGTGCCGTGCCAGATCCGACCGTCAACCCGACATAGTAGAGGAGTCTCACCAGCAAGACACCAGATGATGGATGACCGCAACCACCAGCCATCTTGCTGAAGAGCCATCGCTACCATCCAGGGGATGGGGACGAGGTCTTTAGGCTTGAACACAGCGTGACTACCATCCGACGGTCGCGTTTCCCCCATGCTGGTTATGTTGTGCTGTTTACCTTCAATGGATGGACTCTCTCGCCGTTCTTGGAACGCATAATTGCTTTGTCCTTTGCCACCCCAGTATGACTGGCCGAGGTTCAGCCACAGCGTCCCATCCTGTCTCAACACCCGCCGCACTTCCCTGAATATCTCCACCAAGTGTTGAACAAACTGTTCAGGCGACGGTTCAAGTCCTAGCTCCCCACGCCATGCACCACAGAGGGAACAGAAACTATTGGTGCCTCCACCATGATAGCTCCCCCTGTTGGTCATCTGCTTATCTGTCAGACCGGCGGTCTGACAGATGTTCGCTTGCTCTAATCCCCACACATGCCGACACTCGCTATCCCCTCCCCAGACCTGGAGCTGGGTGCCGTATGCGCGTAGGCCCCAGTAGGGAGGTGAGGTGATACAGCAATGAATACTCTCGTCCGGCAGCTGTCTTAGCACTTCCAGCACATGGCCATGGACTATGGTGTCGGGTTCATAGGGCCCTAGCTCTCCCACTGACGATCCTTCCTCCACCACTCCCCCATCAACGCCGCGTCCGCATCATGCTCCGTCCACGCTTCCGAGGGCCAGATGGACCGCGCCACCGCTACCGATGCGTCCTTGGTGCTGCCGGGGAATCCGCTCAGCATCGCCTTCTGCCAGGATCGAGGCTTGACTTCATGCAGTTCCGCATCCGACATGGCATGCTTCGCCAGGATCAGCACGTCCATCGCCGAGTACATCCGCCGCTTGCTCTTGACATTCATCTTGGAATAGGCCGCGATGTTCTGGTCGAACTCCACCACCACGTGCTCCACATCGTCCCAGGGCAAGCTATCGCAGAAGTCCTCGTACAGATCCCACATCCACTGGTGGTGCGAGTCCAGCTTGGGAATGATAATCGTACCGTGGGAGATGAGTTCACCGTTGTCGAAGAGTGCGAAGCCGGAGGCGCGAGCGGCTAGGTCTACGGATAGAATCTTCATGAATGCCATCCTCCATGCTTAGCCACCATCGCCGCCGGACGACTCCACGTTCTCATCAGTGCCTTCCACTCACGCGAATAGTTCAGGTACTGGTCGGGCGGCTGATAGAGTTGGGCAAAAGGCGTTCCGCCCATCTGCCAGACTGCTTCCATCCGCGCCTCAGTATCCGCCATAGTCTCTCTACCATATCCGATCATGGTGTACACTCGGATCTGCCACTTGTTCAGGAATGATAATCTGTCAATGGCCTTCTCAACTGACTGCAATCGCCCCACGGTATCCGCTGCTAGAAAGACCTGCCCAATCTTCAGTGACCGCAGTTCATCTGCGAACCATGAATCGAGCAATCGTGCGTCTAAGCCCCCAGAAAACGAAACTGCACGATTCTGGGCCTTTAGCATCGCCAGTACTTCCTCCTTGTGCTTGCGCGGTGCTGCTAATAGGTTGTTGTCCTGTATGATCCACCCAGGCTTGATGTCCAGCAGCTTAAGCTCCCCTTCGCGCTCTGGCACCAGACACCAAGGACAGTGGTTCGGACAACCCCTAGTCGTGAACGTCACTCCGGGCTTGACGTAGCGTCCAGGAATGAAGTCGCCATTCCCACCGAAAGCGGGTCCACCGATCTTGACAATCTCATAGTGGTTTGCCCAGGCACCCCTCAGCCGCTGTCCCTCTTCAATGTCCCAGGTAAAAGCAACCGAGACATGCACTTCATCTGCCTCTGGCCGCCACAGGGGAGGATCACCAATAAAAGCATAGGGATCACTTGGCGTCAACGACGTTCGACGCGGGAACACTCTTATCATCGCCATCGCATCACGTTCCGAGCATGAATCAGCGTGTAAACGATGACACCAGGAAGCAGCCCCCACTGACGCAACCACACAGCATAGAAGATCCAGAGTACTTGGTTCACCAGTCCTAACCGTGGCCCCCACTTGCTCTTGTTACCCATCAGCCAGAGCATCACACCTGAAGTGGCGCTCAGTAACCAGGACAAATGAATCGGCTGAATCATTCTGCTATCTATCCTTTCACAGTAGGGCCAATTGCACAGCAGACAAGCGCGCCTTGGCGATCCTAACGTACCTAGAATTGTTATCACAACCGAAATAGCTGCGCCCCGTCTTCTTTGCTGCCAGCAACGTTGATCCACTACCAGCAAAGGGATCAGCTACTATACCCCCTGATGGTGTTCTTGTGAGACAGCACAGGTACTCCATCAACGCTAGAGGCTTTACCGTAGGATGGTTGTTTCTATGACAGTTGATTTCTCTGCCTTCCGAACCAACGTGAGTCTTTGTGTCTAGCCCCCCACAAACCACACAGGGCAACTTGCCGATAAGACCCTCTTCCCGTTCTAAGAATGATGATTTAGGCTGGTAGAAGAACCGAGCGGCGGTCCCAGTATCTCCGCTATATCGCGCCGTCCTTCTTCGTGCATCCTTTCGATAGCGATGACCGAACATATCCTTCGCCCCTCTTCGTGGTTGACAATCCCCTGCCGGATCACGATAGTACCCAGCGCTCGGCCTCTCTCCGCTCTGTTCACTCAGTATGCGAACTGGACATCCAGGACAACACCTCGAATAGGTAACAGTCTCTGAGCTGCTGCCCATGGCCGTTTCACATTCTTCGTCATGGGTCAGCAGTAAGTTTGGTGGCCAACGACCATCAGCCCCACCAACCCTGCCCCCATCGATCCACAGCCCCGCTACACCCCACTTCAATGCATTGTTCGCATACGTCCCCTCTCTCGGCTTCATCGCTACTATGATGGGTTCCCAAGCAGGTTTCAGTGCAGTCCCCCATCCGACCCAAGACGTGGCGGCACCCGCACCGTTATGCGCCACCTTGTCTATCGCCTTACTGATATTGTGGCTTTTTGGGGTGCCTTGAGCGTAAAGCCACATCATACAGTCTCTGATCTCCCACCCTGCATCCTCGATGGCACACATCAAACGGTGGTGAGCCCGAGTTCCTCCGAAGGCCATAAGAATTGCTCCTGGTTTGACAACTCGAAGAGCGACCCGCCAGTGAGCTACCCCAGGCACTCCGCTGTCCCAATCAGTGTCCAGGAACTCCAATCCGTATGGTGGATCGGTGATAATGGTGTCAATACAGTTGTCCGGCATCTGCTTCATCACATCCAGACAATCGCCCACGACGATGGTATCTAGCTCGAATGGCCCCAGGTTACCCACCCACCACCTTCCCCTTCACCTTCTGCCACGCCCGCTGGGCCAGCTTGCCAGTCCCAAGATATGCCACAACGTTACCGTCACTCCACAGACAACCATGACTCTCCCTTATCTCAATAGGTTCATGCCTTCCCGACTGTATCCGTAGGCACCCCAGGACATACTTCGCGGCTTTCACTGGCGCATCCTTGCCAAAGACTAAGAACTGCTCAGCTTCACCTGTCTCCGAGTCCACTACATCCACCCATCCGGGTATCGGAACCGTGAACTCCAGCCCATCCCTCGGGCTCTCCAACCGTTCCTGCCTTACCCTCGACAGCGACCAGTCCTCTTCGGCCGCCGTCTCCAGCAATTCCGCCACCTTCTCTATGCGTTCCGCTTCGTGCTCTTCCTGGGACCACCCAGACCTTGGCAACTGGTGGCCAGCAAGGTGCATGAGCTCTACATGCCAGCTAAACGCCTTGTCCTCGATCCGCTTCTCTTCCGGGAACATCAGTGCCGTAGCGTAGTACGTCCAGAGTGTGTGATAGCCGACGTTGGGAATCATGGACGCGACCTGCTTGACGTATTGCACCCAGTCATCCCTGCTACCGCCAGCCCGACGATGCAACGCTACCAGCAAGTCCCCTACACCCCACTTGATGTCAGCATCCGCCCTAAGCAGTTCCCCGATGGTGGAGGACACTTCTTCGATGTCCGGCATAGGCCCGTCTATCAGCTGGTGAATGATAATCTGGACGTGCTCGGGAGTGTTTTGGCAGATGCTGGTGGCGTAGAGTTGGCGCCCAGAGTTTTGGTGCACCAAAAGATCCGTCACCCAACCCTCCTATGCGACATCTTCTAGTCCCTCCAGTGTCGGTTGCTTGTCCAACCATCGCAGCATCGGAACTACCCACCTCGCTGCTCGATCTGGCTCAAATCCATAATGCGTTCCATCAAAGCTATCTGCTCCCACATGATGGCAGAAGAGAACACGAGGACGGGAGTTCACCCTTCCGACGTGCAACCACTTCCCACGCCTCTTCGCTTCAGCCATCAGCGCCACACTCGGAACCGTCAACTTCCAATCATCCGTCCCACCCACAAAGAAACACTCAAAGCTGTCCCACGGAATCACCTCTGGCGCGAGTCCATCCTGCGACACAAAGGCTACGGGCCAACCTCCAGCATGCAGCTCTGGCTCCCACTTACGGAACCGTTTCAGAGTTGCTTCAGCATCACCCACTGAATCGGGGGCAACGATGAAAAGGCACTGTGGTTGCCAATCTGCCATTACTTCCAACATCCTTCTGTAAGGTTTCGATGCAAAACCCTTCTTGCTATACGCTCCGTTGTCGCCAGCCCAGCGACACCCGCTGTCTCTTACGAACCTATGAAGTGTCCCGGGACTGTCCAGAATTCCTACTAGCCGAGGATGATCCACGATCGCCCCTCGCCATACTTCAGCACTACTCGGCGTAAGTAACATCACGACCAAATCTCACCATCAGTAGCGACCAGAATAGTCCACCTGCCACCTTCGCTGTCGCCTGACCGTAAACGATCTCCATGCTGGGTGGCCAGCCAAAAGCCAGTGACGGAAACAGTACTGAATCCGAAGCTGCGCTGGCAAGATTGCTCCAGTTCACCCGCTCAAAGCGCGATGACCGTCTGAAAGCATGGTAGACCAGACCATCAACCAACCCGCTCACGGCAAAGGCTATAAAGGATGCGACTGCGATCTGCCCGGCGTTGCGATTCAGGATCCAGGAGATGAATGAACCTGACGCTATCAACAGGCCCATCTTCCACCACAGACCCTTCCTGTTCCACGCATCATGTAGAGCATCGCGTGTCGTGATGTCCAGACCGATGAACACAAACCCGTTGATGGGCGTTACCCACGGACCCAACCATGCCGTCAGTAGGTTCGCCGCTATGATTGCCACCAAGTAAACACTAACCAACACTGTTCCCATCATGTCTCCTTTCGCATGCATCAATCAACCTCTACCTCTTCTGCCATACCGACGCCAAGTATCATAGGCATAGACTACCAACATCAACGTCATGACCCCGTAGAAGATATAAGCCCCAGTCGTCCATTCAGCCACTATCATTCCCCCCTTTCTATGCTAGTCCTTCCAACAATTCGACTGTTTCACCCGCCTTCACCCGCAACCGCTCCACTTCATCCAACAGCTTGGGAATGTCCGTCCTGGCATGCGCCACGAACTCCCGATCCCGCTGCGACCACGGCGCATACCCATCTGCCGGCCGGTACATCCGGCTCTGCAAGACCCACACTACGCCCGTATGCCCATGGTTGTACCTGAACTCCGGCCACCACGGCTCCACACCCGTCGAGCTGCAGACGTAGGTATCCGCTTGCACCAAGTCGTGGCCCTCTTGATACCGATGGATCTCCCAGGGCCCCTTCGTCGCCGCTTCCACCCTCGCCCGTATGGCGTCCAGTTCTTCTCTAGTCATCTTGCCCCTCCAGCCATTCTTGTACGTCTTCCGTTGACGGGAACGCTTCCATCTGCTGGCGTATCCTGTGCATGATGTCTAGCATAGTCTGCTTCTCCTTCGCCACGATCATCGCCACCATCGGATCCTGGCGACTCCCAACAGCAAGGTGCGCCAGCCCACAGCATATCAGAGATGCTTCTGCTTCCGTCAGCTCCAGCGCGATGTAGGCGTCGGTTCTCATCCCTGGCCTCCTAGCCAGTCAGCCACGTCCTCACCACTCGGATAGACGCTACAGCCCGTCACACACTCCACGATCTCTTCATACACCCGACAGAGACTGTCCAATCCCTCCGACGTTACCCCTCCAGCCGCCAGATAGTCTATGGCTGCGCCCACATGCAGGCTCAACGCCGTACCGATGCAATAGGCCAGAACCGTAGCCGTCTCTTCCGACATCTCCAGCGTAATCACTTCTACTCCTCCTCGACGCCCACCACCTTCACCACCGGCAACGTCTTGAGAATCCCTTCCCGCCCAAACATCCATCGGAAAGGTGGTGACTTCTCCGCGATCTCTTTAGCTGATTCGCTGTCCTTCGCTTGAACTGATACCTGCTGCTGGATGGTTACGACGTAGTTCATGGTATGACTCCTTGATAATCACTAGAACAATGCCAGTTGAACCCTGGATAGACGTTCATTCGCCATCGCCACATACTCGGGATTGATGTCACAGCCGAAGTAGTGGCGACCCAACTTGCGTGCAACCACTGCTGTAGTTCCAGACCCCATGAATGGGTCGAAAACCAATTCACCCTCATTGCTGCTGGCCAGCATCACTCGCTTCAAGAGAGCTTCGGGTTTCTGTGTTGGATGCCCAACTCGCTCAGGACACGTCAAGTTGAACTCTGGAAAGTACCAGACCGATGCGGGCACCTTTGTAGCAATGCCCCTACGCTTCATCGCTTGTGATGTCGTAGGAACCTGGACGGCATGGGCATTGAAAGTCCAGGGGCTGCCACTGGTATAGTGAAGCAAGTCCTCGTGTCGATTTGGCCATCTGTCCTTGCGGGAATGATAGATGACCCTCTGCCAGACGACCCAACTGAGACGACGCAAGCACCTATCTAGGTGCGGTACTAGATGGAGCGTTGCATCACCCATGCTCGTCATGTATAGCGTCCCACCTGAGCGCAGAATCCGCGCACTCTCTGGAATCCATTCATCCGCCAAAACATCCCAGCCACCCTTCCCCATCCCGTAGGGGGGATCAGCGAATACCAAATCTATACACCCCCCTGGCATCTGTCGCATCACGTCCAGACAGTCACCCACTACGATGGTATCAAGCTCAAACGGCCCCAGATCACCCACTAGCCCACCTCTCCCTTGCGTAGATCGCTACCCCTATCTCCCCCACTACCAGCATCACCAGCAAGGCCATTGGCGAAACGTCCAGTAGCACGAATCCCAACGCGCCCAACACAATGAAACACCACTTCACATTCACCACAATCCCTGCTCTACAACCACATAGAAAACTGAAGCGATTACCCCAAACACAATAGCCATCAGCTTCTTGGCACCAGAAACCTGTTCTTCCAGCACCGTCCGTTCCTGATCCAGATAGTCGGCAACATCCTGGCATGAAGGCAAGTCGGCCATGCACTGGAGATGATGGAGTATCGCATTCCACTCATCTCGGCTTCGGTCTTCTTCGGTACGCAGATACCCGCAACCCTTACACACTTCACCAGACCGTCGGTACCCACAGTAGGGACATATCCACTCATTCATCGCCTGCCCTCCCAGAACCCATCTGCTTCCATCTCTTCAGCACCAATCACGCACGCGGCGATTCCAGTTCACTAGCGAAGTACCACCATATCGCCAGCATCACCACCCCTAACAACATGAGCGGAACCAGACACCGTAACGAGATAACGAGATACTTCTGAGTCATCGCCCCCTCCAATACTCTACGATCACAACACACGCCACTACGAACGCCATGATGCCCAGAATGATAATCATGCTAAGTCCTCAGAAGTTCGGTTGCGCTTCACCCAGTCGGAACGTGGCGGGATCGAACATCAGGTGGAATGTGAACCCTGGCGCTGCCATGCGCTGCTTTACAATCCGCATCAATAGCAGCTTGTCAGTCACCTTGAACTCTCGCCCATCCGCTGTGTCCACAATCTCCCAGCCCCCATACGTCCACGGCCGACAGAGACCAACCACCTTGTCCGATGCCTGCTCTATGGCACTACTCATCTGCCCCGAGCCGAGCTGCGGGATCTTCTCCTTGAAGTTGTCTACTTCCCGCCCTGCTTGCGCAGCGACCAACACCGGACATCCCACCCTGACAGCTAGCCGTTTGCACTGGTTGACGGCTTCATAGACTCGCTCCCACTTTTGGTAACTGCCCGTCGAATCTGGCGGGATCAACTGTACGTAGTCGAAGCACATCAGCGTTGGTTTGATCTTCATATCGGGTCCATAGATCTCACCCGAGGCGAGCTTGTCAATAGCGCGGAAGACAATCTCTGGCGTCATCTCTGTGCGACCTAATCCAGCCGATCCCAACCCAAGTCCAATAATCCAGATTGGCAAACTCGCTCGATACTGGACTTTCGTAACTAGCCGATTGATGTCGGCCCGCCCCCAGGCAATATCATCAAGTTTCGTCTCATCATCAGCCTCAATCATCGCCTCCAATTCAGGAACCGACTGCTCCCATGTCACATAGATGACACACGACCCTTCTTCGCCAGCCTTGTAAATGCGCATGGCCTCACGCCGTGCCATGTAGATCAAGAGTGATGTCTTGGCTGAGCCAGGGCGACCTATCAAGCTCACTAAATCACCAGGATGCAATGGGATGATCTTCTCATCTATGGCCTTGACACCCCACGTCACCTTTGGTGCTTCCTGCAACTGGCCTGCATAGTCAATGAAGGCAGTTGCCGCTTCTGCCGGCGAGAAGATGATGTCTCGGATCATTTGATCCTCAGCACTCTCGCCCGTCTCAACCTGATAGGTGCTTTTGGTCTCTGCCATCATACCCCCTTCAGCCTACAGTGATACGTCCAGCGGAATCTGAGTCATCGGTTCTCTTGCCACCCGTGGCCTGGATATAGTCCAACACCCGACCACTTGGTGGCCGTGTACTCGTCTCCCACAACAGTTGTGCTAGACGCCCCACACTGATCTTCTTGGCCAGATTGCCTACACGCCCAATGTTGACTGGTTCATGGTTCGGATACAGCGTGTCGTGCATCTTTGCCAGCACAGCGTACTGTCTGTTCTTGCGGTCTCGGTAGTGATTCAGTAGGTCGCGCCAACCCTGAAAAGTGGTGGGGGGAGTCCAGGACGGCGTAGCCGTCTCTTGTGTAGTATTCAAGGGTTCAACATCCAAGGGTACAACTTCGGCATTCCCATTTGGGATCGCCTCATAATCCCATTTGGGATTTACGGACTCGCTCTCATCAGCGCCGATTGGCATTTCTGCCACCAACCAAGTAGACAGAGGTTCGTAGTTTTCCAGCGAACTCCACTCCCGAATAAACTCTGGCTTGACTGTTCTCGGTGCTTCGTGAATAGTAATCTCCGTGGTGTAGTGTTTGGTCCGCTCTTGTCCTTGTGGTACGCGGATGCTAACAAAGCCGCACTTTTCCAGGGCGGCATTGATTCTTTGTAGTCGTGAGGTTCCTATCCGACAGGCTCTGGCAATCCGTTGCTGCGTAATGGCCTTTACCACGCCTTCGCGCCCAAGTCGGCAGTACACGCTATAGACACCGACAGCGCATATCCCAAGAACGGGCATCCAGAGATCGTAGACATAGTTCGGAACATCCACGTTCCAGGGCCTATCACTGATGAATCGTATGCCCCCATCAGGCGTCGTCTGGTATAGCTTCTTGCCCAGTCTCTTGGTCGCCATTCTCACCATCTCGGATTACCTTGCTGCACAACACGCGCTCTGACCATTCAGGGATATCGCCTATGACAAAACTACATCCTGCGTCATCATAGTTTCCCCTACGGTTAAGCAGTGGCTTCAGCTTGCTGATGAAATACATCTCAAGGATACAGGCATCAGACCCATTTGGTGTCTCTATATATCTGAGGTAGACAGGGCGATCATAGTTTGTGAATCGTTCTTCGAAACTCTGTCCCATTCGAGACCCAAGATTCCTAACACTCCGTCCAACATAGAGTGGAGTTTCATCGTCGCGCCAGAATCCATACACGCCGCTGGTGTCTTGGAGCTTCCAGACTCTTGCTTCGAATTCCTCACTAACACGATGCCTAAACACATGCCCCGCCTGGAACAAAGGTCGCTTTGGTGGTTCACTTAGCCATGCCCAAAGCTTGTCTTCCTGAAGTAGTCCAATTCCATCACATTTGAGTGCCCACGTATACTCGTCAGCTAGTCCCCGATCATAGACTTGCTCAAGATAGAATGCTCCTGGAAGCAACTGTGTCTCATCAATGACTTCATCAGAGTTTCGCAGCGCCTTGTTCAGATAGTTGATGAAGTGCCGCTTGCTCTGGATATATGCCATCTACTCAGCGACCCTCCCACTCCTCGCCCACGCCAACAAGTTCTCTACCTTCCACCCATCTTCCACCAACAAGTCATCCGGCTTCCTTGGCAGCTGTACCACCTTCGCGTTGGATCCTATGTCGGACGCGATCTTCTGCGCTTCATCTCGGGCATCGGGATCTAGGGCCACATAGACTTGGCGCTGGTGGAAGTGCGGGGCCCAGCCCGCCTTCCAGCCCTGCTTATTGATAATCGCACATGAGTCCAGGCCATGCTTCACGAGAATGACACTCTTGAGGGCGCCTTCCGTGATCCACAGTGGCTTGCTACCCGAATGGATGGTGTCGGCATTGAAAATCGTCGGGTTGGATTCCATGCGGTTCTCCCACCGATAGCGCATGTGGCCGTCCCCGTGGATCATTCGGTACTGGATGCCCCGTAACTCACCGCCCACCTTCCAGGGTATGCTTATCGCTGGGCCCCAGGGCGATTCTCGATAGCCTAGCCCGAAGTGTTCCGCCATCGTGTAGTCCACGCCCCGCTGTTCTAGGTACTCCAACGCTTCAGCGTGCTTCAGTAGGGCATCAGCGTACTCTTCATGCCACTTGACTTCCGCTGCCAGCACTCGGATTCGCTGCTTCTTGGCCTTGGCAATACGTTGGTGGACTTGGGCCTGGGCGCGGTATGATCCCGAAGTCAGTATGCCGGACTCTATCACCTGCGTTGCCGCCTTGAAGTCCAGGTTCTGGAACTCCATCACCCAGTCAATCACGTCACCCTTGGCATCACACCCGAAGCAGTAGAATCCATTTTGGTACACCGCAAGGGACGGATCGGTATCGCCATGAAACGGACATGTCCACTTCCAGTGATCACCGTTCTTGTACTCTGGTTCGCCTAACGTCGCTGCTACCCAATCCCGACAATCCACCGCTTCCTTGATTCTGGCTGCGTCTTCCATGACGTGTCCCTCGTTCTATGTATGAGTCCAACCTGGGGCAGCCCCCAGGCTTTGATAATGTGTATAGGTTTCCTGTTCCCAATGATCTATGCAGCTACAGAGACCGCTGGCAGATAGAGGTCTAGGGTCAGCATCGGAAGAGCGATATACCGCTTGCGGTTGGCGTTCTCAGCCAGCAAGTTGCGCCTCTCAGTTGTCTTGCGAATGATGGTGTCCCTGTGGGTAAACACAGCTTCGATGTCTGCCCTTTTGCCGGAGATGAACTGCCCCTTATGGCAGTAGCAGACCGTGACCCCCATGTCGGACAGCCGCCCTGTCACGTCAGACCAGTGATTGAGGATGTACCGTATGCAGATGAACGAGTCCTTGTGCGCATCAAACATGGCGTCACCATCTCGGATCTCGTCAGCATGCTTCTCATAGTAGTCAACGGCGACCCTGGCCACCCCATTCTTGGGAATCGCCTTCTCGCTTCCCGTGGGCATGACCTTGCGAATCAGGTCACACACCACATCGGTTCTCCATTCCTTGACGGCGGCATACTGCTCGCAGAACGCCTGCCGTGACTCTTCACTCTTGAACTTAGGCATTCTTTTCCTCCCATACCTGTTCTAGTCTGTCTAGTCCATTGCGGACACTGTTGTGCCAGCCCTTCAGGAACTGGCCTGCCTCTGGTGAGAACTTGCCGAAGTCAGCGACCTTGATAGCTAGCTGGACAGCGGCACTAAACGTCTGAACCGCTTCGATGTACTCCTTGACCTCGCGTGGGTTGTCTTGTCGTTCTTTCTGCTCCTTTCGTTGTTGGCGGCGCTTGACCGTAGCCTTAGCCCTTACCAGTTGCTGGAAGGCGGGATCGTGGTAGTCAGTGCTGAGGATGGCTTCGCGCTCAGCGTCATCCTCGGCAGCAGAATACGACTCTGCGACTTGACGGGTCTCAGTCGATGTGAGTTCTTCTCGCTCAGCCTTATCAATCACGCTGATGCGCTCATTTGGGGAAAGGCCAACCTCCCGTGGTTGCCTGATATGCTTTTCCGTGATGTGAAAGTCATTGCCCTGGACAATGGGTGATAGCTTAGCCAATATCGGTGCCGGCTCTTCCAGCAAAGACAGCAATCGAGAGACAAAGCTGAGGTCCATGATCCCACGCCTAGCCACTTCATTGCGACTCCATCCCGTCTGCTCTATGAGTCTATGCAGACCCTTGGCTTTCTCTACTGCTGACAGATCTTCTCGCTGCACATTCTCAATCAATGCCTGAATGAGCGTATCGGTATCATCCAATCCCTCCACCACACACTCAAGCTCCGCTAGCCCTGCCCGACGTGCTGCCTCTGTCCGTCTATGGCCGTACACCAGCTCATACGACCCGTTCACTGGTCTCACCTTCACCGGCACGATCAGCCCCTGCTCCCTGATGGACTGTGCCAGCTCATTCAGCTTGTCCTCATCCCATGATGTGCGTATTGGGTGAGGCGATGGCTTGATATTGTTAAGTGCGATCTTCATTCATTCCTCCGTTCTACTCTAGCCACCACCAACCGTTCCCGTTCGTGTCACCGTTCTCTGAGTACTCCAGCATCCCGTACAGCAACTCAAGTTCTTCACGTGTGTAGTCTGCTATGATCCTGTCCCCCTCTCTATGCCATCGGGCCCCCTCGACTTGGACGTACTCCCCGTCATCCTGTACTTCCCAGATGGGGCCTAGAAGTGGGAAGCGGGTGTCACCGGGGAGAGAGAGTCGGATCACCTCCTCTAGTTGCTTGGACATGCCTGGTAAAGATGGCCGTCGCGCCAGTCGTCTGCGCGTTGCTGGTACTCCGCTGAAGAACATACTCGTCGCATGTGCCTCAGATCCCCCATCACCAGCATGCATCGTCGCAGTAGGTTCTCGCCCCTGGTCACCAGCTTCGCTTCTCTGGCTTCTAGGGTTGCTAACTGGATTGATAATGCGTGTCGGGCTTCGGTAACCTTGCGTCGTTCGAGGAAGACTTCGCAGGCGCCCCATAACTCCGATTGGGCGTTCTCGATGTGTCGGATGGCTGTGTGGGTGAGGTTGCCTCGTTCCGTCAACCCGTCCCACAGACTGCTTTGAGTGTATCGTCTCTGTTCAGTATGGAGGTCGATCATGATGTTGGCCTCCTTTGATTGTGGGGGCAGGGGCCTCAACTTCCCCTACCCCCTTGCCTCTGATTGCGGTGGGGATAGGGGTGGCCTATCCCCACCTAGCCTAACGTGGATCGTCGGACTGATCCCTAGCAGCGATCCCCTCTCCGTTGCACGGTATCCGGCTAGACGGGCCGGACGGTGTTTCCCTAGAGAGAGCGAGCATCATTAAGCCTCCGTGCCGGCATTCACGACTACTTCAATCTTACTGGCGTAGCGCCTTGTAGTTCCATGTAAATACCCATCAGATCCCCAATGGGCAGAGCCTTGAAACCACGATTGATGATTGTCTGGGCAGATTCTGACTTGAGGGGCAGGAACACCGCATTGCTTTCCTGAAGATTCTCGAAGTCATCCTTGACTATGCAGAGCATGTTCCCATCAACGAAATGCTTCATGGCATCCTCCCACAGAACTTAGAGTGGTAGAGCTTCGGGTTCCGCTTGCTTCTGCTGGTCCCGCCAGCGTAGGGCTTCCTTCTGGGCCTCGCCATAGTCCAGATCGCAGTCCATGAGGCTGTCTATGCCAAGGGCGGTGTGAACGTCATCGTGGGACAAGCCAGCCTTCTTGGCCCATCCCCAGAAGCGCCCACGGGTACTATTGTTGACCACCCAGGGCTTTGGTTTCCCAGTCGTGGGTTCTTCAGCTGTTGGTTCCTCGGTAGGTTCTGGTTGTGGTTCGGATCTTGGGGATGAAGTATCGCCGTCGGGCAGGGCCCACTTGGGCAGTGCTGGTGTGGTTGATAATCTGACGGTCTTGCCGTACTTCTGGCACGGAACCCAAACTGCTGGAAGCTGGTAGAGATAGCGTCCGATGCCCCACTTGACGGCCGCACGCTTGAAGGCATCAGAGAACCCACCCTTCGTAGCTTCAAAGTCCGAATCATCCGCCCCGTCGTACTTCCACACCCAGCCCTCTTCATTGCGGATGCCGATGCCAGCCTTGACTGCACCACCCTTCCACTCATCATAGGTGTCGGTCCAGTTCATGGGCCCTACTACTTCATCCAGTCGCTCCATTACCGCACGAGCGTCAATGTAGGCCAGGGCCAGAGCCTTGGTATCATCCTTGTTGGTGGCACCTGCCCGCCACTGGACTTCCTCAGCTGGGAACGGAGACTTCAGGCGTTCTAGCTGTTCCTGGTTCATCATTCACTCCTTCCGTACTTCTCACCGCACTTCCCACATACCCATTCACCATGCTTCTGGTGGTGGACGGTCATTGCCTTGCAGTGCTCACAGTAGCGGAACATCTCACGTGCCCCCCTTCGCACCACCACGCAGCGTCGCATTGCGATCAATCCCACCATGCTTGTCAATGACTGCTGCGACTACAGTCACGGGAACATACCCGTAGACTGTGCCTGTAGGAGCATCGGGATCTTCAGCCCAATCCATGATGTCGGGTTCTTCCTGCGACGGGAACCCCAGCTCTACTTCACTGTAGGGCCCATAGTTGTCTCTAGGGCTACAGTAGTGCGTTAGGCTTGCTTGCACTGACACGGTAAACCCATCAGCACAGATGATCTTGGGCCTAATATCCAGCATCTCCCGAAGCCCGCGGGGCAAGCCCTCCATGCTCTTCCGAGTTTCCTGTAGATATTCGTTCACAATATCCATCACGCCCCCCTTACCCACGCCCACCCATCATGATGAATGCGGCGTGAGCCACTGTCATTGATAATCGGGATCAGCGTCTGCGCCCGCTTCTGGGTAAGAACGTAGCAGCGATTTCTATGCGGACGACAAAAGATGATTCGGGGATAGTCCTGCGTGTAGGCGTTGATGGCGATGACTTTCATCGGGGTCTCCTTCCAAACTCCTGGCCAGCATCTGTCTGCGTTCCAGCTCTACAATCAGCCTAGAACTATGACAGTGCGGGCAGTTGGCCATGACATACAGCCCCCCGCCGTAGGATCGCATGTCCCACAGTCGGGGGTCCTCCCATCCGGACCGGACCGCTTCGCAAGCCCCACAGTAGTAGTCAGCATCGGGGTAGAACTTCACGCGGCCTCCCTCACCCGAGTATCCGCTGCGCCAAGTCCATCAGCATCGCCAGCGGCACGGCCAGCACCAGCAGGAACAATGGCATGTATGCGTTCATGTTGCCTCCCTATCTCGATGATCCCCTTCAGCATGCTGGCAAACCGCTGGGATGCCTTCATGCTGGGGACTTCTCCGTATCGAATGATAATCGCGTCTTCGGGGATCACTGGGTCTTCCTTGGCGCAAAGGCCAGCACGATCGCTACTACCGCAAAGATGCCCCACGCTATCGCCATCGGATCTGCCATCATTCCTCCTTCGCAAATCTGGGCGCCTTGGTGGTACGACGCTCTTCGACCGACTTTGCTATCCATTCATTCTGCCCCTTGCACCCCGCGTAGCCCCTCAGATGCCCACAGGCCCACATCCGCTTGCCTGTCGGCACGTAGAACTTACAGAGAGTACAGTTGTAGGGATATCGTTCGGGATCGGGGTATCTTCGGATCGTCATTTGAACATACTCATTCGGCTTGGTCGATCCACATAAGCGGGAAGCGCATCATCTCGTTCCTGCTTGGTGACCCGCCATTCGTCTGTCTCTAGCCCCTGAGACTCAGCCCACTCCCGAATCCCCTCACTCCAATTCACCTTGCCGTGTAGGCGATGCGCCGCCCAGACTGCCTTGGCGTAGGACGTTTCGCCCAGGGGTGCTTCCCACCATTGGCGTTCCAGATCGTAAGCGAACATGGGCAGGTGGATCTTCACCCACCCGAGCCACCCCTTGAGGATGCCGCGTCGGGGTGACTGGAAGATCAGACTTCCGTTGGTCCTGGAGAACGTGGGGCGGAACTCGGGGCCGTCTTGCCGTGTCCTACCTGCGAACTCTTGGCTGATCTTTTCTGTCATCGTAACCATCTAAGCCCCCTAGACGCTCTCTAGCTGTTTGAGGTATCGGAAGTCCTAATCGCCCTGAAACACGCCCACCGATGCTTAGAATTGATCCTACGGCCTGCTAGACGCTATTCCTGGTGCTCAGTTGGCACTTCTTGGTGCTCACTTGGCGAAAATTGCTGCAAAAAAACAAGGGTGAGTTCGGGATACCGGCGCATGATCCGTCGTTCCAGATCCGCACCTATCCCGCGCTCACCCCTGAGAAGTCGGTAGTATGAACTGAAGTGCATACCGAGTCCTTCAGCAAACTCCACTATCGACGTATCTCCGCGCTTCTGCTCCAGTGCCTCCAATAGCTTGTTCACTATCCTCCCTCCGTTGTTGTCACCTGGCTACTATTATAGCATACTTTTGGCCACTTGTCAAATCCAATTTGCCACGACTTTCGCCAAACGGTCAAATTGCCTTCGGAATATGCTATAATAGGCGCATGGCAGAACGAATCCGTACCGACAGAATCAGAGAACGCATGGAGGCACTGGACTTTACACCGGGGCAGGTGTCCTATCGCTCGGGTGTAAGCGTTGGTCATATCTATCGCATGCTCAGTGGCGAACGGCCCAATGCTTCAGCAATAACTCTGGGCAAGATTGCAGAAGCTCTGAATACTACTACCGACTATCTCCTCGGTCTCAGTGATCAGCACTGGCTTGCCGACCAAACCTCCACCCCCCGAACCGAACTCGAATGGCAATTGCTGGATGACTTTCGTAAGTTCCCAGAAGATGAACAACGCACGATCCTGAACATGGTGCAATTCCTGCAGCAGCACCAGCAGCGTACCCGACACCCACGCATCATCGGAGATGACGAAGGGCCACCGACCACACAGGGTCAAGACCTAGAGGAGTGAGGCCACGATAGCGACCTCCGACACATTACGCTGGCGTCCAAAGTCAGCACAGAACTCAATAGGATGTCTACCCAATGCCGCGACCAGACACCCGCACTCACCCACACGCATTCCCGCATGATGAGTTAGAGGACTTATTTGTGAAGATTATCCGGTCGCTGAGACCGTGCCAGCAGCAACTTCTCGGGAGAATCATGGTGCAGTGTTCTTCATGTTGTGGCCCACCTGGATGCCACGAAGCCTGTACTGCGTATTGTGATGGGCGTACCTGCAAGGCCGAGTAGGCACCTCCCCAACGGCATCAACGAATACCTCTTCGGTTGGTTTGTGAAGCGTTTGACACCACCCTCCCAACTCTTCCTTGCACACTGGCTAAATGTTCCCATACGCATCTGGTTCGAGATTGATCAGCTAGGAAATATCCGACGGCTGGAATGATAATCGCTGAAGGGAGATGGGCGATGGCATGGCTGCTGATCTGGCTAGGTTCCGCTTTTGTGTGCTCCATAGTCGCCGGCAACAAACGACGTAGCGCCCTGGCGTGGTTCATCGTCGGCGCCCTGCTGGGCCCCCTGGCCCTCATCATAGCACTTTGTGTCGGTGAAGCTGGCAACCCCTGTCCCTACTGCAAGAAGACCGTGGACCCCGCAGCCACCAAGTGCCCCTACTGTCAGAGCGAAGTCACCCCCACGTTCTCTACTCAGCGTAACAAGCCGAAGGGCCCCGTCTCGCTGACCGGCAGGATCGTGGGCGGCATCGGCGTGGCAGTCATGCTCTGTAGTGTAGTCTACTTGCAGATCGCCTGGGGAATTGAACGCACCATTACCTACGGCGCGGCCTTTGTGGGCTTGGCCATGCTGCTATACGGCATCAACATACGAGAAGCCCTGCCAGAATCGGAAACATGACCCGAGCCATCTCCTGGGCTGCCGTATCCTCCAAACCCCAGGCTGAGAAGGAATCCCTCAATGACCAGCATCGGTTGAACCATGCGCTGGCTGAAGCGTTGGACTGGGAACTGGTGGCGGACATCACCGTCCCCGGCGAATCCCGATCCTATCATCGCATGGCCGATGCTGTCAAGAACCTCGCCGCCTACCGCACGTTGCAGGAACATGCCACGTCAGGCAACATCCAGTGGATCATCGTCAAGTCCCGCGATAGACTGGCCCGTACTCGCCGCCTCAATCGGGCCGTCGCCGACTATTTGCAGGATCACGGTGTCAGGGTATACTCCCGTACCATGCCCCCCTCGAATACCGACGAACGGACGGAGGCGGACGTCTGGGGAGAGGCTATTGAGTCTGGCTACTCCGAGGCTGAAGTCCTGCGTCTCAAGCAGCGTCGGGAGATGGGCATGAAGGCCAGGGTGCGCCGCGGCTCTCCCCCATCTCGATTGCCCTTCGGGTTCGCCTACGTGTCGGACGGTTCGGGCAAGCCCCGCGTCCAATTCGTCGATCCCGAGGCCGAACGTACCGTCCGCTTCGTGATAGACAGCTTCCTTCGTGGCGTCACCAAGAAGTGGATCATCGAAGAAGCTAACAGCCTCGGTCTGGCCACGTCCCGAGGCGGAAAGTGGGGCAAGGATCTCATCAATCGGATCCTGAACCAGCCCGCCTACTATGGGATGGTAGCCTACGGCCGGCGGCGCTACATCAGGCGGAATGGAAAACGGACGGCCGTCGTCTTCCCCTGGGAAGACTGCATACTGGCCGAAGCCACCTTTGAGGGACTGTATGATCCATCCATGTGGGACAGAGTACAGGCCGAACAGCGTCGCCGTGATGGGGACCACCCCCGTTCCCGCAATGCACCGTTCTTACTTAGCCAACTACTCTACTGCGTCCACCATGATAGGTTCTTCACCGGCAATCAGCGAGAATGGGGCGGACGGTACTATCGGTGTCGAAGCGTTACCCGAGACTGGCGTATCCATTCCATGCGAACCCACGTCATTCACCAGAAGGTGGTGGACTACTTCATCAGGCTGGCCCGAAACCCCCGCATACTGGATGAACTCTTGGGGCAGATGGAAGCCCCCGATGACCAGGGCTGGGAGATGGAAGAACGGCGATTACTGGCTGACCGGGATGACACCCAACTGCGCCAGCGTCGTGTCTGGGAAGCCTATGAATCCGGTGTCATCACCCTTCCCGATTTCACCGAACGGGCCAGGGCCCTCAAGGCCCGCTTGGACAAGAACACTCAGGAACTTGCCAGGATTGACGCAGAACGGCAGCGAGTCCGAGAACGTGACGAGCTGCGCGATCTGCTCATCCACGAACTGCCCCAACACATCAGCCTGCTGGCGAATGATAATCTCACCCCCCAGGAACGGCAGGCCCTCCGCGCCAACCTCACCAGCGTCCTACGCGCCATCCTCATCGAAGACGACGAAGTTACCGGTCTCTGGCTTGCGGGTGCTATGTAGGGTATTCATCTGCATGCGTCATCTCCATAGTACCCATCCCCTAGATGCAAGAACCGCCCCGAAGGACGGCTCAAGATCTCTTCATACACATAGGACATACTTTTAGATTCCAAAAGTCCAGGGGAACGGGAACGCACCGAATAGCAGGACTCTCCGGGCGAAGGAGTTGACCCTTACCTGGGTTTCCGATGCGTTCCCGCCAAGAAGGGAGAAACTAGCTCACTCGGGAACCGCGCCCCATAGTTCCTTGACGTGAGCTAAGATAGAAGCCACCAACTGTGCCACTAACGTACCCCAGGCCAAGAGCACCAATGCCTGGCCCAGAACTTCACTGTACTGCCCGAGAAGGTCCGCTACCAGATAGGGGGTCACGAACCACACCGCTGCGAACCCCAGGATCATGGGAAGCACCATGGACGTGTAGAACCGCCCCACTTCCTGCCAGTCAAACTCACCTGTTCTGAGGGCGGCCGCAATGCCCAGCACCACATCCAGGACAATCAGCCCCCCTAGTGTGCGAACCCTCGGATCCTGTGCGAACGCCTGCAATAGATCCATTCTAAGCTACCTCTCTTTCGCCAACTCTTCGATATCTGCCAACAAGGTTGATAATCTGCCACTCTCTGCGACTTCTGCTTCGTACCGCTCTTGAACTGCGTGGTACATCTCCTCCCAGTCGGGCTCAGGTTCCACCCCATCCAACAACCGCTGCTTCCACCCACCAAGGAATGAGTCGCCAGGGCAATCGCGGTTGTCCATGACTTCCCGATGCCCCACGACTTCCAGGTCATGCCCTACCACTTGTTCCAGGTGGCTGATGAGCTTGCGGGCGGTCTCGATCTGTGCGTCCGTAGGTTCACTACCACCCATGAAGTTGCCCAGCAAGCAGATGCCGATGGACGTTGGGTTGACGGCGCCAGCATGGTAGGACCAAGTCTCCCAATCCTGGCACTGCCACACGCGTCCGTCCATGGCGATGTCAGCATGATAGCCATGCCCAGGCCAGTCCTTGACACCGACGTGATACTCCGCTATCTGCCAGGGCCCCACGGTTGGGGCGACGGCAGAATGGTGGATGACGACTTGGGTGACGTTGGCCAGGCTGCGCCGACTGTAGGTCTTGGTGACGTGCCTGGGGAGTATGTGGCGCAAGTCCATCAGCCAGTCGGGATGCGGAATGATAATGTCGTCGCCCTGTTGCTCTTCCACCAAGTAGTTCTGCAGCAGATCCAGCATCTCGCCCTGAACGTCGAAGCTGTCCCAGGTGGGGTCGTGCGTCCCACAGCAGAAGATGGTGGCGGCTCCGGCTACGTAGTCGTCACCCTGCAAGTAGGAATCGTACCACTTCAGCTGGCGCAGGTACTCCTGCGGCGAAGCGAAGGAACGCCACCCCCCTTGCGCTCCAGGGTCCCAATGAGCAGCGCCGGAATCAATGCCGCACTCTGTAATGAGCAGTGGCGGGATTGAAAATCCCAGGTTCTGTTCCCGCAGGGCCCTCATCATCTTGCGGTAGCGCAACGTAAACCACCCCTCACCTGGATTGGCAGCATCTAGCCCCCTGGGACTATCCATCGCAGGGGCACAGTACTCGTGAATGGCAAGGTAATCAGCAACTCGTAGCGTCTCGTGGAACCACCCCGAGTACCAGTCATAGATGTCGGGGGTTCCGACGCTCCAGTTACCAACAGCCCCCTTCTGATTGGCTTCATGAAGTCGCTGCATGGCTCGCATGTCAAAGCGCATGTAGTCATGGGTGATGTGGGGGCCAATCTCGTTATAGACTACCCAGACGTCTATCAGCCCTTCACGCCCACAGCTTGAATCCAGCATTGCCCCAACGGCACGGTCCGCTCGGGATTCTGGATTGTCTAGCGGTTGCGACGCGAACCACTTCCGCCCGATGATGAGCGTGTTGGGCGAAACTTCCTTCACTCGCCTTGGAAATGACGTGTTGCCCAAGTCCAGATGTAGAACAGCCGCAGGTTTGGCTACCCGGCAGAACTCAACGTACCGATTCTCATCTTCCGGAACGTTGACGTGGATCCCCAGCTTGCTTCCCATATTCTATTCCCTCCTGCTATGCTCTAGCTCATTCCAAGAACTTTGGTCAGCAGGAACGCAATGATCAGGGCTTCCAGGATCTTGATGCCAGAGGCGCAGTAGCTCTTCCACCGCGCCGTCTTAGCTTGCGCCTGTCGCTCCAGTTCACGCAACCTGTCTTCCCGTAACTGCGCTCTCTGCTGCATCTTCGCAATCGAGTCGTTCTGTCTGGCCAGGTGCTGTTCTATGCTTGGTAACACAGCGACCTGGGTGCAGATGGTATTCAGTGTTGCGACAACCCATTGGCTGTCGACTTCTAGTCTATCCGCCATCAGAACTCCCGTTAGTTCAGTCCCAGATAATGGTCCATGTCATCCCATCCATAGACCCTTTTGATTTCATGGCGTGTGGGATGAAGCGAAAACATTGGGTACTCCATCACCCCTTGCCGCCAATTGCTCATGGTGTAGGGGTCCGGCCCCGTCTTCGCCGTACCGACGTTCACGAGATGGGTTCGGTTGGTCGGCATCACCCCCGCACGGTAGGCCAACTCGTGATGCATATACTCCTGGTAGCCATAGGCATGCGTGTGGCCCGAGACGATGAAGTCCGCTACCGGACAGTCGTAGAGCAGCGCACGGATCTGGGCGTGGTTGGGGTTATAGATGCTGGTTCCGGGAAGTCGATGCCCCACCATGAACACGTATTGCTGCTCCCCCACCTCCAGGACGAAGATGGCCTTGCCCACGAAGTACCAGACATGCAGTCCCTGGTACAAGTCCTGTACTAAGTCCTGGCCAATGATCTTGATGACACCGTGTCCGGGCGTGCCGGCGCACCCGTACAGCAGCCGTCCCTTCTCGTGAAGCATCGTCAGCAGCCGTTGGTCCAAAGCCCGCTGGATCTTCGGCTGTACCAGCTGGTTCAGGACACCTGAAGCGTCCTTGAAGCTGGTATTGAACCCCTCCACGTCCTCACCGTGCATGCCCCAGTAGACCCTGGGCGTATCCAGCATCCGGTGGACGGTTGCACGGAACTCCTTGTACTCCACGTAGCGCGAACCCATGTGGATGTCGCCCACAGCTTGGTAAATGATCGGCTTGTCCGTGTCGATGCGGGTCCGGCCGTACGTGAAGATGGGGTCAGCTTCCTCCACCATCTCCTGTCGTTTGATAAGGTGCGTGATCCACTCGTCCCAGTCTACGCTGGGATCCGTTAACTCTATCGGTACAGCTTCCGGCGTCTGTTCTTTTCTAGGCTGTAATCTCTCTCGCTTCCATCGGTTCCTGCATCCCTGTGCGCTCCGGCGTTCCCCCGTCTTGCTGATGATCTCTGCTGCATCGTTCCAGGACATCTCATTGTCTTGCACCTTGGGTCCCAGTTCGTGCAGCATGGCCATCTGGGTATCGCCCCATACTCCCATAGAGTCTCCTTCTCAGAATATCCAGGCATAGCCTCCACTTGCAGCATAGGTAACTGCTAGACGTGGCCAACCGTCACTTCCCCCATAGCTCGTGGGGTGCATACCCGCAGCCCATACAGCCCCCCACCACCAGTCATAGGCATTCAGATCGCTCGCTGAGATGCCAGGATCAGTTGCACTGATATCTCGTGATGAAACCAATGTGAATCTCGTACATCCTGCTGTGTCAATCATGGAAGCTGGGATTTCCATACCAAAGTTCGAGAGGGAAGATGCAGCGTACTCCCAGTAATCAGCAGATGTGGATGATAGCGTACCTACGTGGCTGGCAGCATCCCCGAAGGCACCATACCAGTTGGCTGAACCTGTGGCATCATCAGGAGCGAGGTCACCATTGGCGTCTAGTGTAAAGTCAAAGCGGTATACTTCTACGTCAAAGTCTTCACCACACGTCCCGGTACAGTAGGGACCACTGAGTGCATAATCTGCTGCCCCGGTGAGCCAAAGCGAAGCCCCCAGAATTGCTCCTGGAATGACCGACGTATCAAAGCTCAGATATGAACGGTTGATGTAGTAGATAAGCTGTGCCCCGTTGTCATATACCATCTGACCGATCTTGTATGTCGTCGGCTTCGCTGCTGAGAAAAAGGCTGGTGAGGACGCTTCATCATAGGAACCATAACCCGCTCCCGGACATCCTGCAGCGATGGAAAGGTAGGTATAGGTACATGATGAAATAACGCACGTCGTTGCCATTCGCTCTACCTAGCTTTCTGTCGCCACCAGACATTCCAGCGTCACGGTCACGTCCGAACCCGACGTGGTAGACCCTACCTGATCGCAGTCCAGTGTAATCGCCGTGTTGGGATCAATGGAGTTCACCGACATGGTGCTTGTCGTTCCCGCTGTGGCTCCATCCGCAATGGTGACGGTTCCGACGGTTGTTCCCCCCGCCTTGACGGTATACTGCAGTGCCGCCCCTGTCGGCGTTCCCTTTGCCCTTGCGTCAATCCGTTGCGGTATCCCATCCTCACCGCGCCATACCGGTTCCCCCGATACACTGGTCCCCGTAACCGCAGCACCGGGAACGTAGAACAGCACCTGCCGCGTGTAATTGGCCGCTACTGCAGCCTCGCTACTGTCCGTACTACGACGGATCAGGTCAATCGCATCACGCTCACTCAGGTAGGGAAGGTCAATCCAGCGAGTGGTGTCCTTCTTAGGCATTCAGGCCCTCATCCCACTCCTGCGCTACTTCAACCTCATCAGCATTGTAGTACATGCCCTCGTACAACCCCCGCACCTGGTCCAGATCTATCGTGTGCCAAGTATCCAATACCGTGTCCAGCTTCTGGGTATGCCAGTCATTCTCTGATGGATCGGGGAACTTGAGGTGGGGGTTCTCATGACCACTGTTGCTGTAGTAGTGAAGGATAGGGAACCCCCGTCGCCGGTGAAGACCAATGCGAAATCCCTCATTTTCGTTGGGGGTCGTGATACCTATCCGCTTGATGGCTGCATTGCGCCAGTAGGCCAGCTTCCCCGCCCCGTCCAGCAGATCCATCCGGCTGCCCGTCATGTTCAGGTCGGCGAAGTCGATGTGACACCCGCTTTCCCAGTGGCGCAACGAACAGCCCGCGATGGAATCCGTCTCATCAGCGTACACACTCAGGTACAGAAGGTTGAACTGATCTGCCCCACAGGCTGATGGGTCTGCCTCAATTCGCATCCTCAGACGGCACAGACACCCCGCCGTATCCGCTACGCCGGTGATGTTCACCCTCCCTTCGTATGTATCCCCTTCAGAACAGGAGAAGGTGCCCTCTGCATCGCCTGACAGCCCCGCCCCCGCATCAGCGTAAATGCTGCCCGAGAGGCTGCCAGAGCCGACTTTGTAGACATACTTCACAAAGGCACTGCCCGCTGACCAAGCGGGATAGTAGAACCCCCCACCAAAGTAGCAGTTGTCATAGTGCGGTGCGTTGTTGTAGGAGTCGTCCTTGTACCATACGTCCGAAGCGGTGGAATCTTCAATGGGCGTAGTCATGCCGCCGAAGGCCCCGAAAGGCGCATCACTATTGGCCTTCAGCGCATTCAGGTCATCGCGGAGTGTGTTCAGACTGGCAGCCAGATCTTCCGTACATGCCGAGAAAGTAGGTGGTGCTACCCATCCCTGAATCGGGCAGGTCTCTTCCAGCATCGCCAGATGGATGGACCCCCCGGCACCGTTCAACCCCACCCGCATACGATACCAGCACCCCGAGGTGATGCAGGCTGAAGAGATGTCCGTACTGGCCCCGATCTCCACCCAGGCCCCCGTCGCTTCCCCAAAGTCACAGGTCGCCAGCGTCTCCCAGGCATCCTCATCCCCCTCAATCTGGATGCTGGCCGAAGAAGAACCCGCAACGAAAGCACCGTAACGCAGGGCGTCCTTCTTGTGCCGAATCCACCCTTCCCAGATCGTCCCGCTAGATGAGGGCGTCGCTTGGCAATACGTCCCCGCAAAGACGGTGTGAGGCCCGTCGGCCCTGCCCTGCAGGAAGTCCACGTCCTTGTTCAACATCCGCAGCTTCGTGGCACTCAGTACCACGTTAACGCCGCTGGATTGTGATGACGAGAATGAGGGCGGATCCTCCCACTCAAGCATGCCCGTCTCCCCTAATACGCCAGGATTGCACTGTCGCTACCGCTCATTTCGCAGGAACCGATCACAAAGTAACTTGCGCTATCATAGGGGAATAGGTTCGCAGCGTTCACCGCCGTGATGTCCTGCTCATAGAGCGCCCCCGCACCGCCGATGAATCGCCACCCCAGCCCGAAGATGTGGGCGCAGGCCGTGATACCCGAGTCCGCCTCGGTGATGGAGATACGGTCCGTCAGTTCCAGCCAGGGAATGCCCGGCACCCCCGACAGGTGGTAGATCTCCCGAGGCCGTTCCGTCCGATCCCGCAGGAACTTGGCCAGCATGTCCGCCTGGGCTTGCCGCTGGATGTAGGAATTGCCCCTCAGTTCCAGCAGCTTCTCTTCCTCGATGTAGCCCCCGGTCGATTCTTCCTTGCTCTCCGCCACGGGGCCACCCCACAGCGCCTCCCCCCGCAACTCGAATCGCGTGATATACATGCCGTAGGCGCTGGAAGAGTTCGTAAAGGTCACGTCTACCTGCTGGGCGTAGGAAGTGGACGTGATGCTTACGCTCCCCGACACCTTGCGCCCGCCCCCCGTCATGATCAGATAGTCCGTATCCTCTTCCGGTGTCTCCAATGATAATATGGGCTTGTTCAGCCGGCACTTGATGGTCTGGGTTCCCGCAGGCTCGATGTAGATGGGGTCCGTCCGCGAATAGACGGTATGGATGGCCCCCCGCTCTCGCACGTTCTGTTCGACAATGACACCTGAGTAGACTTCATTGTGCGTGAACTCCGGCTGCAATTCCTGGAAGTCGCTTACCGTGAAGTCGAAGGTTCCCGCCGTGTCAATGCAGTCAGTATCCGATAGCCAGTGATTGATGTTCTCATAGATCAGGCTGCCGGACTTGTTGAAGTACAGCATCCCCCCATCCGCCTGGGCCACGTCCTGCATCTCTGCGGCGATGTTCTCTTCATCCATCCAGGCGTAGGGAAAGCTCAGCGATCCCTCATCAAAGGTCCGATCCGCTGCTGCAATGCTGGCCTGGGTACACAGTGCTCCCAGATAGGCGTCAGGCGTGATGTCCGTACAGACGCTGGTGGCATATTTCGTGGACCGAAAGGTCCAGCTTCGGTCCTTGCATTCCCATGTCGCCGTCTTGGAGATGGTTTCTTCTGTGGGTCGCGCGATGACGCCAGCGAACTGGTGCAGCATCTCCGGTGTGCCGGCGGCGTCAAATCCGACGCAGACAGAGATAGGCGTCATGAAGAGCTGCCCGCCACAGGTGGAGGCATAGATGGCGCTGTTCGTGTTCCAGGGGCTGTAACGGTTGTCGTAGTTCCGCAGCGTCACCCGAGCCGTGTTGACGTCCGCTGCGCCCGTTCGGGTGAGTCCCACCCCCGGTTCCGCCAGCGACATATTGCCGTCTACCGCCAGGACGTGGGCGCTTTCGTCTACCCAGTCCGAGGCTGACAGGGTAGCCCAGGTCTGCCCCCAGGCCACGTCCACCTGGCATAGCACCTTGCGGTTGTGTGATATGGCGTTGGCGCACAGACTCGTGCCGGCGATGCTCTGCGCCATCAGTCGTCTACCGTTTCCACTGTGAGGGTCGCATTCCAGCGCACCGTTCCCCCCGCCATGGGGACGGCCTCTTCAGCGTAATTCATCACCAGCACGTTCCAGCAGGTGCCCGCCGTCGGCGGGCTGAAGAGCATGCTCGCCGTCCGTTCTGCTTCCGCCTGTAGCGTCGCCTTGTTCGTCCCATCCAGTAGCTGCCACCCCAGCTGCCAGCGCAGGCCACTGCCGGAGTAGTCATAGCGCAGCGTCGAATCCGCCATCCGACGGTAGGTGCCGATCCTCAGCAACTCCCGGTTGCACACTACCGGGTCGGGCAGCAGGGCTGAAGCCCCCGCGATGCCCAGATAGGTTGCACATGCACTAGCCATCTACAGCCCCGGCCTCCCCCCCGCCTGTTGCTGCTGCACCACGCATCGCCCCCATCCCGTTTCGCCGATGTAGCGTAGAATCTCCGGTGCCAGCCGGCTGACCAGCCCCGCCATGAACCCGCTGGAAGTCAGAGCCTTCAGCACTCCAGTACTCAGCGTTTCCCCCATCCTCAGCCCCAGCGCATCCCACTCATCCTGCTGTTCGTCAAACTGTTCGTTCAACGCCGTCAGCATGTCGCTGATGTAGGAAGGCGTGGTGACTTCCTCCCCGAAGGTCTCACTCAGTGCCGTGCCGGCGCTCGTACCCGTCGTCTTGATGTTATCCTCGAAGTTTTCTTCGATGAGGTCCATGGCCGTGATCTTGTCCCCCTGAGCCAGTGCTGCTATGGCTTCCTCAGAAGGGTCATATCCCGCCGCGCGTACCTTGTCAGCCACGACATTGGCAATCTCAGCCCACCGTTCCGACGCCTTGATCATGTCGATGTAGTCCTGGGCGACTTTGTCCACATCTACCGCTTCGGGATGCATCCCTTTGTAGAACTGGTCGATCCATACCGCGGCTGCCGCCTTCGGATCCCCCATCTCTTCGAGCAGTGCCTGGAAGTCGGGATCCAGAGCCTGCATATCATCTAGCCATTCGGACCCCCACCCCTCAGCCGCTACGGTAGCTGCCCGTCTGGCCCATTCATCCCACGTATCTTCTCGGGGTAGCGCATCCTTCCAGATGGATTCGTCCACCGTCGGCTTCATCAGCCCCTGGATGTCCGACAGCATCTTCTGGTTGGCCTGTTCCCGAACCCGCGCCGCCTCTTCTTGCAGTTGGGTCTGGCGTTCCAGGCTGTCCCTCAGCCCCTGTTCCTTGGCGAACAGCCCGTCCAGGAAGGTCTGGACTTCTACGTCCCGCTGCCATTCGCTCATTCCCGCTAGGCGTTCGGCGTTCTGCTTCGCCCACTCTTCTACCCGAGCGTAGCGTGCCTGCAAAGTTCGCATCGGGACGATGTCGGCATATTCCGCTGCGATCTTGCCCGCTTGGCTAGTGATAGGATCGACGATCTTCGCCGTGGCCTTTTCTGCTTCTTCAGCCGCCGCCTTGGCTTCAGCGGCAATTCCCCGGTAGCCACGCTGGATATCGTCAAACCCTGGTGCCGCAGAACTGAATCCCTTCGCTGCTGCGCTCATTGCGCTATCGGTCTTGAGAATGTCCTTTGCGGCTTCTACTGCATTGTCCTGAAGGTCCGGCAGCGTGCCGGTCAACTCCGCGATTCGCTCGACGAGTTTAGCCGTGTTGACCGTACCCGGCTCGAAGCTGTCTGCCAGTGTCTGGACAATCGCTGACAGTCTCAGTGCCTGGTCGCCCGTGACCTGTTCGTTCTCCAGCAGTGCAGCCAACTTTGCGTTGAAAGCGTCCGTCGCTGCCCCTATTGTATCGAAGGCACCTTCTGCCAATTCCGCACCGCCGGTGAAGCCCTTGAATTCAATGCTTCCAAGACCCTGCAATAGCCTCTGAACCGCCGGGTCCAGTCTACGGATGGCTTCCGTGTCGATACCCGCCGCCGTAGCCATTTCCACCAGTTGGGTGTTGAATTCGTTGGCGGTGATGTATCCATTCTTGAAGGAGTTCTGTAGGTTGCGTAGGCGCAGCTCAAGTATGCGAGCCTGAAGATGGAGGCCTTCTCCAGACCCCGCTGCTTCATTGAGAGCAGTTTGGAACAACACACCAGCATCTCTGGCCTCATTGCTCCTGCTGGCATATTCCCCGAGAATCGTCACTGCACCGGCAAGCACACCTTGGTAGCTCAGGATGGCTGTTATCGACTTGCCCAGTTCGATCTTCGTGTCCGCCACGGCCGTCGTCAGCACCTGCTGCTTGACTACTGCATTGTCGTTTGACAGGCCCACCTGATCGACGAGACGCATCCCCCGTTCCAGCGTGAGGTTCAGCAACCCCATCGCCTTCTCTTCTTCAGTCAGCGCCTTCGTAGACTTGCCGTACATCTCCGCCGCGCGTTGGTTCGCCTCGGTCAGCTTGACCTGAATGCCCAGGTTGTCGATGATCTTGATGGAGTTTCGCTTTAGACCGATGGCCAGTGATTGGAGCATGAAGTCGGTCGTGCCCAGCGCCGGGTTAGCAATGTTGGCCGCACGTGCCATCTGGATGAGCTGCGGGTAGGCTCTGGCCATGGCGTTGCCGAACTCGTCACTGACCCCGATCAGTGACGTGTTCAACGCCTGCATGAGCTTCATTTCCGGAATGGTGCCCCCGGCCGCAGCCTTCATTCGGTTCAGGACTTCGGGTGAGGCCCCCACGCTGGCCAGCATCCGAGAGAAGGATGCCTCAGTCATCTCAGCCTGGGCGCCCTGTAGTGCCAAATCGTGAACGATCCGAAGTCCCTTGATGCTGGCATAGGCAGAACCGAGGGAGACGAGATTCTTGACTAGCCCTCCCACGGCCTGGCTGAACAGGTTGAGCTTGGGTGGGGTCTGGTCTAGCTCTTCATTGTTCTGTTGGTTCCGCAGGTTGAGATGGCCGATTTCCTGGGACATGCCAACCAGCACACCACCCATTCGCCCCATCTGTCGTTCAACAGATGACAGCTTCTGGGTTGCCAGATCCTGAGCCTCAATGATAATGACACTTCGTGACGCCATGCTAGTCCTCTATGTTGATCCCCGCCAGATCCGACTCAACGAAGTCCTCCTTGAACTCCCGTTCCTTCTCCACCCCCTCTTCTTTCAGTATCTCGTCAACCCGCATGATGATGCGCCCCTGCGCCGGCGTCCACCGGACCCTTCCCTTGGACCCCAGGAAGGCGTCTCTGGCGGCCAGCGCCCGCAACACCGCTTGCCCTTCCAGCCCAATGTGGAGCAGTGCATCCTCTTCATCTTCAATTTCGCTGGGCGTGACGCCGAACTCCTTCGCCGTCATCACCACTTCCACTTCGTAGGGTAGGGCCCCTTCGCCCCGATAGGCTAGGGCGACGTCTCGGAGAAAGGGGAGGACTGTGCCCGTCGCCTCCCCTCGATGATGCACTCGGTGAAGGAACCGACGAGCCAGGAGTACATCGGCTCTTCCAGTTCCCCCAGATCGTCCAGCGTGGTATCAGGCGCGACATCCGCGACCGCCCCACCGTCCGCGTCGGTGAGCTTCCACCGTACCAAACAGTCGCGGACGGCTGCCCAGATGTTCTCCTCACCTACACTTTCCATGAACCGCCGTCGGTCCTTCAGCCGCAGCGGCTTGTACTCCACATACTCCCCTTCATGCCCTTCGACCGAACAGTCAATCCGTATGTTCATCCTACTCCCTCACTAGGCTACTGCAGCTCGGCTCAACGCCCCGCTTCCCGCAAAAGTAGCTGTCACCGTCACCGGCCCGTCACTTGGCGCTTCCACGGCATACTCCGACAGAATACAGTTGCCGTACCACATCGGGCAGCCTGCCGTGCTTCCGCCAAAGGCGATGGATGCCGATGTAGAGCTGGACACGCAGGTGGCGATGTTGGCCAGATGCTCGTCAATCTGGCTGGCTGCCGTGTGGTAGTAGCCTGCAAACTCCCAGTTCCAGTCAGGCACCCCCTCCAGCTTCTCCATGGCCGCTGCCCCGAAAGGTCGCAGCTCAGCGATGTCGTTGGTCCAGGTCAGCGTGACAGAGTTGCCGTCGGTTTCGATCCGGCGGAGACTGCCGTCTACGGTGATGATCTTCAGGTCTACGTTCTTACCATGCACGTGTGGCATGTGTTGTCCTCCTACCTACTGTTATGGAGTCCAGGACCCGCCAGCGGCGATGGCTGCCCGCGATAGAGCACCACTGCCCGCGAAAGTGGCTGTTACCGTCACCGGCCCGTCAGACGGTGCTTCGACTGCATACTCTGCCAGAATACAGTTGCCATACCAGAAGGGACACCCCACTTCCGTCGCCCCCGCACCCCCGAAGGCAATGCAGGCGGCTGTAGAACTGGACACGCAGGTAGCGATGTTGCCCAGAATCTCGTCTATCTGCGATGCCGTGGTATGGTAGTATCCGGCGAACTCCCAGCCCCAGTCCGGGACACCTTCCAGCTTCTCCAGTGCCGCCGCACCAAAGGCCCTAAGTTCAGCGATATCATTTGTCCAGGTGAGCGTGACGCTGTTGCCGTCCGACGTGATGTTCTGCTCTACAGCGTCCACGTCCAGTATCTTCACATCGACGTTCTTGCCGTGTACGTGCGGCATTGGATCCTCCTCAAAAACAAAGGCGACCACCCCCTGCCCCCAAGGACAGAGAGACGCGGTCGCCCGATAAGTCCGCTAGACTATTCCGTTAGGTCAGCTTATCCTGCCAACTCCCGACACCACTCCACGATGCGATCCGCTGCCTGCCCGTCATTCGGCCCGACGAAGCGAGTCATGAAAGCCGGCAGCAACTTCTCCTGCCATGCCTCCCTGGTCGCCTGGACCTCCTTGATCTTCAGGTACAGCGCCTCCGCATCGTACTCTACCCCCGGCACCGCCGGTTCATCCAGATACCCCGGCCCCAGCGTGATGCCCGGCACCCCCGCCATGGCCGCTTCAGCGATGATGTTTGAGAATCCGTTGCTCACAAACACATCCGCAGCCTGTAGCACCACATCCAGATGCCTGTCAGTGACCACGCATTCCACGCCTGTGTCCTCCGCTGTCTTAGCGTGCCATGCCGCGTTGGTCTCCTTGGCCCCCGGGTGTGCCTTGCAGATGAGTATCCACCCCTCCTGAGTCAGCGCCTTGGCTGCTCCCAGCATCGCCCGCCACCCTGCCTGCGGGGTATGCTCGTGGTAGCATAGCGTCGTCCAGAGCACCCAGTCCGCTGCATAGCAGACCGCTTTCCTTGCCGGATTCAGCCGCATCATCGCCCGCGCCCAGTAGCGGTCCGGGTTGATGTGCGCGTATCGGTCCCAGGCAGGATGCCCCGTGATGCGGATATGGTCCGGGTCCATGCCCCTCTCCGCCAGCCACCCCCGCATGTAGGTCCCTGCTACCGCTGCGTAGTCACAGTTGATAGAGTCATGTAGGTCCGGCATGGGCCTCGGCAGACTGCCATGGTTGAAGTGCGGCACGTGCAGCGTCGGCGTTCCCTGCGCCCTGGCAAACTGCACCAGGGCCTTCGTGTCCTCTGCCACGTCCTCGTGCGTCACCACCAGCCGGACGTCATGCGAATCCCAGAACCGCTTCCAGACCGTGATGCGCATGTGCATCCGCGCCATCGACGAGACCACGTACCCCGGCATCCAGTCCAGCAACCCCCCGCTCACCACTTTGAGAATCCGCTGGTCCTGCGGGAAGCACTCCCGTATTCGGCTTTGCTTTCTACCCTTCAGTGACGCCAGAAGCGGCATCGCCTTCTGAACTGCCCAGTTGATAGCGTCGTTGTTGTCCTGCCCCGTCGTCCCGTCGTCAATCTTGAAGCACTCCAGTCCCCGTCCCCTGAACTGGTCTGCTACCTGCGGGTACAGGAATGCCAGATCGTACTCCCCCGACAGTAGCGGGTCCGTCACCTTCCCGTCCCCGTCGAACTTCGCTACCAGGGGAACGACCGCGGGCCCCCCACTCAGGACGATGACCGGCTTCACAGCGGTTTGGCCCGTGCCTTCTCCATCTCCGCCAGCACCCGATGGTTGCACAGTTGGCTCAGGTTGTATTGTAGGCATTCTCCCAGATTCACTCCTTCGTATTCTAGCTTCAGTCGTTCATACCAAGTCGTCACGAACTGGTATACCCCGCGCTGCAGCGGCTCCCGTTCGTCCAGCAACCCCTCAACGTCAAGCAGCTTTGACATAGATCAGATCCTCCAGTGGTGTCACGTCCTTCACGCTTATCGGTCGCTTCGCCCCTACGTGCATTAACCCCGGCAGCCCCATTGCCGCCGACCTTAGCCCCGCCATCTTCTGTGCCAGTTGAACGTAGAACCCTACGTTGTTCTCCATCGTCAGCGTCTGCGCCCATTCATAGGGTTCACCCGCCGCCTTCTCCTTCTCCTCTTCGAGATGGTCTATCATGTATTCCAGTGCCTCTTCCCACTCTGCCGGGCTGTTGCCTACCATCAGCCCATGATGCCGCAGGTCGCTGTAGGATGGCCCATCGCTACCTATCCAGGGCACCTTTGCCAGCATGTACTCCAGCCCCTTCAGCCAGCTCTTGCGTGATTCATACCCCCCGATAAGGTCTAGCGGCGCCAGCCCGATGTCGAAGGTAGAGATGACCTTGGGCCACTGGCTGGGCGGCACCCCCTGCTGCCACATCTTCTGCGATGTACCTACCGGAAGCTGGAGATAGATTCGCCCGTCGTTCCCGCAGAACTTGAACAGTACCTCCGGTCTTCGTTGGCAGATGTTCTCCAGCGCCTGCCGCACCCCTGAGAGCCAGAACCCATCATAGTGGCTGATGCTGCCCCCCCAGCCAATGACAATCCGGTCCTTCAGTTCTTCCGCCTTGCCCGGCAAGTCCTTGTACCATCCACCTTCTGCGAAGTTGGGTAGCCAGATCGGCGTGTTCAGATGCGCCCAGTCCTGGCAGATCATCTTGCTGGGACTCGACACCGCGTCCACCAGCTGTACCCCGATCTCCAGCCCCTTCAGCGGCTCCGGGTCCATCTTCCGGACGTTCTGGATCCAGAACCCATGGGCTGGGTTGCTCCAGGGCAAGATGGGATAGGAGTCGTCCAGGTCCAGGATGAACGGCTTGCCCAGCCCCTGGAAGTACTCGACGGCTGAGAAGTACGGTTCACAAAAGAGATTCCGCTGGTAGATCACCAGATCCGCCGGCATAACCACGTCTTGGACATCCGGTCTCTCAAAATGCCCGAATTGCTCCCAGTTTATCGCCACTGCGCTGTGACCCTCTGTGTTGTTAATCGCCCTCATCGGGATTGCCACCCGCCATTCCGAACAGTTCCATTCGCGGGCGCTGTCCGCTACTACGAACAGAAATCGCAACCGCACCTCCTTCCTTTCGACTCAGTCCATCTACAGTCCGTACTCTTCTGCTTCTATTAGCCAGCTCAACACGTCGTACCGCCGGTTTCCCCGTTCCTCTACGCTGATGTCTACCAGGCTGATGACGGCGTTGTCACAGCTCCCCCCCAGCGTATCATCCGACCGCAGCGCATCCACCGTGTCCTGGATCACCGTATCGTGGTCGTCCTGCCAGTTGTCGAAGTTGCCGTCATTGATAATCCAGGTCTGCAGGATGAGCGACCAAGTGACGTGATGGCTGCCGAAGGTCGTACGCGGGATCTCAATAGGCCCCGGTGCGAAGATGGCCGCCCAGCGACATGTCGTCGTGTCCAGTACGCCTGGGTCAATCCAGCCTGTATTATTGTCAGCTTCGTAGATGCTGGTCGCAATCAGCAGGCTACAGGCCCCGCTTCGTACCCCCGTCCAGCTCATTGTCCCCCCAGCACTCCCACCACGTCCAGCCCGATCTTCGCCGCCGTCCGCTCTAGATGCCCCCTCCCGATCCTGCGCCACGCCCTCGCCGGGAAGTCGTTGGGGTCCGTACCGGGATGATTTACGTGGGGCAGTACTACGTCCGCCCCTACCTTCTCCCAGTAGAAGGCCAGCGCCCGCGCCCGACGTGGTACAATCGGGTGGGGCTTCGTCCCCTTGATGATGTAGTCCCAGATTTCCGCTGGATAGGGTGGGTTCGGCGGTTGCTCCAGGTCGATCTTCCCCAGCGCCCTTGCCGGACTATGGGATAGCATCTCCGTTCGGTGCGTCACGTATCGGCTCAGATTGGGCGGTGCTTCGGCCCGCACCACGTCCCGGATGCTGCGCATCAGCTCTCCCAGCCGTTGCTGGAAGCTATGCGGCAGGAAGCTCTGCGCCCGTGCGAACCGCCCCGCCGTCGCCTCAAAACCCTGGGTGGAGATCTTCAGAAGGACCGGCACTACACCGTTCTCCAGTCTACCGTCTTGTATTCCATCATCCCCACCTTGAACCGTGGCTGAATGAAGTCGCTGTCACTTTCCCAGGTGTCCTTCTCATCCTCACTCAGCCCGCCGGCATGCAGGTACTCCGACAGGTCCACGCCCCTCCCCGCTCCCAGAATAGCCAGCGCCCGTCCCCGTTCCGACAGGATCCGGTCCATGGAGTCGCGGTGCATGTCCATCCAGTGCGTCGGCTTCGAGCTCTCGCTGGTCCCCTGCCAGTCAGAACGGGAGACCGTTTCGATGCTCTCCGCCATGGCCGCGGCGTAGTACTCCGCGATGGGGTCCAGTACCGCTACCACCAGACTGGCAGAGACGGGTGTAGTAAACCCATGCTGGGCGATCTCCGCGTCCATCAGCGCAGAGCCGTCGTCCAGGAAGGCCAGCACCTGCCGACGAGTAGGTGTCGTGTCGTTGTTGAAGGCCCCGTCGCCTTCGTTAGTGAGGTGCTTGCAGAGGGCTGCGACCCCCGATGCGCTACCGTAAGCCATAATGATAATCCCCCTAGATGTTCGCCAGCACCTCGAATTCCTTGGTCTCCGCCCGCCCTGTCCAGTCGCCCAGCGTGAAGGCTGGCTGGATGCTCCACCACCCCGACGCAGACAGGTCCGAAGAGGCCGCCGTTTCGTAGAACATCTTCCCGTCCGAACCGTCGGTGTACAGCGACGCCGACCAGGATCCCGTTGTAGCATCCGGCTTCTGATAGTGAATGGCCATCGCCGTAGCAGATCCTATGTCCAGGGCCGCCGTCCCCTCCCGGATGAGGCAGATGATGGAGGCCCCCGTATCGTTCATGTGAACTTCAGGCATTTTTCCTGTCCGTTGTCACTGTAAAACTACGCGCCACGTCGTGCGTGAAGTCCGGCGTGCGATCCACGTCAAAGACGAGCGTGAAGCTCCGCGCTATGTCGTGGGTAAAGTCTGTAGTCCGGTCCATGTCACAGATGACCACGAAGCTCCGCGCTACATCAGAAGTCAGGTCAACGGATACCCTCCGCGTGGGTTCGGCACCAGCCGACAGCCAGTGCAGAACCCAGTTCAGAAGGTCCCGCGTCTTGGCCACTAGGACACCCCAGTGATCGCGCTCGCCGAGCCGTCAAGCGTCAGTGTCTTCGTCTGGTAGGTTGTGGACCCATCCGTCTGCTTGATGGTCCAGACCGAGGCCGCCGTACTGGATTCCAGTGTGGCCAGAACGATAGTCGTCAGCGAGTGATCACAAGCACTGCTCTCTACGTTGGACACATCCCGCTTCAGCGTTTCATCGGCAATGGACTGCTGCGTCGCCGTAGATAGGACCACCCCGTCCGTTCCCGTATCTGATAGGATGGCATCGACGTCGGTCCACATCTGTAGCCCGGCCTTGCCGGCATCGGTATGCCCCGCGCTGGTTTCATCCCAGACTGCGTCGGCGATGTCCGACGCCGCTATCAGATCACTGGCACTCAGTACATCTGAAGCACTGAGTCCGGTCGCAGTGCTGACCTGGTTGATATTGTCAGTCACCGCTTCCAGAGCATCGCTTGAGGGACTGAAGGCGCTCCAATCCCCTCCGCTGGCAGCCAGCTTGGCTAGGATGGAGTTGTCAACGGGATCGTCAGATTCCGATGCTGCTACCAGGTGATCTAGCTTGAGCGCAACCAGCGCGTCGTTGACCTCGCTCTGGACTTCCGTGTCCCAGTCGCTATTCCACGGGACAGCTGTGAGTGATGTTCCCGTACCCCCGCCCAACGCATCGTCAACTTCTGACTCCACCTCCGTGTCCCAGTCAGAGTTCCAGGGAATCGCTGACAGCCCTGCCCCGGCTGCGCCTATCTCTGCTGTGTCCGTCACGATATCGGACTGGTTGTCCGCCAGAGCTTCCAGGGCGTCAGAACTGGGGCTGAAGGTACTCCAGTCCCCACCCGACGCAGCCAGCTTCGCCATGATGGAATTGTCGGCAGGATCATCAGAGTCAGCTACGTTAACCAGGTGGTCCAGTTTCTGTGCAACCAGACCGTCATCAACTTCCTTCTGGACTTCAGCCATAGCGCAGGTGGAGAGTCCGCCCAGTTGGGTAAGGCCAGCCCCCGCCGTACCTATTTCGGCCGTATCGGTCTCGATGTTTGCCTGGTTGGTCGCCAGCACAACCAGGGACTGGGTGCTTGCGCTGAAGTCACTCCAGTCACCGGTGCTGGCAGTGATCTTGGCGATGATAGAATCATTGACCGGATCATCGCCATCAGCTACAGCGACTAGGTGATCCAACTTCTGGGCAACCAAAGCATCATTGGCTTCACTTTGCACTTCAGCCATCATGGATGTGGACATTCCGCCGAGTTGGGTCAACCCCGCCCCGGCCGTACCTATCTCTCCAGTATCCGTTTCAATGTCTGATAGCTTGTCTCTGATGAGCTGCAACCCGTCCGTAGTCGGGTCAAAGGCTGAAGTATCTCCATTGGCCAGTACCCTACTCAGGATGGTATTGTCCACTACCTCTGTCGTCATGTCCGAGCCAGCCGTTGCTGTGGCCAGCAGGTGGTCCAGATTCAGAGCCACAAGAGCATCGTTGACTTCTGACTGGACTTCCGCCATCATAGAAGTAGCCATACCACCCAACTGCGTGAGACCGGCCCCCGCAGTTCCGATCTGTGACTGTAGATCCTGAGTATCCGCTTCGATATTGGCCTGATTCGTGGTCTGGATGACCATCGAATTCAAGCTGGCTGTATAGTCGCTCCAATCGCCTGTTGACGCAGCGAGCTTGGCGATGATAGAGTTGTCGGCCGCATCATCTGTTTCCGCTGCGAAGACGAGGTGGTCCAGCTTCACTGCCACCAGGGCGTCGTTGACTTCGCTTTGAACTTCAGCCATCATGCAGGTTGATAATCCGCCCAGTTGCGTGAGTCCGGCACCAGCCGCGCCTATTTCTGCGGTATCAGTCTCAATGTTGGCCTGGTTGTTCGTGATGACCACCAGCGAGTTGAGGCTTCCCGTGAAGTCACTCCAGTCGCCCGTACTGGCCGCCAGCTTCGCTATCAGTGAATTGTCGGCCGCATCATCGCTGTCGGCTACGTTTACTAGATGATCTAGCTTCTGAGCTACTAGCGCGTCGTCAACCTCTTTTTGCACTTCTGCCATCATCGAGGTTGCCATGCCGCCCAGTTGTGTCAGACCTGCCCCGGCGGCTCCAATCTCCCCGGTGTCCGTCTCGATATCCGTTAGCTTGTCTCGGATCAGTTGCAGTCCGTCAGTCCCCTGATCGAAGGCTGATGTATCGCCATTCGCCAGGATTCGGGCCATGATCGTATTGTCTGCCACCTCAGTCGTCATATCTGACCCAGCGGTGGCTGTCTTGAGTAGGTGATCCAGATTGATGTCGGTCAGTGCCTTGTCCAAGTCACTAGAGCTTAGCACATCAGATGCAGCGATACTCTGGGCGGCACTGATGTCGCCCACGTCATCCGTGATAGCTTCCAGTGAATTCAGGCTAGCGGTAAAGGTACTCCAGTCACCCCCACTGGCTGCGAGCTTGGCGATGATGGAATTGTCCGCCGGGTCATCAGCTTCCGAGGTGGCGATGAGGTGATCTAGCTTCAAGGCTACCAGTGCGTCGTTCACTTCGGACTGTACCTCAGTATCCCAGTCAGAGTTCCAGGGAATCGCCGTCAAGGCTGTCCCGGTTCCACCGCCCAGTGCGTCATCGACTTCTGACTCAACTTCCGTGTCCCAATCACTGTTCCAGGGCACGGCTGTGAGCCCAGCACCTGCCGCACCTATCTCCGCCGTATCCGTTACGATGTCTGATTGATTATCTGCCAACGCTTCCAGAGCATTCAGGCTTGCTGTGAACGTGCTCCAATCACCACCACTCGCTGCCAGTTTGGCGATGATTGAATTGTCTACCGGATCGTCACTCTCAGCGGCTGCAACTAGATGATCCAACTTCAAGGCGACTAGCGCATCATTCGCTTCAGACTGCACTTCTGCCATCATGGAGGTTGCCATGCCCCCGAGCTGGGTCAGGCCCGCCCCTGCAGCGCCAATTTCCCCGGTATCAGTCTCAATGTCCGTTAGCTTGTCTCGAATCAGCTGTAGTCCGTCAGTTCCCTGATCGAAGGCCGAAGTGTCACCATTGGCCAGGATTCGGGCCATGACGGTATTGTCAGCGACTTCGGTGGTCATATCTGAACCGGCCGTCGCCGTCTTCAGCAGGTGATCCAGGTTGATGTCTGTCAGGGCTTTGTCCAGATCGCTGGAACTCAGCACGTCACTGGCGCTGATTCCGGTAGCAGCGTTGACATCGCCCACGTCGTCCGTAATGGCTTCCAGTGAGTTTAGACTGGCGGTAAAGGTACTCCAGTCGCCCCCGGAAGCTGCCAGCTTCGCTATGATCGAGTTGTTTACTGGGTCATCGGCCTCTGATGTAGCGATGAGGTGATCCAGCTTCAACGCTACCAAGGCATCATTGACTTCGGACTGGACCTCTGCGTCCCAATCGCTGTTCCAGGGTACGGCCGTCAAAGCAGTTCCAGTACCACCCCCCAGGGCATCATCGACTTCTGATTCGACTTCGGTATCCCAGTCGCTATTCCATGGTACGGCCGTAAGCCCGGCCCCTGCGGCACCTATCTCAGCTGTGTCTGTGACAATGTCTGATTGATTATCCGTCATCGCCTCAAGGGAGTTTAGACTAGCCGTGAAAGTACTCCAGTCTCCACCCGAAGCAGCCAACTTGGCGATGATGGAGTTATCGGCAGGATCGTCGGCATCTGCCTCAAAGACCAAGTGATCCAACTTGTAGGCTGAAAGGGCAGCGCAGGCACTGGCCTGAACATCGGAAGCTGCCAGGACATCCGAAGCACTGATAACACCTGCTGCCGTCGCCAGCGTACTCATCTGGGCATCTATGTTGGATGCTGGAATCACCGCACTGGTGATGTCTGAAGCGCTGACCAGATCTGATGCACTGACTACCCCGCCGTCCACATCCACCGTCATCTTGGCGCCGTCGGAGAACCAGGCATCCCAGACGCAGGAACTCAGCACATCATAGGTCTCCCAGACCGGAAGAGTCGGACTAACGCTAACTGCGACCTTCAGGGTTCCCAGCGTTCCGGTATCCGTCGTGTCCAGCGTAACCTGGAAGTACCCACTCCCTGAGTGTTCTGGGCTAGTGGATGAGTTCATGGCAGCTATAGCTGCGCCTGCCTTTGATAAGAGTACCATGGAGGCGTCAATGGAAATGTCATTGCAGGCTGAATAACCGTCATCCTCCGACACGAACGGCCCCATCATCAGGCAGGCCGCAGTAGCTTGCTTCAGAAAGGGCATCTAGGTCGCCCTCCTCACCCGATAGTGGTACATTGCCTGTAGAACTATTGTAACTTCTTCTTCCCCTTCTAGGAGAAGCGAATCTCCAGTTTCCAGCAGTATGACATCACTATCTTCTTTGAGTACCTTATCTGCCATTTGAGTCCACGCTAACTTTGGGGAATGCGATACCCCCAAAAGAATGTCTTCAGATTATCTGCATTCACGTTCATGTTGGAACCCTTGTAGTGAAGTGCCCTACCCTCGAAATAGTCATCACCATCGGCAGCACCCATCCATACAGCGGTCACAGAAGTTTGGACTCCAGCGCCAGTTGCTGGATTGACTTTCGTCTGTGCAACATCACTGCCGTTCATACTAATGAGAGCCCATTGTCCATCCGATTCAGAGTCGTTGTAGTATAAGTTCAAGCCCACTACGACATATCCTGCTGATGGTATCCATCGATAGGTACTTGCCGAATACTTAGCCCCTATGTCAAATGATTCCTGGTCAAACTGCACGGTGGTCTTTGTTCCAGTTGTTATGGCCTGGTCGCCATCTGTGTATGCCCTGAACCCTTCAAAATTCGTTACGTCCAGCACATTTTGTACGGTAACTTTCTTGCTCGTCGGTGATCCTGAAGGGTCATCAACTATGTAGAGCAAGTCTCCCAGTGCTGGAGTCGTTTCTTCATCTAAAGCTGTAACCTTCTGGTCTGCCATGTTCACCCCCTAGAACTGTAGTGTGTGTTCGGTTTACAGTATTCATTGCTTCAGTTTCAACAAGGGACCAGTCAATGGTACTGTAATCTGCACCCAACAAAGTAACTGAACACACACGATGTTCCCCTAGATCAAATACTCATACCCCAGTGAGTAGGTAAACGAACACCCACTGTCCGCCGCGATGTTTACCCGCCAGGTTCTGGGAAGTGGCAGGCTTACCGTTTCCGTCACTTCCTCAGTGGTCATGCAAGATGCACCCGTGGGGTAGACAACGTACATATACGCCCCAACAGCCGTCAGCGAAGCTGATACCAGCATGTTGTGATAGCAGCCGCTGACGGGGTTCTTGGCTTCTACTGCCAGCGTCAAGTTGTCTGAACCTGACACAGCGGTCGTGGCACTGATGTCCATCCACACAACAGCACCCCTGGCTCCTCGATTGGTCAAGTCCCCACTGTTGCTACTGGATATGCGGCTGGCACTAGCCAGTAGCGTCCCAGAAGAGTTGCCGTCATAGGCAGTTGGGACTACCAGAAGCCGACCGTAGGAATCCGTCAGCGCCCACGTGACATCCAAATCCGTGACTGCTGATGGACTGGCGATGTACATCCCCCCCATGAGCATGGGGGCCACTTCCGAGCCACTGGTGCATGCCGATACTGCGCCCTGCCGATGCGGAGCTGATTTCCCTGACATAGTTCACTCCCCTACCAACGCCGCACCGCCGGACGCTGCGGCCTCTGCCATGCGTAAAGCAGCTCCCATGCACGGCAAACACGCCCATCCTTGCGGGTGGGTCGGTGCCCATGATGAGAGCTGCATGTGGTGATCATTACTTGCTCCTAGTGTCTTTTAGGCCCAGGCGGGAGTACACCGGGCATAGGTTCAACTACTCTTCGCTGTCTTCGGACGACTCCTCGTCGTCCTTCTTGTGCGTCGCCTCGTGGCTCAACAGCTTGGCGATGTTGGGGAACTTCCGATAGCACCCCCGCTGCCGGCAGACAAACTGAATCTCCTGCCGTACCAGCGGCGTACTCAGAAGACGCGGGTCGTTCGGCGCCCCCATCAACGGGACTTCGTCCCCCCGCTTCAGCTTTTCACCGCTGAAGTACTCAAAGGGCCGCGCTGCCACATAGGTGATCTCTGCCTTGAACGGCACTGCCTATCCCTCCTCAGCCGGAATGATAATCCTGGCCTCTCTGATCTATCGTATCGCTTCGATACGCCTAGTCGCATCCTGCGCACGCCCAGCCTCGATCTCACATCCTACCCATCGTCTGCCCGTGCGCTCGCAGGCCATGGCCGTCGTTCCCAACCCCATGAAGGGATCGAACACTAGCTCCCCCGGCTTCGTGTACTCTTCCACTATCGCTACTACTTGCTCTACAGGGACACTGGACCCCCACTGCACCCTGGAACAGACCATCTTCCAGGGATTGGGTGGTTGCCTGACTTCTACCTGGCTTCCCAGTACCGCCACCAGCACTTCCTTGCCCGAGAAGCTAGATTCCGGTGTGCCGCAGATGCCCAGCACGTTGAAGCCTACCCGGCGAACCGCCCGTTCCTGCCGGCTACACCACCCCGGACGGCCCAACAGGGCCAGAACCCCGCCGAACCTCAGCGCCCTGGCGAAGTTCACCATCCAGCGACGCTCACGCTTGACCCACTTGCCCTGTTCGTTGGCGCTGGGTCCGGTGATGATGGCGTCCGCCCAGTGCGGCTCCAGTGACCGCATGAAGTCTACGCAGTCTACCGCATGGATCTGTCCTTCCAGGGCCTCACTGAACCGCATCTGGCTCCCATCCCGTCTCCTGCGTGATGCGTTCGTAGGCTGACTTGATCCGCTTCTCGTCCAGTTCGCAGCCCACCCACCGACGCCCCAGTCGTATCGCAGCGATGGCCGTGGTGGCCAGCCCCATGAACGGATCGAAGACTACCCCTTCCGGGGGGCAATAGGTCTCTATCGCCCGTTCTGCTAGCTCTACCGGGAAGCCCGACGTCCAGGGGGGTGCAGTGATGCTCGCCAGTTCCCCATCATACATCGGCAGAGCTTCAGGCGTCTGCGGCGTGGCGATGACGGTACACTGTCCTGCCAACGCCAGAGGCTGCCCCTGGCAGATATTGTGCTGTACCTGGATGGTAACGTACCGAGCATCCAGGGCTGCTTGGGCAAAGGTCCATACCCGTAGCTCAGGCCAGATCGAAAACAGTACTCCCTTTGGCCTGAGTGCTTCCCTGAACCGTCGTGCCCACCGCGTCAGTCGGTCCAGATGCTCCTGTCCCTGCCCGTAGGCGCTGGGTCCGGTGCAGATGAGGTCTGCCCAGCCCGAACCCAGCCCTACGAGAAGATCCTGAAAGTCACCCTGATATATCCGGTTGTATTCCAGCATAGGCTACGTCGCTGTTCCCAGCTTGTTCGCCCTATACCGAATCTGTAGGCCATGCACCTGCATGTCAGAGCCAGTTGTCGCACTTCCACTAGACCAAACTCGGAGCTTGAATCCCATCATCTCCCCCGCTGAAGGCGGATCGACTGAGGAAGTCAGTGTGCTCTTGGTCATATAGTTCGCGCCGGAACTGGCTGCGATGAACTTGGCTACGTCCGTAGAAGCTGTCGTCGCCGGTGACGCCTCTCCAGCGGCGTAGTGGCCCCACTGCAGCGCCATCTGTGAATACTGGCTGGTAGAGTGCGCATCACCCCCGGTTGCCGTATCACAGGACCACCAGCAGTAGGCCGTCATGCAGGCCGTCGTGTCCAGGTCATCAGGTGTCGGTGCCCAGACGTAGACATCTTCGAAGGTATTGTTCGAGTTCGTTGAGGTGATGGTGATGGTGGGCATGGAAGAGCTATACTGCCCCGCTGTCGCGCCCGAAGCCGTGACATCGAACTCACGGGCCCCGAACCATTTTTCCTTGTAGACCCTGCCCGCCCCCTCCAGTGTGACTGCCCCCGTGGTATTGAGAATCCCCTGGACGTACAGCTTGTCCGCTGATTCATCCCACAGTAGCTTACTGCCTGCCGTTGCGCCGTAGAAGGTCACGTCGTGGCCGGAATCATCCATACCGACCGTCATCGGTCCCAGGATGTTGCGTTGACGTCTATCTTTCTCCATCATTCACCCCCCTACGTCGCTGTTCCGAGCTTGTTCGAGAGGTACTTGACGACCATCCCGTTAAGCTGGAAGGTAGACCCTGCACTTGACTGAGCTGTGTTGGGTGTGTAGCAGAGCGTAAGCGTCATGTGCCGCGTGCTTGCTGCCGGTGCTACCAGTGCGTCCGTCACGTTCGTATACTCAAAGGCACTGGCTCCACCTGTACCCGATCCCTCCGCCCCTGTGAGTGTGCCCGTACCACCCGGTGTCGATCCGTCCCCGATGCCATAGTAGAGATAGGTGATGTTCATCGAGGCGTTGGCCGCAGCTACGCACCCTGCCGACCACAGCACGTCTACACAGCCCGTTGCCGTAGTATCCATGTCCGTCGGTACAGCAAAGCCGATCTGGGCACATCCCGCCGTGCCAGAGCTTCCGTATTGCCAAGCGAAAGTAGACGCGTTGGCATTAGAACCTGCTGTCCAGTTGCCATTGACATCGGCTCGAACATCACGCGGCTGGAGCCACAGAGACTTGATGACCCGCGCCGTACCAGTCATCGTCAGCGTGCCGTCAGCGTCAAAGCTACTATAGCTGGCGCTGCTTCCGAAGAGGGAAGACCCCGCTACGTTGAGGTTCTTGGTGATCCCAACGGCATCTTCAAAGGTCGCACACCCTGACACATTCATGCTCGATGACAGATCCGCCGACCCAGTGACGTTGAGTTCACCGCTCAGGTTGGTCGAAGCTGCCGTCATGGACAGCGACCCGGTGACGTTCAGCGATCCGGTGATATTGACTTCACCCGTCATGGTGATGGAGGCAGAAGCCAGATCAATCTTGCCATCGGCGTCGATGTCGAGCTGCCCATCCGCCCCTGACTGGAGGAAGATGGCCGTATCACGGAACTGTAGCTTGTGCGCCGCCTGGATTTCCGTGGTGGCGCTGATATCTAGTTCATCCGCCGACTCATCCCAGGTGACATTGCAGCCTGCCGTGGCTCCATACATCACCACGTCATAGCCGGTATCACTGTAGCCAACGGTCAGCGGACCGTTGAGTTGCGTTGTTCGTCGGAATTTGTTCATGAGTTGTTATCCCTGCCCCGGAGACAGACCGCCGAGGCCCGGTCATGCGGAGTGAAACAGACCGCACTCCGCTTCGGTCAGTACGATGAATACTCGGATGGTGATGTTACCATCCAAAGATTCGTTAAGAACTCACGCCGTGACCGATGAGAAGAAATATCCACAATCCTGTGCGGTACGCTTCGAATCCCAGTACCCAATGGCTTCCACCACGTCGCAGTGTCGGGCCGAATCACGCCTCTGATTGATAATCTGAGGGCCGCGTCCGCCCATCGGGTTCCACACGAAGGTGTAGCCCGCACTGGGTTCCAGCCTGCTGGGCCGTGGCGCCACGTACAGAAGCAGCGCATGCTGCCCCCACACGAAGCTCATGGTAGGCGATTCGTTCTTCTCGATATTCGTGGTCTTGATGGCCCGTGCTACCAGCACTTCATCCACGCCGAAGAGCTGCGCCAGTGCCATCTCCGTGGTCACTGCCGGATTGCCGGAACTCGCCCCGTACTTGATCCGATCCAGGATGTCCGGGTGGTCCAGCAACTCATTGAACACCTGGTAGCCCATGACGAACTTGTTGGGCCGCTTGCCCGTATTCTGTAGAACGGTCTCGATGCCGTCATGCACGTCGCTCAGTGGATCCGAGCTGGCGTACACATTCCACCGTGTGGTGGCACTGAAGGTGGCATCCGTTCCCCACACGCCCGTGGTGAAGAAGTCTGCCGCCCACTCGATCTCACGCCTGAGCTGCAGCTTGTCCGTCACGAAGATGGTGGCGTCCCGGTCCAGGTCGAACACGTCATCTGCGCCGGCGGCGATTTCGTCAGGGATGTCCTTGCCCAGAGCGTAGTTGATGCAGTAGTAGGTGTTCGTTGTGTCAACGTTCCACCCACTAGTCTTCACCTCTTCACCCGGAGCACGCCGCTGCGCCTCGTCTCGGAACCAGTCTTGCTTGGTGTACAGAGCATAGATATCAGACTGTTTGTCAACATTGACCAAGGGAAAAACCCGGTCTGCGATGTACGCATCGTTCCGATAGGCGATGGACATCTCCGTTAGCACGCTGTTAACATGCAAATCTTTGAGAGTTGGTGAGGGCATTGGTTATCCTCCTATGTGCCCTACACCTGAAATGATGAACCCCCCTCTCGGTTCACCGCGCCTTGTCGATCTCAATATCCCAACAGATTACATTCGATTCACGGACAAAGAATGTCTGTTCCTTGCCCTCACTGTTCGCCCAGATCTTGAACATTCCATCACGCGGATCGTCAAATTCAAATCCAACCTTCAATCCCTCCAGGCTTTCCGTCCTGGTGGAAGGATGCTCCCCATGAACGTAGCTCACCTGTACTCTACTCATACCCTTCAGCCCCTCATCCGTCCATCACTCAGGATTCGTTGAATTACGTCTTGTGGCTGGCCGTGGTGATCCGCCATGGGTTGCACACCATGACGGGAATCACGCCCGAAGCCGTAGTCGCTACCAAGGCCCGGCAGAAGGCCGGACATCCTGACGTTGCCTGCTTGATGACGTACCCACTGGAATCGGAGTAGAGCGCATCCCAGTAGGAAATGTCGCAAGTAGTCACGCTGGCGAACGCCTTGCAGATGTCCCCCTCTCGGTACACTACCTGCGCCGTATGCCCCGTGTTCGGCTCGTTCTGGAGAATCCCTACCGGGACCTCCGAAGCCGAACCCCTGGCAATGGTCACCGTAGTTGCACTGGATAGGTACATCGCATGGTACTGCTTCGCCGTCAAGTCGATGGATGCACTTACGCCTGGGTAGTAGTCAGTTATGTGGTCAAACGCCCCGATTGGCATAGTCCCTTACCCCCTTAGCTGTTGAGGCTGGGTGTAGTTACCCGCCAGGGGTTGCACAGCATGACCGGGATCACGCCTGATGCCGTAGTGGACACCAACGCCCGTGCGAAGGCGGGACAACCAGCCGTCGCCTGCCGAATGACATACCCGCTGGAGTCAGCGTAGAGTGGGTTCCAGTAGGTGATCTGGCATGTAGAAACGCTCGCAAAGGCTTTGCAGATGTCACCGGGTCGGTAGGCCACCTGGGCCGTCATGCCCGACCCCGGCTCGTTCTGAAGGATGCCGATGGGGCACTCAGACGCCGATCCGTCCGGGAGTGTCACCTGCGTCGCACTGGCCAGGTACACCGAGTAGTACTGCTTAGCAGTCATGTCCGGAGATGCGTTCACTCCGGGGAAGTAATCGGTAATATGATCGAAGGCTCCAATGGGCATAGTTACTTACCCTCCATGGCCTGGTTGCGGGCTTCACCATACCCACCCGTTTCCCTGGCCGCAGCCGCAATGGCTTCATCAGCGGACATGCCTGACTTCTGGAGCTCAGCCGCCCGATTGAGAATCAGCTGGCTGGGATCCTGCTCACCCGCCTGGGTGCTGCCCTTCTCTTCGAAGAGGCCCGCTTCAGTCACCTGGGCGTCCAGTGCCCGGAACCGCTCCGTCACTGCGTCAAAGATCTCCTTGTCCATCTTCTCCAGGCGATAGAAGATGTCCACGTCCATCCCCGCACTCTTGGCAATGGGCTCCAGCTCTACCTTGCGCTTCGCCTCAGCCATCTCAGCCGCCTGCGCCTTGGCCTCCGCCGCCTCCGCCTGTGCCTTCTCCACCTCAACCATCGCCTTCTCCAGCGCCGTCTGGTGTGCCTTCTCTAGCGCATCCAACCTGGCACTCACATCCAACTCTGGTTCCGGTTCTGGCTCAGGCTCGGGTTCTGGCTCAGGCTCTGGCTCCTTGGTCGTCAAACCAAACAGCCCCTTGACGATGCTGGCAAGCCCGCGGACGTGCTTGATCTCCAGATCGCCCTCTTCGACCTGCTCGATTTCGGTGAGAACTTCGAGCACGTCCTTTTCCTCTGCCATAGTATTGCCCTCCTCTGATTTCATCAGAAACCATGGTCTCTTGTTGGCCCCGCGTTTCACAAGGCCCACCGTTTCCACCTCAACGTCGAATAGTTCCGTCACCTTTTCAGGCATAGGCCCCCCTGGCAACAAAAAAAGGGCGACTCGTTGGATCTGAGTCGCCCGAACTTCTCAGCACACGGCTATTCCGTTGATACATCGTGCATAATGCACGATGTACGAGTCTATAATAGCAGATTCCTTTCAGGATGTCAAGAATCCACTACAAAACGTCCAAACTCATCAATCTGCGTACCCAATCGCCCTCAATCGCTCCAAAACCACTTCCTCTTCCTCCGCTGTGTAGCCCCCATCTTCAGGCCAGTTCAGCATCTGTGACCACTGCGCCGCCAGCTTATCCGTCGGCTTGAGAGTCGCTAGGTTGTGTTCTTCCAGCGGATCGGTGAGCGTGAAGTACAGCTCCGGCTCCCCCTCTTCCCCCTGCCGGCGACTCTCATAGTAGGACCAGAAGTAGCTTCGGATGGCTCGATATCGCCATAGCTTTGAGAACTCCAGGTGCGCCCTCTTCTCCGACCCCATGGAATACAGAATCACGTACTCCCGCATGCGGTCCGGAACCAGCGTATCCGTCAGGTACCGTGACCAGTCGATGCCCTGGGTCTCGAAGTCCGCTCCGCACAGCCCGGCAATCGTCGCCGTGGTGTCCATGTGCTGGTACAGCGCCCCGCATTCCCTGGCATGAAAGGATGGGTGAGCATACACGACCGGCACGTGTGATAGAAACTGCCATAGTCCCTCTCGATGGTGCCACATGCCCCGTTCTCCCAGCCCTTGGCCATGGTCGGCGGTGAGGACCACTACCGTATTCTCTTCTACTACCATGCCCAGTAGAAGATCCAGGCGCTGGTCCAGATCGCGGCAGCAGCGATCATAGTCGTACTTCTGCGGTGCTGATTCATGTAGGTCCATCGGTCGCAGCATGGCGAACCAGGGACGCTCCAAGGCCCCTATCCGTTCCGCTACTGCCAGCGAATCAAAGTCAAGCCACTTCAGCCATATCCATTCATCGAAGCCGCGGAAGTAGAAGCCGCTCAGCCCCTCGGGTGGCCCCCCTGAATACCTCACACTACCCCCCAGCGTGTTGTACCCCCGCCAGCTCAACGCCTCCTGCAGCGTCATCAGCTCCGTGTCCATGCATTGCGTCAGTACCCCGTGGGTATCTGAATGCTGGCCTGTCATCAGCGTAGCAAAGTTCGGGTCACTCATCGGGGCCATGCTCCAGGCATTGGAGAACCACACCTTCGTCCCCAGATGCCCCAGCGTCCTCTCGAATAGCGGCAGATGATCGTAGCGCAGGCAGTCCACTACCAGCAGCAGGACATTGTAGGGTGTCTTGCCGTTATCTGTCGGCATATTGCCCCACCCGATCCCAGTCCCTTCCTCTCAGCTTCTGTACCCTGCCCCCGTCTACATAGTCCACCAGACGCTTCTCCTCCTCCGGCCACGCCCCGAAGTGCAGGCGTACCATGTGCAGATAGTACTGGACGAATTCGAATGAGAATAGGTAGGGATGGCGGATCTTCCACAGTCCCAACACCGTATCCACCCACTCCTGATGGTAGTCCAGACCCAGGAACTGCTGTAGCTCTGTCAGTGTCTCCGCCGTCAGGTCTTCGTAGAAGTGGAAGAACCGTTCCGGGTACCGCTGCTCCATTCCTACGAACCAGGCAAACTCTGCCAGCACCGCCCTGAGCATCAGTAGGGGGTCGTTGTCGTTGAGCCCCAAGAAGAAGATCCACTTGCGCTGCCGGTGGTTCGATACCGCACATTCCATGGGGTTGCGGAAGGGCATGATGAACCGTAGCTTGCTGTTCTGGGCGAAGAGTTCATCCCACTGGATGTCTATCGCCAGCAGCTCGTTCATCACCAGCTGGCTTTCCTTCCACACCAGACACTTCATCGGGTCTTTTACCATCGCCACCGGTGGAACGCCATGCAGCCGTCCGAAGGCGTCCTCTACCCCTGCGTTGTCCTGGACTACCTGCAGGACGTGTGGGCTGCACTCTTCTTTGTCCACTACCTGCGTCGATAGCTCAGTAAGCAAGCGAATGAAAATGTTGAACCGCTCCGAGTCCTCAGCCGTCAGGAACCATCTCATCCGCTCCCCGCCCACCAGCCGGTAGCCATGGTTCAGCACCTGGCACTGAGGATGAAGCCACAGCATCACTGCCGTCAGTGATGTCAGGTTCCGATAGGGCCCCAGGAACAGGCAGAGCGTGTTGGGGTTCATGGCAACGGCCTCGTCCCCTCTAGTTCAGCGAAGCCCATCAGCTTGCCCATATCCTCCGGGAACTGGCTCAACTGTAGCCTGCTGATAAGGGCATAGATCTTCCGACTGGTCTCATCCAGCGCATAGGATGGTCTTATCTGCCAGATGTCCTTGCATACCTCCATCCACCCCTCGTCCGGTTCCAGCCGCAGGAACTCTGCCAGTGCCTGTAATGTCTCCGTTTCTGCAAACTCGCTCTGAGTGAAGTGGAAGAACCTCTTGGGGAAGTCCCTCTCTCGGTTCAGAAACCGGCGAATCATGGCGAAGAGACGGTTTAGAATGGGGCTGAGTTCGTTGTTGTTCAGCCCCTGTAACAGCTTCCAGTGCTGGCCATTCGATATGGATACCATCGTATCCAGAGGATTGCGAATCGGTAGCAGGAACCGCAGTCGGCCTCCATCCTGCGCGAAGAGCCGGTGAAAGTCCAGCATCGTCCCCTCAATCATCCGCTCCACTTCCATCGGGTCCTTCCATACCAAACACCGGATATCATCCTTGAGACTGCCCGAACCGTGCATCTCAATGTAGCGGGCAATCATCTCCGGGTTCCCCTCGAAAGTATGCGAGGAGAGAATGGACCCCCCATCATAGCGGCACAGACCTGATGATAGCGACAGGGTAACGGCCTCGTCAATGAATCGCTGGTAGTTGGCTTCGGTGAAGTCACACAGGAAGTTACACCCCCGCGCTTCCCACAGATACCGTGCCCCATGATTCAGCACCTGTACATTCGGATGGAAGGCCAGCGCCGTCGCCGTCAGCGTCGTCAGGTTGTTCAGCGGCCCCAGGAAGATGCAGACGGTGTCAGGCGTAGATCTCATCTCGCTTTCCTCCCGTCGTCTCAATCGTCCCTCTCTGCGGAATCACCCGCCGAAAGGTCTGCATGTACTCCGCGTTTTCCTCATCCGTGAACCATGGGACTCTGTAGTCCACTTCCCAGGGCGACGTCTCTTTGATAATCTCGCGGTCGTCTTCGGGTAGTGCTACGTAGTTTGCCAGCTCCAGCCGCTCGAACCCCTCCAGCGTCGTTGGTTCTCGGTAGCCATGACGCTTGGCGATTTCCGTCATCGCGCATCCGGGGTACGGCGTGAACCAGTTGCAGGTGTAGTCCAGATCAGGGTAGGCTTCCAGCATCTGCGCCAGCCATTCCCCTACTGCTTCCAGGTCCTCTACCGTCTCCGTGGGGTTCCCCAGCAGCAGGTGGAACCGCACCCCAATCCCCACTTCCTTTGCCCGTCGCACGATAGGTAGACAGCCTACCGGGTCGATGCGCTTGTCCATCAGCGCCAGAATCCGCCCCGACACATGCTCCAACCCGATGTGGATCAGGTGGCAACCTGCCTCCGCAATCCGCCACCAATCCCCCTCCCGGAAGCTGGCCAGCGTGTCCACTCTTCCGTTGGCCCGCCAGCGGATGCCCAGTCCGGCGATGGCCTCCACGATCTCCATAGTCCGCTTCTGTCCCACGAAGAACGTCCCGTCATCGAACTGGACGTTCTCGATCCCGAAGGCGTCCACCAACAGTTCCAGGTTGCGCCCTACCCTGCCGGCAGAGAATCGACTATACCCGTAGTCCTCATGCCAGTAGCAGAACCCACAGTGTCCCACGCACCCCGACGACGTGGCGAAGTTGAGGGCCACCGTGTACGGATTGAGATAGTCCTTCACCCGCATGAACTCTCTGTCCGCATAGGGCAGCGGTGGCAGGTTGTCGATGTTCACCCGCTGGCCCCGGACCACCCCTTCGTGGAAGGACTCGCACAGGTACGGCAGCGCCCACTCTCCCTGCCCCGTCACCACCGCGTCCACGTAGGGACTCTCCAGCATCAGGTCCGGCTTCGCTGAGGGGAAGGGCCCCCCGAAGACGACTGGAACGTCCGGTCGCTTCTCCTTGCACCACCTGGCCAGGTCCTGGGCGTTCCGCAGCTGGGAACCCGTCGCCGTCCCGATGCCCACCAACAGTGCATCATCCAGGTGCCGGGCCAATAATGATAATGTGCGCTCTCTGCTGAATCGGTCGTCTATGAGGATAGGTTCGTAGCCCAGGGCCAATAGCGATGAGGCTAGAAATACGTGAGACGTGGGAATCCATTTGTCCGCCATGTAGGGGCGGACGTGAGGGTACACCAGTAACACCTTCTTTTCGCTCAGTTCAGTCCTCCTTTACACTCAGTATCGCCATCTGATCGCATACGGCCACTTCATATCCTTCCGCCCGACAGAACTCATCCACCGCCGTGGCCACGCTGCTATAGCTCCCGTAATCGTCTACGATGACCACCCCGCCGGGAACCACTAGCGGCACCCACCACCCCAGATCCTCTCTCGCCGCTGAAGTCGAATGGTCGCCGTCCACAAACAGTACCCGAATGGGGCTTCCATCCCACCCCAGATACGCTTCCCGTGACGTGCAGACCAGCGGCACTACCCAGTTGATTAGGTCGGCTTCGCGCAGGTTCTGAAGGAACGCCTCACCACTCCGATACTCCGTGTGCGGGTCCACGCTCCATACCTTCCCACGGTTGCCGTCTCTGGTCCCGCTGGCCAGGTAGATGGCAGATCGCCCGTAGGCTGCGCCGATCTCTACCACCCGTCCCTCGCCGAGGCCGTACCGCGCCGCCACGTACAGCACCTCACCCTTGCTGGAGGGGACGCCCACCGAGTTCCGGACTACCCGCGCTACGGTCTCCCTTGCCCGCTGCCACCCTTCTTTGTAGCTGTCATCCGGCGCCCAGTGATAGCCCATGCTAGGCGTTGAGTCGGGAGATGATCTTGTACCCAATCACCTCCCTGGTCCCGTCCGGCATCTTCAGTAGCTTCCAGCGAACATACTCCCCAGGTCGCAGCCAGATGCCCATTACCTGATCGGTGAAGATGGAACGTGTCACCTGCGGTGCCAGCTCCCAGCGTCGGGCGGGTTCTGCGTTCACTCCTCGCCCACCCCCGCCTGCTGCTTCAGGTTCTCCAATCGTCTGGCTGCTTTGGCTCGATCCTCAGCCGACACTTCCGTCATCTGGGAGATGCGCGAGGCCGCGTTACGCAGTGCCGCCCGGTAGATGGGTCCCCCTGGCGTGGCGCGGATGGGGAGCTTGCACTTTGCCTTCACCTTCTCTTCGCCTGGAGCGTTCCCGTCCACCAGACAGCACCGGCAGTACTCCGCCGCGCTGAGCCGGTTCGTCACGCTCTTGTCCCAGGCGTCGTTGGTGAAGGAGGCTTTGTTGAGTTGGGCCAGCAGCGTCAGCACTTCCTCTACCGTCTCCGCCTTTTCTACCCCCAGCTCCACGCTCTGTCGCATCCCCCGCCCCCGAATGCTGTAGAAGGCTATCTCACCTTCCTGGGCCTGCTTCTTGAATTCATCCGTCTTGAGTTGAGTCACCATCACCCAGGAACCCTTCTTCACACCTTCGAAGTCCCCTGGCGCAATGTAGTTCTCGACGACTTCAGCTTCGTCGTCCTGAACGTCACGGTGGTGCTGGAGATCCAGCCGATGCCCGCGTCGCATGAAGTCGTGGCAAGCCTTCTCGATTTCTTCCTCGGAGATAATGTCACCCTGAGAATCCACCGATCCTGGTTCAAGTACAACCCCGTACACGAGCCCCTTGAAGTCATCATACTTGACGATGGGGACTTCGTAGCCCTTCTCTACCCCGTCCCCCTCCAAGCCATCGTCTTTGTCTACAATCTCCATCCCCCGCCTCTCCATCTCTTCCAGAATAGCACCACGGACCGCTTCCCAGTCCCATTCGGGCCATTCCAGCGGCGGTCCGTCAGCGCCTATCGGCTGGTTGACGTGGAGGGAGGATAGAGTTGGTCCTTTGTTGAGTCTAGTCAGTAAGGTCATCTTCTTGTTCCTCTACTACTGACAACTGCTGCACCATCTCATACAGCTTCAGCAGATCCTTGTCTGACGCTTGCCGCAAGACGCCTGAGTTCAACGCATCTACTAGTCCTGTAGGCTGCTTCGGACTCGCCCGTCCACCAGCATACCCCCGTGCCCTGCGATGAGCGTGCTCGAAAGTATGACGGCTCACGAAGGGGCGGAGTTGGTCTACTAGGCGACGGTGGTAGTCTTCGGTGGCCTTGTTCAGTTGCGCCAATAATCCCATCAATGATTCCTTGTCAAGCTGGGCCAGCCATGCCTCCGCTCGTCACCGTTTAGAACCCGCGCAGACCTCGCGCCCAAAGTTCTGTGTTGTCTCTGAATGTACTAGACATGCTGGCCCAGCAGGTGACCCCTAGTTCTTGCCCCGATCCTCTGCCAACATCTGGTACTCTTCGTTCTCCCGCTTCGCCCGACGCATTTCCTCACACTCTGCGCTAGTCACGGAATCGTCAAAGACGAAGTGGAATACCTGATCCTCTAGGAACTGGTATACCCTCCACACAGGTATTGAATAGCTGCAATGCGTAATCGCATCGCCCCAGTTCACCGCCAGCCGCGAAGGAACGCCGATGAACTGCCCCGTATCCAGCAGGAAGGTAGCCCCACCGGAGTTTCCGAAGATACTCGCTGCACTCATGAGGACAAAATCGCGGTTCTCTATCTCGTACCCAAACCCAGAGATGTAGCCAAAGGTGATGACCGGCTTCGCACCCAATCCACAGCCAACCGTTACCACCGGCATGAAGGACTTCAGCTCGTCCACTTCAGCCCTGGGATACATCTCAGCGACGTGCGGGAACTGGTTAGGCGCCCGAACCCGCAGCAACGCCAAGTCCTCGTCCTTGTCGTAACACACGATGTCCGTTTGGTACATCGTGCCACCGATGACGCGGCTCATGAAGTCATAGGTGAATACCTCGATGGAAGGCGTCCCCAGCACATCTACCTTGCGCTCCCGCTTCAGCAGCGCCGACCACTTGGTCTCGACCTTGATGAGATCGTCCACTACGTGTTCATTGGTCAGAATGTAGGTCTCGTGACGGCCATCGTCACTTTCGGGCAGAGGGGCTGAGTACAGAATCGTTCCCGACCCCATCGCTTTGCCGGATCGCACTCGCACTTCCGGGTACAACATCCGTTCGTGTTGCTCCTTGAGACTCAGCATCACTCCGTCCCCTCTCTATACTCCAGGTGACAATGGCAATTAGTTCCACATAAGGTACTTGTCCCATCTGCAGGCACTCCGGGGAACATTCCTAGCGGAACCCACCCGTAGCTCGCATAGTCTACACAACTAGCACAATGATCTGCGTAGCCCAGAGTCCATTGGTACTCCGTCATCCCTTCCGCTTCCATCCACGCCAGTTCGGATTGGTTGAACGTCCCCCAGGCAGCACCTCCGTACAGAATGGCCCGCCAGTCCCAACGCGGCCCCAAGTCCTGCCCGTCATTGGCTACTAGCTCATCCACCATCCCCCGCAGGTAGTCGTACTGCTCCAGCAGTTCAGCTTCTACCGCTTCCCAGTCCTCGGGTGTCATCTCTTCCAGCCCGCCCCTGCCAATCACGGCTGAAGAGACGTGAAGGCTCTTGATCTCCGCCTTCATCTCCTCTACCCACTCTACCAGTTCGATCTCCCCATCCCTCAGCAACGCCATCAGCGCCGCTACCCGACGGTCAAAGGCGTCTCGTCTTGCCTCTGCCAGTACCCGTCGTGTCTCAGCGTCCAGAAGGGCTGGGTGCTGCTTTCGAATGATAATCGTCACCCCAGCACCTTCTCGAACTCCGCTGCGACCAGTTCCCTATCCGCTGGCGTGATCCGGTAGCCCGCCAGAATCTCATCCCTCGTCGGAATCCGCCCCACCAGATGCCAGGGTTCCGCCTTCTCTACTTCTTCTTCTTCAGGTACTTCAGGCTTCCGCTGGTTCATGGGCTTGATCGGCTCTACCAGCTTCGCCTCTTCCGTCCTGGGCGGCAGGTTCGCCTGCGACCGGATATGGTCCTCGATGTCACGCAGATCCAACCCCGCCTGGCCAAAGGCCATGATCAGGTTACTCAATTCGCCGATGTCAGCTCTCAGTAGACCCGAAGGCTTCAGCTGCGGGGACTGTGCTTCATCCCAGCCGTTCATGCGCATCAGCTTGGGGATGGCGTGACGGTTGATGGTCTCCGCTATCATCGTCGCCCACCCCTCCAGCGCCTTTAGGAAGATCTCCGAATGGTCCCGTGAAAGTGCGAAGCTGCCTACCGAACCGCTGCCCAGCATGATGAACTGCGCCAGCACGGCCATGGACATGCGTCGGTCGTAGTACTCCAGCATCTCCACCAGGGCAAAGGAGTGCCGCCCGCCACTGACGACCAGCTCGAACAACCACCCACCCTCCCTGGCTGCCTCCATGTTGGTCGCCTTGGGACCGGGGATGGTAAGTCCGTAGTATTCGTCTACCCTTACTCGCTCCACGACCTTCCGCGCCTGGTCGTAGTCATCCTTCGTGGCCCCCGGCGGCAGGTAGATCACCGGCATACCCGCCAGATCTCGTTCCGCGCCGATGCCCATGATGACCTCAAGATTTTTCTTGAAGTGATAACTGCGGTAGGCGTGTCTCAGGACACTCCGCCCCTCCGGCGAGTTCAGTTCTACTCTCGTCCGAAACAGCAGCGACTTGTCAATAGGGATGTACCGCTCTACGTAGTCCGGCGCTGGTCGCTGGTACATGCCCTGGATGCCGCCGTTCTCGTCGAAGTCCCATCGGTCTAGGGATTCCTGCGCCCGAACGGCGAACTTGCGCCAGCCCACTAGCCCGTCGTTGTGCAATGATGGGGCGGGATCCTTGCAGTAGTTCTTCGGCTTTGGACCTAGCCGCTTCTTGAAAACCTGTTCAAACCAGCTCCACCCGTAGGGCAGGAAGGTGATGGCTTCGCTGATGAAGTCATTCCAGGTGTGGCTCATGTCTGCCATGCAGGATTCGATGAACTCTGCCCGTTCTACGGCCACGTCATCCGTCGGGTCTGAAGGTTCTACCATCCAAACGACACGGCGCAGCATCTGCTCCACCAGGAACAGAATCGCGCCAATGACCGGATCGTTCAGCCGCATCTCCGTGAATATCTTGAACCGGGAAGTCGCTCGCTCCAGGTCCTTGATGAAGTCGTTGTCTACCGTGCCGCCATAGCGGTTCAGGCCCGCCGCCCCCAACTCGCCAAAGGTGGCCCTCGTCAGTTTTGTCTCATCTGGCATCGGTTATCCTTCAAGCAACAAAAAAAGGGCGACTCAATGGTGCTGAGTCGCCCTTACATCTCAGAAGTTGGCTCTTGTATTGTAATCATATAGTACCACCGAATCAGCGTTCTGTCAAGAATACTGCCCATTCGAGCAGCGCACGACAGATGGCCAGCGCCGCCGTACCTCCATGACCGCACCATTCCTGCCGTCGATATAGCCCCGGCATGCTCATCTCAGCCGTCCACTTCTCCCGATGGACCTTCACATCTCCCCGTGAATGCAGATCAAATCCTATCCCCAGACACGGCAAGCCCTGGACGTGTTCAACGGCTTGCATGGCCACGCCCACGTCCGTTGACGGCTTCCACTCCTCCCTCCACGCTGCAATCCGATCCCCCTCTGCCCATACCAATGTCGAATGATAATCTCTGTCAATTCCGCTTCGCCGCTGGTAGTTGGTGCATTCCAGCTTGGTGGCATAGAGTCCGCCCCAGAAAACACCGGGACTCTTGGCCAATACCCACTTCCGCTGCCACCCCATCACCCTCTCAGCGACCAGATCATCCGTCAGCGGACCCGCATTCACTTCAGCCAGACTCGCCTGTCCCCCGTCCATACTGCGCTTCGCCCCGCCCCGCACTCACAGTTCACCGTCCCCCGCTTCCATACGCTCCCGTCCAAACCATGCAGTCGCTGGTCCCTGTCACGGTCTTCTGGATCCACCCACCCCAGGAAGCAGCTGCCGTTCACACACAGCACCGGCTCACACCCCTCCGGCGTCGCCCATTCCCCGTAGGCCCGCCGCCACTTCCGCTTCTGCACCGCCGTCGGGTATACCAGAACCGACTCTGCCCTGGAAGCGTTCAGCGCCCGTAGGTGCGGACGGGCGTTCACGTATTGCACTGCCTCCTTCAGCGTGATGGGCTTGTCTTTGTACAGCTCTTCGAAGAGCGTTCCCAGGAACACCAGATCTTCCGGGTAGTCTAGGCAGTAGCGGGTATCCCAGGGCCGACCAAACCTGTCCTGCCTCAGCCTGAAGAAGTTCTCATCCGGCAGGAATCCCACCTTGAACTGCTCCGGGTAGCCGGTGAAGAAGGCCGTGGGGTGCTCCTGATAGCCTGCCGACTTGGGCCTCAGCGTGACCGTCTTCTCCCACCAGCTTCGCCGTACTGGCCAGGCGTGGCAGGCCAGATGCTCCATCGTCACCTGGCATTCCAGGTTCTCGTAGCGGACGCAGTCCAGATCTGGGCGTTGTCCCAACAGTTGCAGTGCCGGGCGTACGAATCCCATGTAGGCCAGCGGTGCATCCCCATGCAGCCCCTCAATGATAATCTGCGCCTCGTGTTCCTCGATGGCGCCCCACGTCCGCCTCACCGGGTCCCACTCCGGTCCGCGGTGGACAGCGTAGAAATCATCCTCCCCGAAGTGTTCCCCTAGCACCGCCGCCAGTTCGTCATCAGCCCTGCCGTCAGGAATGCAGAAGACCGCTCGATCCGCTACGTCCCGCAGTAACCCCGCCCGTTCGCCTACGTGGACGATAGCTGGCTTCCCTGCCAGTGGTTGCAGGCACTTTGAGTGTAGCCGTGAACTCCGCGTCCGTGCGCGGATGGCGATGATGGTGTTAGGAGACATCAACCGCTGATCCGGCTACTCCCAAACACGATACTACCCCGCCACTTCCTGAGAACTTCCACGCAGTAGAGTTGTCGTCATAGAGTACACTGCCGCCTGTACCCCAATCTATCCCATACGAACCAGTTGAATTGTCCGTAACAGTCTGTGGATATGGCACCGTTCTAATCGTGATGATAGGTTCCTCTGGGTATGGCATCATCGGAGACGCATCTATCAAATCATCCTCTGCGGGCCCTATCCGCTCTGCCACCTTCTCTGCGATCTTCTCTGCCAGTAAGTCCAGCACGTCCTCATCGCAGGTATCGATGTCCATATCCTTGGGCAAGCCCAGGGCTATCACTCCCCCAGCGGCTCCCCCCAGCAGCTTCTTGAGCAGTTCGCGTCGATCCATTGTTGTCCTCCCTATTCATTGATAACGTCATCAAGCCCCTTGGTCTCTCGCAGTGCATTCTTGAACTCCTTCACACTGCGCCCGGCTTCCTTGCCGATGTCGGCTATCTTACCAACGCCGAAGATGGCGATGGCGATGACCAGTATGATCCCCAGTTCCAGCGGTCCTAGTGTTGGCATTCTTCCCCCTTCATTGCTTATCTATGTCTGTACCACCCATTGCCCATCAACCTTGTGTTCTACCAAAAGGTTCTCTCCTGCCATCTGCCTATCTACTGCCCGTTCCATCCGCTGGCGCAGCAACTCTTTCTGCCCCTCTGTCAGTGCAGCTTCTCCCGCCCGCACCTTGAGCCAGGTCTGAAACTCTGGCGTTGCTACCATGCGTCTGAATGCCGCCTTCTTGTTCTGCGCCTGACTTCGTTGATCTCTCGCTTCACCACGAGCACCAGACGCTTTGTGGATGATGCGTATCCCCGAATCTCGCTTGTTCTGGTACTGCCCACCCGGCCCACCGGATCGAAACGTCTGCACTTCGAAGTCATTGCGCGTTACCGAGAACAGCAATTTGCGTTCAGCCTTCTTCACCACCCCTTATCCTCGTGCTGGGTATACGGCTGCTCATTCATCCAGAGTTACCACCTCCCACTTGCCGTCCAAGTAGTTTACACGATTCACATGGCATTGGAGCCCCCTACATTCATCTGCATAGTCAAGGATGATCCTGCGCAGGAACACCCGTAGCGGACCACCGTGCATGACGACAAGCACCGTCATGCCTACATAAGCCTGGGCAATGGATTCCAGGGCATCATAGACTTGATCACACATTGCCAGCATCCGCTGGTCGCTAGGCTGCCTGAACTCTCGCAACCTGGGTTCAACGTACCAAGGTACTTGGTGAGTGGTCCAAACCGCGCGTACTGTCTCCATAGCTCGGCTTAGGTCGCTGCTATAGATTGCCGCTATAGGTTCAGACGCTAGTCGCCTTGCAAGTTCATTAGCCATTTTCCGTCCACGCTGATTGAGATGGATATCACGCCACCCCTGATACTTCCCCATCTCATTCCAGTCTGTACTAGCGTGCGGCACGAGTAGCAACTTGGTCACCTCACGCATCCCACCCTACCTCATCCGCCACCAACGCCAGCGCCCGCCGGAAGTACGCATAGTTGCTCAGGCTTACGTGCGGCGGCACGGCATGGTCCACCGTTGGGATATACCCCCCCTGCCGAATCAAGTATCGTGTCTTCAGAAACACCTCCCGATCTATCCACTCCCGCGTGCCGTACAGCGATTGCTTGTTCACCCCACCACACATCCGCAACTCTCGCCCGTACTGCTTCTTCAGCGCCATCAGGTCATGGTATCTCGCTTCCATGGGGAAGGGACAGTTGATGCCTACCTCCAGCCACAGCGGGATCAGTTCGTTCACGTCCCCGTCCGAATCCACCATGATAATGTCGATGTCTCGTGCGTGTAGTGCATCCGCTACCGCTGCGTAGCAGGGCTGCAGGAACTCCCGCCACATCGCCGGAGACATGAAGCTCCCCCCGCTGTAGGCCATGTCCTCCCAGAACTTGGCGTAGTCAAACTCCAGATGCCGCGTTCCCTCCATCCGTCGCAGCATCTCGTTCGTCAAGAAGGCTAGCATCTCCCTGATGAAGTCAGCATCGTCATACAGTAGGATGCAGAAGCGTTCAAACCCCAGAAGGGCCCTCAGCTCCCCGTAGAAGCTCCCTACCGTCAACCCCATGGGGATGGGACGCTTGCTGCCGATAGCGTGCGCCATCCAGTAGCGATCCCGTGCGTCGAAGACCCGAACGTACTGCTCCCGTACCTTCTCCCAGCTCTCTCGATCCGTCACCGGATAGCTGACGAATTCCGTCATGCTTGTCTGTGCCTTCAGTCGCCAGCCTATCCGGCCGTACTCATCCCGATATAGCTGCCGCTGGTCCGTCTCATCCAGCACCTCCGTCGCTGCCAGAGGGAACTCAGCGATGGCAATGTTGGTCATGGCGAAGGACCAGTCCAGACCCAAGGTCTTCAGTTGGTCCCAGGAATTGTCCGTGATCGGCAACCCCTCTTCGTACCACCGGATCAGCGTTTCATCCCAGAACCCCACCTCCCAGAAGGGTACTCGGTCCGCAGCCTCATAGTGCATTACTGCGTGGAAGCGTTCGCGTTCGTTCACGCTTTGGTGGCCACCACGTAGATTTCCTTCTCATCCACCCACTTCAGCCAGGGGTAGGTCCCCCGCCGGCTACCTACCTGCACTCCTGAGAATCCTACCTCTACCATGATCTCCAGCAGTTCGCTTTCCGTGTACAGATGGACAAAGGTATCCTTGTCCCGCTGCCAACTGCGTTCCTCTACCTGCTTCGTGGCCCCGTCCGGTGGAGCGCCCGTCCACCCGGCATGGCGTGAGATGAAGGTGCCCCCACTACCCAGCATCCGGTACACCTCCCGCACTAACTCTTCCCGATCCTCAGCGACGTTGTGCTCCAGCACGTTCACCATCAGCACCAGATCCAGGAATCCGTCGGGGAACTTCACCGGCGGGAACCGCATCTGAACCGTATGCAGCCCAGGCAACTCCCAGCGGCTCTGTACCAGCTTCAGCGCCCGTTCTTCACCGTCTACCGCCCACACCTCATACCCCTGCCGGTGTAACATCTCCAGATGCCGCCCGCTCCCGCACCCCAGATCCAGCGCCTTCTTTGCCTGGTAGGGATGAAGCCCCAGATGGTGGATGCTCTGGACGATCACTTCATCCGGATACCTCAGATTCCCCATGCCCCCCTCATAACAGTCATTCCAGGTCGTCAATCCCGCCCTCCTTGTCCTAGTCTCTACCCACTCAGGCACAACGCCTGCCACTGAATGATAATCTGACATCATGAATCCCTGACGTACATCATGCAATCGGTATAGATGTGGTGCCCCCACCCGACGCGGGGGCACCGTGTCTTGATCTCCGCTTTCACTCGTTCTGCCAACTCTTCGTCCTGTCGGTATCCCCTCCTTCCAAAGAGCTTGTGCCAGTAGGGTGGCCACTGCTCGTTTACGTGATGCTGCCCCCCGGCCCCCGGCCTTGCCGCCGACCAGTACACTACGTCGCTCAGGTCCGTCATCAGATGCACCAGATGGTCGGCGAACCGCTCCTCGATGTGTTCCGCCACCTGGTTGGATAGCGCTAGGTCGTACCGACGGTGAGCGAATAGCGCCGATGTCAGATCGTGCCGCAGTACTGTCCCCTCCGGAGCTTCCGTGAAGGTGATAGCGTCCGGCGAGAACTCATACCCCCGTACCTTCACACCCAACTCTGCCAGTTCTCGAAGATAGATCCCCAGCCCACAGCCTAGCTCTACTACGCTGCTGGGATTCAGCACTTCTACGATTGCCGCTGCCACGCAGGGCGCAAGGAACTCTACTTCGCCGCGATAGGCGTCATAGTTCTGCTTGCTGAACGTCGCTGTCGCCAGCGCCACCCTCCCTGCGCGTCACCCACTCCACTTCATAGCCACACTCCTTGCACGTCGCCACCCAGTAAACCATCCCATCACCTACTAGAGACCCCGGCAATCGGATCTGGCGTAGCTCCGTCATCATCACCCGCACCCCCCGGCGACTTCCGTTCCTCAATCGCTACGTCCGTCCCATAGCATTCCGGGCAGACTAGCACTACCTTCGCATCAGGCATTACCCCTCCTCCTGTTTCATGACAACCTGCCACTCTTCATTCAACTGCTCCAGAGGCGTACTCATCTTGTAGAACGTCTCAAAGTACCACCCGCGATCTGCTGCTTCCTGAATCGCAGGACGAATGATGCACAAAAGCTCATCCGCTCTGTCATGATCCTCTTGCGGTGCATCCGTGGGAACGTAGAGATGCGTGATCGCTTCGGCCTTCGTTTCCGTCTCCAGTACGGTCCAACGCCAGAATTGGATATGCGTAATGTCTTGGGCAGTGAACTTGTCTTCAGCCATCTATCCTCTCCTTACTCCATGCGTAGCTGATTCTCCCCACGGCACCTCCTCCCCCAGCACATGCAGCGCCGATCTCAGCGCCTGCATGCAGAACACCGTCCCCACGATGTCGGACTCCAGGTTGCCAGGACTCACGTCGTACAGGTTGTGGTTGTCTATGGCCCCGTCGGGACTGAATGAAAATGCGCCGTCGTCACGATGGAACTCTTCTAGGTCTTCTATTGCCAGTTCCGCGATTTCCCTGTCAATCTTGCAGCCAGGGCATAGCTGACTCAAATGCTCTGCCAGTACTGTGCAGTCCATGTAGTGACAAGCGTCCTTGGGTGCTGATGGGTGATCCATGGCCTCAAAGACGGTGGATTCCATGTGATTGTCCGTATAGTATCGCCCATCCTGCCAGTGCAGTCCCCTCAATATGTGATAGCCCGCTTGCACTACGCCGCTGACGCCCTGCTCAGCCTCACTGCCCCAGAAACCGTGTTCCCAGGTTCTTTGGTGCTCATCTAGCCACTGGTACATCTCATTGATGACGTGCCAGTAGGCGTGCTTGTGCTGCATGCGGACGTTGTACCGCATCATGGTCGCCGCCGCGTCCACCATGTTGCCCGCGCCCATGGGTTTGGTATCCCAAGGCATGTTGTGAATCATGTAGTGGGAGATCGCCCCTGGATATAGGAACTGGCGGTAGAACTTGAACTCACTCTGCAGATGGGCGTCTATCGCCATGAACAGCGCCGCTACCTGGCAACCAGAGTAGGTATGCGCCATCTCGCGCAAGCGTCCCTCGGCACTCAGCTCCCGATAGAACGGCTCCCGTACTTCACCAGTTGTTCCGTTCTGACAGGACTTGATGAACTTGACGCCGGACTTCGATGGAAGCATACTCAGCATCTGCTCCAGATCCAGCGCCAGCGTCGTCGCGTCCAGCGATTCTTCGTGGTAGGCTGAAGCAGAGTGCTTGTAGAGTCCGTTGGGAGACTTCAGCGTTGCCAGCCATGCGGGAACGGTGTCTGCCAGTCGGTCATACCACGCGCCCATCATAGCCCTCCCAGTACTCCTTCAAGTCTGACACCAATCCAAGCCAATCTTCTGGTCTACCCAAGTCCAATCCATCGCCTGAGCAATTCAGGGCATGATAGCGAATGAACTCGCCGATGCTGTGAATCGAATCAATCGGAACGTAACCGCCACTCGGATAGTACTTGTAGAGCATGATCCGTTCATGGCACTTTTTGCACTCTAGCCAGAGCCGATCATTCGCCACGTGTCAACTCCTTCATCATCGCTCCAAACCTCACCCACCCGCACAATGCGTAGTAGGGCCAATACTCCAGATGCTTCAGCCCCCGCCTCCAGGGATACGTCCACAGCTGGTGCCGGATGATCGCCAATCGCTTCCGTGGGTACTTGCGAACGATCCTGGCGTCGCCTCGTCCGTACTTGACGAACTTCCGCATGGCCGAATGATAATCCAGCTCGTCGAGCCGCTTGGCGATGCCCGTCCCGTGCCCCATGCGATAGCCCGCCATCTCCATGCGGATACTGACGTCCGTGTCTTCATCGCCCACGAAGTCGAACTTGCTATCGAAGCCCCCAATGGCCCTCAGTGCCTTGGTTCGGTACAGCGCCGGCCTGCCCACCATGTTGGTCTCCTCGACGTGCGGCATGGTGGTGATGTCGTAGTTCGCACTGGCGCGGGCGTTGGTCCACCAGTTCTCGCTGGGCACCTGCCACTCCCTGGCCTGGATGGCCTGGAACCCGTACCAGTCCATCTCGCGCATCAAGTCCAGCAAGCAGCGTTGGTAGAGGATGTGGAAGCAGTCCACGGCTGCGTAGTAGGGCTGGTTGGTGTAGCTCAAGGCGATCTGCCGCTGCGACGCTAACCCGACTCCGTACTTGGCGACGGGAAAGATCCCCGGCCAGTCCTTGATGATGTGCCAGGTCTTGTCGCCGGAGCAGGCGTCCACGACGATGATCTGCGCTGGCTGATTGGCGATCACCGCTTCCAGGCAGCGTTCGATGTAGGACTCGGCGTTCTTGGTGCAGACGGCGACGGTGATGGGGAGCGTCACTCTTTCTCCCTAACTTCAACCCCACTCATGTCAAGTAACACCCTGATCTGATCCAAGGCCACCACGGGATTAGTATAGACTTCTAGCTTGCCAGTCAGCGGATCAATTACGTAGCCCCCTTTGGCCTTAGTGATTGTAACCTCTGAAGTTTGAGCATCCATCGTTATCCCTTTCTGTCTATTCTACCACCCAATCTCTAGCTCCTCCGCACTGAGAGCAGTGCGTCCGAATCATCGGTTGCGGCGAACCACAGAAAACACAGAGCCATTCTGCTGCATACTGTGGAATGCGAAGAATACCCCCCTTGCCGTGCATATTGGTGGCGACCCAGTTATCTACAAGAGATAACGCTACACCATCTACCAACATCGTTATGTTCACAGTCGCATACGACGGCCGATCAACGTACAACAAAGTTCCGTCAACTGTGTAATCCGTAATGAGGGGATTCTCTATTGTGATTGTATGCCCAGCCAAGCCTATCTCAACGAAGTTGGATATGCCACCACCTTTCCTTGGCATAGGCCCCACCACCGTTGGCTCCTTGGGCAGCACCAGCTCCGCTGGCTTGATAATCCCCTTGGGTGCCAAGCCTTCAGCCGCCAATGATGCGCCGAAGGCCCCCATCATCTTCAGGAACTGGCGTCGTGCTATTTGCATGATTTCAGAAACTCCTCCACCATCTCCTCAGTGCTCGGCATGAATCCTCCATGCTTCCATCCGCGATACCCACATTCCAGACACCCACCTGGCTCAGTACAGTCAGGATCAACCTGAACCCACATCTCCATACCACAGTCAGGACACTTAAGCCCTGTCGGCATCCATAGCTGGCCCTCAAATTCCCGAGTCTTTACGCGCAAGTATTCTCCCTTGAATTATACAGTCTACGTTGCACCCATCGCGTGAACCGCCAGATCAAAGCAACAGGCATGCTGGCAAACAGAACGCTTCTCCGCACAGGGTTGTAATCACAACGACGTACCCACCAGGGCCATTCATGGTGATAGTTGTATCTTTCCCAATCAGTTACCTCCCACATCAGACGCATGCGTCATACCTCACTCTGAAATAGGGAATCAGGCTTCCGCCAAAGGATAGCTTGAACCATCCGCGTCGCGGACTGTTCACGCCTTCCAAATCCGTCCACGGAATCCCCTGATTCGCCAGATCCACCATCGCTTCCCAGACCACCTCCGTGCCCGCCGGACTGTCCTTGTGATCCGGCTGGCGTGCTCCCCAGAGATAGTAGGCCCTTCCCCCGTCCACACCAAAGACCGCCAAGGCCCTGCCCTCACCCATCGGCGACAGGGCCACATACCACCGTGTCAGATTCACCTTGTCCAGATGAATCAGCAGGTGCCGAAGGCGTGATACGAACCAGGCATCCGTCCCCTCTACCGTATGCCCGTACCAGTTCAGGAAGGCGTCTATGCAGGGCTTCGTATGGATGACCTTGATCCCGTCCCGCTGCGCGTAGGCGATCTGCTGCCGGCGGCTCTGGCTCATCTGCTCACCCGCTCTCTTGGAACCCTCCTCTCCCCACCCATACTGCCCAATCGCAAAGTAGCTCGTATACCGCGCCTCCACCTGATACCTTGGGCCTTCGTGATAGTTATGCCAGAGCCAAGGACGCATGTCTACGATGCTGGTGTTGAATTGAAAATCCATCACTTTGTAGGTCTTGGGCAGCTCCGCCGCGATGAACTCCATCACCTTGAACCTGTCAGACCGTGCTTGGGAGATATTCTGGTCCGGCTCGGGCTTCTGGTGAAGGACGCCTGAATAGATCACCAAGTCATCTTCCTCTAGCCCATGCGCCCCCTCTACACCGAAGAACGCTGCCTTGATCTGCTCCCCCTTGGTGCAAAACCACGTCCCGAGCTGAGCGCCCACGCCTTCCAAGTAAGGCTTGCGGGCGAAGATGGTGCGATCGGGAGACGATTGAACGAACTCGTCCCAGGCGTTGTCCAGGGGAACTCGGTCTAGGGAGTACCGCGAACTCATGGCTGAAACATCCCGCGCATTTCTGCTAGGCGTTCTTCCAAAGCGGCCTGTTCTTCCTCCACGGTTCCTTCAGTCCCGTCAGCTAGTGTCCACCAACACTGATGCCCCCAGATGATTTCACCTCCTGGCAAGCGAAAGTACGGAATGCGTATCCATTCGTCCCAGAGCGTCCACTTCTGTGAACCCTCGCAATAGGCATACTGGCCTGTCGCAGTACCTCCAGGACGGCAATCTTTGTAGATGAGTACTTTGGGCGCTATGCCGGTTACTGCTACGCCATCTATTGGAATATCCTTTAGGGAGTATCTAGCCATGCTCTATCAGGCCCATTACCTCAAGTAGTTTTCCCTTCACGTTTTGCAGTCTTTCATGCACTCCTACCAGTTCCAGCTTCATCTCAAAGCTGTCAATAGTGTCCTTCATCTCCCAAACACTGGATTGCATCTCCTTGATCTTCGTAACTACACCGCTCAGCTTCCCAAGTGTTCTTGCTTTGACCACCCCTCCACCTCCTCCCTCGCCTCAATCCACCGATCCAACGCATCCCTGACTTCCCCCAAGTCCATCCGCTCCCATTGGCCCCTCGTATCACAGCCCTTCAGCAGACGGAAGAAGTCACAGGCGGCGAAGGTCTCTTGATCTACGAGCTGGTCGTAGTTGCGTGCCACCCCCTCACCTCCTTCACCACCCCCTTCAGATAGTCTTCATCCGCTGCCTGATCCACCCACAGATTGAGAATGTGATCTGCTACCCAGTCGGTGACGGGCCAATATGCCCACGCATCATTGTAGTTGGGTTTCTCAACCAACATCTGGTCTAACCAATCAAAACTGCCGCATCTCGAACCCTGCTCAAAAAACAGATCCCCTGGCGCATGCCACGAACTGGCGTTGTAACCCTTGGCTTGCAGATGATGCATCAGCCCGTCGCGATCCTTCTCGATGAAGCAGTTGAAGCGCCAATGAACTGAGCCTTCGGGCGGAATGAAAATGTCCACCACGTCCTTCAGCTCATCATGCAGGTACTGCCACTTGCGTTCGCGTTCCCCGACGATATGCCAGAGCTTGGGTAGCAGGTCGTAGAGAATGCCATGCTGCTGCATGAATCCCGGACTCCATAGCGTCCTTGGTCCCATCAGATCCACCATTGACTTGAATACCACTAACTTACGTCGGGATGTAGCGTAATGCTGGTTGTATAGCGCCGTGTGCGCCATGGACAGCGCAGCCTCTGCGTTGAACATCCCGTCCCGTGGGCCAAAGCTCTGCTGGAGCAAGTGCGCTGTCTGGAGCAGCCTGGCGTCATCCCCGAGAATCGCGCCGCCTCCACCCGCGTCCAGGATCTTGCCGCTGCCAAAGCTGAATACCGACAAGTCGCCCCAATGGCCTATGTCCTTGGCACCCAGCGAAACGCAGCAGTCCTCGATAAGGGGCACCTTGTGATCTGCGCAGAACCTGTTCAGAGCTTCGATGTGGCACCGCGCCCCATAATTGTGAACCGCAATTACGGCATCGTAACTTCGCCACTTCTCAAACTCGGTGATGCCCAGGCTCAGTGTGTCTAAGTCCAGATCCACATACATCGGCTTGTTCCCCGACAGATACACCGCCATCGGCACCGAATAGCATACCCCGTTGGGAATGGCGACGGTCTTGCCCCTCAGCCCCAGGGCCCACAATGACAATATGAGCGCAGACGTGCCGGAGCCGGTGAGGATGCCGTGCGAGCGTTGGTGCTGGTCCGCTAGTAGGTCAATGGCTGTCTTGGGCATGTGCCCTTTCGTACTCTGCTAAGAGATCCATGCGATAACGAGTCTCCAGGTTTGCCCAAAACAGTGCTGATGTCCCGAATGCCTCCCCTAGCTGGACTGCAGTCTCTGGAGTGATCCGTTTCTTGGCATTGACGATCTCACTCACAGCTTGCTCTGGCCTGCCCATCAGTTTAGCGAGATACTTCTGCGTCCACCCCCTGGCTTTCAACTCATCTCGAATGATCTTGCCAGGAGATGTCGGTTTCCCAGGCGGTCTATACCTCATCTCAACGTATGTTTGCATACCGCCCCCTCCTTCAGCAATCCCAATCTCACCATCCGTTTCGCCGCTCCATGTAGCTTGTCAAACCCTATCCCCGTATCCCGTGCTATGACAGACAACGGCCTCGTTCCATCCGCCCACTGGCACAGCGCCAGCGTTGCGTCTACGGTGTCGTCTCCGTACAGCCCCCGTTCCCCCAGCTTCGGCTCGCACATCGGCTGCAAGTTTAGGTAAACCAAATCTAGGTCCATGACCAAGCACACACGCAAATAAATATCCCGCATCCTCACCATTCGTTCGTAGCTGATAAAGCTCAGATCATCGGCCTTGGTATGATACTGGGAATACTCATAGTACTTGCCTGAATGAATGGAGCAGCAGTTGATCCCGAATCCTGGCTTGCTGTACTGACGTTCGTCAGAGCCGTCGGTGTCATAGGGATAGCGGGTATCTCCCCCCGCCCACGTATCCACGACAGTAGTGACAATGTTGTTGAGCCTGTGTCCTGGCTCAAAGGACATCTTCCACCCAATCTCCCCCGGCCCCGCCACGCACGTCACCACCAGCCCGCAGTCTATGGCCTGCATCTCCGCTTCGTTCTCGTGCAAGTAAGCTATGGCCCCGATGGTCTCCGGCACCCAGATGAACCGCCACGAATAGTTCAACTCCAGCTTTGATAATTCCCGCGCCAGGAATGCCGTCAGCACCATGCCGCTCAGGTTGTCGTTGGCCGTGGATGGGTGGCAAATGTAGGTGGAGACGAGATACTCCTGTGGATACTTGCCCTTCAGTCGGTACTCGCCAACCGTCATTCCCCCCTTGACGAACTGACCGTCGTGCTTGCTCAAGTCCAGGCGCCCGTCGTCTCCCAGAATCTGCTCATGTGGCAGCGGTCTGGCGCCCCACTGCCATTCATCTGGCACGACCCACTTGTCGTAGAGCTGCATGCCCGAGGGGTACTCTATCATGGTCAACGGCACAATCTCGCGCAGGATCCGCAGCGTCTCTCGGTTGGGCTCGCCTGTCAGGTAGCGAGGCAGCGGGAAGAGGCGTTCCATGTAGGAGCGAAGTTCATCAATCATGACTCTCGTTCTACCCTATACTCATCTTCTGCCAGACCGAACGTCCAAGCATGGGCTTCCTCTACCGTTAGCATATCAGCCGGAACGCGAAGGACATGCCATTCCCGGGCCGGATGCGGGTCTCTGGCCAGCAAGAACCTCCGATCCATATCTCTCATGAGAATGTAATCTTCATCATGATCTATGATTCCCCACTGCCTGCGTCTTTCAGGATCTTCCCGAACTTCGCGCGGATCAGATTGTGTCACAGGGGCAGATTGCGCATCTGCATTGCGACTGTGCCATTCGCAACTACCCTCTGGGCCGTTCGGATGTTTCCAAAGGTTACATACCCAATCCCACTTCTCTCCACCTGCCAGCGGATACACCATGTGGCCATAGTGACTGCAGCTATAGCACTTTGTAACCACCTATGACTGCTCCTTGATCTTGTGATAATCATCTGTGCTGATGTCGAAGGTCCATGCATGGGCTTCTTCTACCGTCTCCATATTCGGTGGAACCCGAAGAACATGCCATCCACCACCAGCATTGGGATCCCTGGCGACCAACAGACGCCAGCCTCTAACGCCAAGCAGGATATAGTCTTTCTTGTAGTCCAACACGCCCCACTCTCGTCTGCGATCCGGATCACGGACAACAACTCTGGGATCAGATCTGTCTTGCCGGTGCCATCTCTGGCCAATCTGATTGATGATGCCGTGCAGTCCACGACCCTGCCACTCGCTACACCCAGGCGTATCCTCCGTAGTTGCCCATGAACGTACCCCGTCTGGTGTCTGGGCAGCCCACCAACTTCGGGGCCTTCTGGTGCCTTGTGCGAGCCAATGACATCGCCAGTAACTGTTCCCCTCTGAATCAGTGGAGTTCTGCCAAAAGTGACATTCGTGGCAGAGGCGAACATCATCAGTCCCATCAGTCCTTCGTTGACTCAGAGTCACATGCTGAGCCGCCCAGGATCTGATATGTTCACAAACAAACTCAAGTCTGACACCATTGAAACATGAACTGCCGCGCATGTCCCAGTAACCTGATGAGCCTACCCAGTCAGCCCGATGCAGAATCAATCCGTCAACAGTGGGACCATATTGCTTGCTGAAATCATGGGATCGGAGTCGTTCCGCCAGTTCTGTTCCTGTGAACTTAGCACCAGATTCCAACCCCATGATGTGCTCAGCAACCCAATCGTAGGCTTCAGTCATACGCAGGACGTTCTCTCTCCCCGTAGTACTCCCGCTGTTGTACTACCTTCCAGTCCCCTGGCGGAATGACCAGCGTCGCATGCTCATCATGCTCCAGTGGCGTCGGGATAGCCACGGTGAAGTAGACCTGATCCTTCGTCAGCATCACCTCGCCGCCGACCAGCCTGTGCGTATGGCCCGTCTGTTCACCGAAGGCCAGCACCGTGTCATCAGCCTTCCGCGCATCGTCCGGTATCTTCTCCACTGGCACTATCAGCAAGTCACCCTGTCTGTACATTCCTTCTCCTTTCATACTAGCCACATTCTCGCAAACCACATCTTGCTCACCCCATAGATAAACACCAGCAAGAACAGCATCCACCTCCACGCCTTCTTCTGCCGCTTCTCCAGCATCGTCATGTCCAATACCTTGCCCAGCAGCTTCAGAAACGCGATCATCAGCACGATGTGGAACACGCTGTGCAAAGCCATCCAGAGCAGTCTATCCATGCTTAACCTCCATTACCAAGTTCTCCCACTGCAGCACCTGATCCGCTGCCAGCGAACCCGACGTGATCATCCCCACCACGATGTCTACCGACTTCGGGCTGATGCCGTGGCCAGGACGCTTCCAAGTCAGATCATCGTAGTCGATCCTGTGCCCCGCTGGCAGCACCCCCGCCGTCACCAAACTTCTCCTGGCGTGCTGGATGGCAGGTGCCTGGCTCGTCAAGTCCTCCACCTGGCTCATCCTCAGCACCCTGTCCGTCCACTTGCGGAAGTCTTCGATGTCGTGCCAGTCCATGGCGTGGTAATGGTCGTTACCGCGTAGGTACTTATCGTGGGTGAAGTGCTTCTCCAAGACCACTGCGCCCAGCAACCACGCCGCTTCCAGCGCCTCCATGCCCCCCGGCAAAGTGTGGTCCGAGTACCCCATCCAATACTGTGGCCACCGCTCCTTCATCGCTGGGATGTACTTCAGGTTGGCGTTGATGTCCTTCGTCGGATAGTTCAGAACGCAATGGCTAAGTACCAACGGCAGGGCATGCGTCCAGACGATAGCGTCCTCCACCTCTTCCGACGTAGCCGCACCCGTGGACAGAAGTATCGGCTTGCCCTGCTGTGCCACCGCTTCCACTAGCGGCTTGCAGGTGATGTCAGCCGACGCAATCTTGATGGCCAGACACAGCTCACCCGCCAGCTCGATGAAGTGCAAATCGAAGGGCGTCAACAGGAAGTCCACGCCGCACTTGTCGCACTCTTCCTTCAGCCTGCGGTAGTCGTCATCCCCCAACAAGTCGTACTTGGCGAACAGCTCCCGCTGGCTCAGCGTCGGTTCTTCACGCAAGTCCCAGTATGCGGGACTGTCTGTAACAGCCAGCGTCTCAGCGCGGTACGCCTGGAACTTTACCGCGTCCGCTCCCCCGTGCGCTGCTAGCCGCACCAGCTCCAGCGCCAGATCCAGGCTCCCCTCATGATTCACGCCGCACTCAGCGATGAGATAGGGGCGACGCAGAAGGGGATATGATGGGGACTTGTCGAATACTTCAGTGATCGTCATAGGAAGCACCTCACAATCTCAGCCGCCGTCATGTCTATGTCCACCCCGCTGGCCAGCAGTCTTTGATAATCTTCGTAGGTGTCGAGATCGAGCTTGAGCTCAGGATGGTGTAGGCATGGGTCTGGTGGGTTGAATGTACTCATGCGGTACATGCCTAGGTTGT